GAGGTCTCAGGACCTCCTTTTTTTGTATAATAGTCTCATACGAAAGAAAACCAATGCCAGTTCGCCACGAAATCAAATCTCAACTTGCCAAACTGCTTGCCACTGAGGACCTCGTGGTGGAGCATAAAAAGGTCTCTACTGCCTGCTTCAACGTTCATACTCGCGTTCTGACTCTGCCTCTCTGGGAGAAGGCAAGTGGCACCGTATATGACCTTCTGGTGGGGCACGAGGTGGGTCACGCACTCTTTACTCCTGATGAGGACTGGACCGAAACCGCAAAGGTTCCCCCGCAGTTTGTGAATGTGGTAGAGGATGCTCGCATTGAGAAACTGATGAAGCGCAAGTATATGGGACTTGCTAAGACTTTCTTTAATGGATATAAAGAATTGAATGATGATGATTTCTTCCAGATTTCTGATGAAGATGTTACTTCATTCAATCTTGCTGACCGTGTAAATCTTTATTTTAAAATTGGCAACTTTTTGACTCTGGATTTTAAACCAGAAGAGAAAGAGATTGTTGATCTGATTGGTGCTACGGAATCTTTTGCAGATGTTCTGATTGCTGCAGAAGAACTCTATAAGTATTGTAAAAAAGAACAGGAACAGCAGCAGAAAGTTGCTGATTTTGATTCTCATCAGCAGGAAGGTGATTCGCAATCTCCTGCAAATGAGATTGTAGAAACCAATGAGTCTGACACTGAACAGGAAGGTTCTACAGATCAAGACCAACCTGATATGGATCAATCTTACGGTGGAACTGCACAGGGGCAGGAAGTTGATACTTCATCTACCAATAATAAAGAAGAACCTGAAATTCGCACTGCAGATTCCCTTCAAGATAAGATTAAAGATCTTGTTAATACGACTGGAGAAGAAAATAGTTATATTGAAATTCCCGAAGTAAATCTGAATACTGTTATTGGTAAAAATTCTGAAGTTCATAAAGAAATTGACTCTTGTTTTGAGAAGCAGCAAAAAGGTCGTATTGAGTCTGGATTAGATCCTCTTATCTTTAAATTTTCTGATGCAGAATTTAAGAAGTTTAAGATTTCTGCCCAGAAGGAAGTTAATTATCTTGTGAAAGAGTTTGAATGTCGTAAGGCAGCAGACTCTTATGCCCGTGCTTCTACTGCTCGGACTGGTGTTCTAGATTGCTCTCGTTTGCATAATTACAAGTTCAGTGAAGATCTGTTTAAAAAAGTCACTGTTATTCCTGATGGTAAGAACCACGGTCTAGTGTTTGTTCTGGATTGGTCTGGATCAATGTCTGATGTGATGCTTGATACTTGTAAGCAACTCTTCAACTTGATTTGGTTCTGTAAAAAGGTTTCCATTCCTTTTGAAGTTTATGCCTTCACTAATGAATGGCGTCGTGGTGAGTATGATTACGAAACTGGTAAGTATCTTGCCGCAGATCGTAATCCCCATTATCAGAAAAAGGAAGGATTGTTGTGTGTAGACGAAACTTTTTCTATGATGAATATTCTCACCAGTAAAGTTTCTGGGAAAGTGCTTGAACATCAAATGCTAAACATTTGGCGACTTGCTATTTGCTTTGGTAATTCTTATGGTTCTCTTTATACATATCCTGCTCGTATGAGTCTTTCTGGAACTCCTTTGAATGAGTCTTTGATTGCTTTGCATCAAATTCTTCCTAAGTTCCAAAAGGAGAATAAACTCCAAAAGGTTCATACCATTGTTCTTACGGATGGGGAGGCAAATTTTATCCCCTATCATAGGGAAGTTAAGCGTGGGTGGGAGCAAACCCCTTATATTGGACATGCTACGGTTAATCCTGCCAAAAGTTTTCTCCGTGATAGGAAGTTGGGGACTACTTATTCTTTCGGGTATTCTTATCACGAATTTACAGATACTCTTCTTAAAAACCTGAAAGACAAGTTTCCTTCGGTAAGTTTTATCGGCATTCGTGTTCTTCCAAGTCGTGATGCAAATCGGTTCATTAGTCTTTATCACAAGTTTTCTGATAAGCAATATTCCGTTATTCAGAATGATTGGAAGAAACTGAAGAGCTTCACCATCACAAACTCTGGATATGATGTCTACTTTGGTATGTCTGCAAATGCTCTTTCTCAGGATGCTGAGTTTGAAGTTTCTGAGGATGCTACAAAGGCACAAATTAAATCTGCGTTTGCAAAGTCTCTTAAAACCAAGAAATTGAATAAAAAAGTTCTTGGTGAGTTTATTTCTTTAGTGGCATAAATATTGAAAAAAATATTATGGATAAATTTCCGTTTGAACACGTAGTCAAATATGATACCAAAGAAATTTGGATCAAATGTGATAGTGCAACTACTGCTCTGGGTATTCCCGCACTTGTTGAAAAGTATTATCCTGGATACACAGGACATATCGGAAGTGTGGAATATTTGGATAAACTAAGAAACAAAAAAGTCCAATTCTGAAACTGTCACACGGGGCACTTCGATGCCCCTTTTTTCTTGCTATAATAACTTCAGTTAAACAAAACAATCTAACTACACCATGCCTCGCAACGCTTCCGTGACCGACGAACAACTGATTGACTCTCTCAAAAATCTTTATGGTCCTGAAATTACTTCTGGAGATCTGAAGGGTTTTTGTGCCTCCCGTGCTATTAATTATCAAACTGCCTCTCGCCGCCTTGAGAAATACAAGACTTCTCGCGGTCGTTGGAATTTGGAAGTGACCCAAGAACGTGTGGAAGAGATTGAGCGTTCTTTCCACAGCGTTGCTGTTCTTCCCGAAACTCAACAAAATCTTATTCCTGATAAAGATGATACTTTCGTCAAGTTTGGTAACTTTAATGATATTAAAAAAATTATTCAGTCCAATTTCTTTTATCCTACGTTTATTACGGGTCTTTCGGGTAATGGTAAAACGCTCTCTGTGGAGCAAGCGTGTGCTCAACTTAAGCGTGAATTGATCCGTGTCAACATCACGATTGAAACTGATGAGGATGATCTGATCGGTGGTTTCCGCCTTGTGAATGGTGAAACTGCCTGGCATAACGGTCCTGTGATTGAGGCACTGGAGCGCGGTGCTGTTCTTCTTCTGGATGAGATTGACCTTGCTTCTAACAAAATCCTCTGCCTGCAATCCGTTCTGGAAGGTAAAGGTGTCTTCTTGAAAAAGATCGGCAGGTTCGTTAAACCTGCTGCTGGATTCAACGTGATCGCCACCGCAAACACCAAGGGTAAGGGTTCTGATGACGGTAGGTTCATCGGCACCAACGTGCTCAATGAGGCATTCCTGGAGCGTTTCCCTGTGACCTTTGAGCAATCCTATCCCGCTCCCTCTGTAGAGCAGAAGATCCTTGAGGGCATCGCTCTGGACCTTGGTGTGGAGGATCGTGATTTCTGTAAGCGTTTGGTTGACTGGGCAGACATTATCCGCAAGACCTTCTACGATGGTGGTATTGAGGAAATCATCAGCACCCGCCGCCTGGTTCACGTTGTTCGTGCTTTCAGTATCTTTGGTGATAAGGCAAAGGCAATCCAAGTTTGTGTAAATCGCTTTGACGATGAAACCAAACAAGCATTCCTTGAACTTTATGATAAGGTTGATGCTGATTTCCAGATGCCAGTTCAAACTGAACTGACTGTAGAATACATTGACGAGAAGCAAACAAACTGATATAATTGGGGAAGGTAAAAAAGTGCCTTCCCTTTCTTTATGATTGAATCAACTTTTACTATTAATATGACTGAACATAAAAATCATCTTTGGAAATATAACGAAGATAAAATCCTTAAGGATGTTGAAGACTATGTAACAACTACCTATCACGGTCATTACTGCGGTGATAGTGATGGTTATGCTGATATCCAGACTATTGACCTTATGGCAGCAAAAAAACTGGCAGCAGGTTTCTGTCAGGCAAACATCCTCAAATATGGTTCTCGTTATGGTGACAAGGATGGGCGCAATAAGCGTGATTTGATGAAAGTTATTCACTACGCTATGCTTCTACTTCACTTTGATGGGCACTACACCCGCAAAGATAACGGTCTCTCTGAATTTCGCTGATTATTATGAAACTCTCTGATAAAACTCTTACAATCCTTAAGAACTTTTCTTCTATCAACCAATCCATCCTGTTTAAGGAAGGTAGTTCTCTTCGCACTATCAGTGTGATGAAGAACATTCTTGCAGAAGCTAAAATCGAAGAAGAACTTCCTAAGGATTTTGGTATCTATGATCTTAATCAATTTCTGAACGGTCTTAACCTGCATCAGAATGCTGAACTTGATTTTGAAAATGACAACTATGTGGTTATTCGTGAAGGTAAATCCCGCTCCAAGTATTTCTTCGCTGATCCAAATGTAATTGTCACTCCCCCCGATAAATCAATTTCACTACCAAGCGAAGATGTTTGTTTCCTTCTTGATACCAAAGAACTTGATAAACTCCTTAAGGCTGCTGCTGTGTATCAACTTCCTGACCTGTCTGTGGTTGGTGAAGCAGGTGTGGTGAAACTCGTTGTTCGTGATAAGAAAAACGATACTTCTAATGACTTCTCTGTTGTCGTTGGCGAGACTCATGGTGAATTCGCTTTCAACTTTAAGGTTGAAAATGTTAAGATTATTCCTGGTAATTATGAAGTAGTTGTTTCTTCCAAGCTTCTGTCTAGGTTTAAGAATACTGGATTTGATGTTACGTATTGGATCGCTCTTGAACCAGATAGCACCTTTGGGTGATATGATGATTTAAGAACACACCTTTATTATGAACATCTTTGTGACAAGTGAATATCCTGCAGAAAGTGCTCTCTGTCTTCCTGACAAGCACGTTGTAAAGATGCCCTTGGAGTGCTGCCAGATGCTTTCTATCGTGGCATCTAAGTGGTATCACAACTACGGACCCCTTCTCAAGGCAGATAGCACTCCTTATAGCACTGAGAAGGGTGCTTTTCGAAATCATCCCTGCACCAAGTGGGCAGCAGAGAGTATTCATAATGCTTACTGGTTGATTAAACACGGTCTTAATCTGTGCGATGAATACACTTTGCGTTATGGTAAAGTTCATTCCTGTTACAAGACACTCGTAGATGCCTTTTATTTGTTCCCCCGTGGTAAAATTAATAAGGTAGAAAACTTCGTTCGTGCTATGCCAGATGAGTATAAACTTGACACAAGCATTGACACTTTTACTGCTTACAAGATGTATATCGCATCCAAACCTTGGGTTGCATCTAATTATCTTCGTATGCCAGAACGCAAACCTGATTGGATCTAAATTATGACAAGTGAATTTCTTTATGTGGAAAAGTATCGTCCTCAAGTAATTGAGGATTGTATTCTTCCTGATGATACTAAAAAAACGTTTAAGGAGTTTGTAGAGAAAGGTGAAATTCCAAATCTCCTTCTTGCTGGACCTCCTGGTATTGGTAAAACTACAATCGCAAAAGCATTATGTAATGAATTAGGGGCAGATTATTATGTCATTAACGGATCCGACGAAGGACGTTTCCTGGATACTGTACGGAACCAAGCGAAGAACTTTGCTTCGACCGTCTCACTTACGGGATCTTCTAAACACAAAGTCATCATCATCGATGAGGCAGATAACACAGGCAACGACGTTCAACTCTTACTACGGGCAAATATTGAGGCATTTTATAGCAACTGCCGATTTATCTTCACCTGCAACTACAAGAACAAGATCATTGAACCCCTCCACTCCCGATGTGCCGTCATCGACTTTACAATCAAGGGAAAACAGAAGCAACAACTTGCAGGAAGTTTCTTCAAAAGAGTTCTCCAAATCCTGGATGCGGAAAAGATTGAGTATGATGAAAAAGTCGTTGCGGAACTTGTTACAAAGCACTTCCCAGACTTCCGAAGGGTCCTTAACGAATGCCAAAGGTATTCTACGGGGGGTAAAATTGACTCGGGAATTCTTGCATCGTTCTCAGACATCTCAGTAAATGAACTCGTCAAAAACCTCAAAGATAGGAACTTCCCAGAAGTCCGTAAGTGGGTGGTATCCAACCTGGACAACGATGCTCCTGTTCTACTTCGCAGGATTTATGACGCCTGTTATGATTGCCTTTCACCCCAATCTATCCCCGCTGCCGTTCTTGTTATTGCTAAGTATCAATACCAATGTGCGTTCGTGGCTGACCAAGAAATTAACCTCTTAGCTGCATTAACTGAAATTATGGTGGAGTGTGAATTCAAATGAAAGTGCCAAGTAAATCCGAGTTAATGCATCTTAAAATTCAAGCAGCAATGCGTGAGAATGCATTTGCTGATACGGATGTAAAATATCTTGGTGAGCGTCAGGGGCATCATTGGTATTTGATTGCTGGTGAGCATGAAGTGAGGGATGATCAATTTACAGATTTTGATATAGTTGATGATTATGAAAAACTTTAGACATCAAATTAAATCTCAATGGTATTATATTTTTTGGGGTGCTATGGCAGTTGCTGTAGTTGGTGGACAGATTTATGTTGGTCTCGGTTATCGTGAAATGGCAGAGGTAACTAAATCTTCTTCTATTACTGTAACTTGCGTTCCCCCATATGAACCACCATCTTCTTATGCTGCTGGTAAGAATAGGACTGGTGAGTTTGAATAACTGCTTCTAAATATAACGTTGATATAATTTAAAAATGAGTGTAAAATTAATTCGAATGTCTTCTGGTGAAGATGTGATTGCAACTGTGTTGAATGAAACGGAAGAAACCATTACTATTGAAGATAGTATTGTGGCAGTTCCTACATCATCTGGATCTATTGGATTTGCTCCTTGGTCCCCTTTGCAAAGTAAAAATGATAAATCTTTAACTGTCAATATGAGATTTGTTGTTTATATTGCTGAACCTGATGAGGGAATTGTAGATCAGTATTCCAAAATGTTCAGTAAATTAATTACCCCAAATAGTAAATTGATAACCTAATGGCAAATACACTTAAATCACTTAAGACTCCTCTTAGATATCCTGGAGGCAAGTCTCGTGCTTGTGTAAAAATGGATCCTTATTTTCCAGATCTCCGTAACTATGAGGAGTTTAGGGAACCATTTCTGGGGGGAGGTTCTGTAGCAATTCATATCACTAAAAAGTATCCAAATCTTAAGATCTGGGTGAATGATCTTTATGAACCTTTGGTTAATTTTTGGCAGCAACTCCAAATGTTTGGGGATGATGTTTCTTCCAGATTGTCTGAATTAAAATCATCTCACCCAGATCCAACTCTTGCCAAAAAACTTTTTGATTCTTGTAAAAAAATTATTAACGATTCCGACTATAGCAATTTTGATAGGGCAGTAGCATTTTATGTTGTTAATAAATGCTCTTTCAGTGGATTGACAGAATCGAGTTCTTTTTCTAAGCAAGCGTCAAGCAGTAATTTTTCTCTCAATGGTATTGAAAAATTAAAAGAGTATTCTAAACTGATTGGACATTGGAGAATTACCAACTATTCATATGATGCTATAATGGATAGTAATAAAAATGTTTTTATGTATCTCGATCCTCCTTATGACATTAAGGATAATCTCTATGGGAACAAAGGATCAATGCATAAAGGATTTGATCACGATCTTTTCGCTGCTCGTTGCAGTGTTAATAGTATGGATATGCTAGTTAGTTATAATTCTGATCAGTTAGTGAAAGATAGATTTACTGATCCTGAATGGAAAGCAGCAGAATTTGATTTGACTTATACAATGCGTTCTGTTGGGGAGTATATGAGAGAGCAGAAAAAACGCAAAGAACTTTTATTATTTAATTATGAAATACGAACTGAAGGATTGGATTGATTCGTTGTCATTTAATAAAAATGATCTAACAGAAGAAGATCCAACGATTATAAAAGACTATCCGCCTTATATTATTAATCGCTGCCTTTCTGGTCACATTGATTGTATTATGTTTGCCAATGAAATGAATATGAAACATTATCTTCCCAAAGATATGCAGTATTCATTTTATCTAAATAGTCTGAGGAAAAAGAAGAGATTTTCTCCCTGGATCCGAAAAGATAAAGTCAAAGATTTAGAATGCGTTAAACAATACTATGGATATAGTAATGATAAAGCATCCCAAGCTTTGAAAATACTAAATAAAGAACAACTTGAATTTATCAAAAAAAGACTTGAAAGGGGCGGAAAAAAATGACAAACTCTATTGAACCACAGGTTAATTGGACACCAAATATGATGGTGGAGGTTATCCTAAATGAACCTGATGACTTTCTGAAAGTTCGTGAGACTTTGACCCGTATCGGAGTTGCATCGCGTAAGGAAAAGAAAATCTATCAATCTTGCCATATTCTTCACAAGCAAGGTAGATACTATCTTGTTCATTTTAAGGAACTGTTTGCTCTCGATGGCAAACATGCAAATCTTACGGTTAATGATGTTCAAAGAAGGAACAGAATTACCCGTCTTTTATCAGATTGGGGATTGATTACTGTTGTTAATCAAGACTCTATTACTGATATTGCACCACTTAATCAAATCAAGGTTCTTTCTTATAAGGATAAGGGGGACTGGATTTTGGAACAGAAGTATAATATTGGTAAAAAAGGAAAGGGTCAGGAAACCGAATGATTTTGTAGGGAGTTCAACACTCCCTTTTTTTATGTTTCTTGTATAATTAGTAGTGGACGCCGTAAGGGTCCTCAAAACACAAACTCGCTTAAAAAGGAGCTACCATAATGACTAACCTTATGAAATATCAGGCTGCGGATCTTCCTGCTTTGTTGGAGAGAATTAACCGCAATACCATTGGAATGGATGAATACTTTGACCGTGTATTTAAACTTCACGAAACAACTTCTAATTATCCTCCATATAATCTTGTTCAGGTGAGTAACGTAGAGTCGAAATTAGAAATTGCACTTGCTGGGTTTAAGAAAAAAGAAGTCTATGTCTACACTCAAGATGGAAAACTATTCGTCGAAGGACAAAAAGAAGACAAAGAAACAGACACCAACTATGTCCACAAAGGATTGGCTCAACGATCTTTCACCAGATCTTGGACACTCTCAGATGAAACGGAAGTTAGATCAGTTGAATTTGAGGATGGGTTGTTGACCGTTACTCTTGGTAAGATTGTTCCCGAACACCACAAGCGTAAAGATTATCTATAAATATATTTGAATATCGTCGGCGCTAGCCAAAGAGGGGATACTGGCAAAATCCAGTTGACTCCCCTCTATTTTTTTGCTAAAATAACTAAGGATGGGAAAAAAATTATGACTGTAAAATTGGCACTTTTAAAATCTGGTGAAGATATTATTGCAGATATTAAAGAGATGGTGGTTGGTGATGAAGAAAATCCAAAGGTTGTTGGATATTTTTTCAATAAGCCTTGCACTGTTAGGATGAGAAATCCACAAGAAATTTTGGAATCTGATGAAAAGTCATTTCAGGTGGCATTGTTTCCCTGGATTCCTATTTCTAAAGATTCTACGATTCCAGTTCCTTCAGATTGGGTGGTTACTATCGTAGAACCAATTGATAAACTTACCGAAATGTATAAAGATCAAGTATTGAATTATGGAAAAGAAGATGATAAAGATATTAGTACTGACGAACAAGCAAATTCTGATCAGTAAGATTGAGGAAGTTGGTGCAGATGTTGGGGAACCTGATTGTAAGTTAATTAAACCCTTTCTTATAAAAGAACCTCAACTTGAAGGACTTTCTAGAACATTAGAACCATTTCTAATGGGAGTTACAAAACAAGATACATTTATGATGAGTTCTGACAAGATCCTTACTCTTGCAGATCCAACTCCAACTCTACTTGAAAAATACGAGGATTTGATTAAAGAATGAGATTTTATACTAATGTTCAATTGATTGGAAATCAGTTTTTGGTTCGTGGAGTAGAAAATGGTAAAAGATTTGAAACAAGAGACGAGTTCTTTCCAACTCTTTATGTAAAAACTAAAAAGCCATCCAAATATAGAACATTAAGTGGTGAAGCAGTTGAAGAGGTAAAACCTGGAACAGTTAGGGACTGTCGTGAGTTTTACAGTAAATATGAAAATGTTGATGGGTTTGAGATCTATGGAAACGATCGCTATGTCTATCAATACATTTCAGAAAAGTATCCTGAGGATGAAATTAAGTTTGATATTAGCAAAATCAAACTTGTAACTCTGGATATTGAGGTTGCTTCAGAGCACGGGTTCCCTGATGTGGAATCTTGCTCTGAGGAAATTCTTGCGATTACAATTCAGGATTATACTACCAAGAAGATTATTACTTGGGGAATTAAACCATTCAATAATACTCGTAGTGATGTAACATATCATCACTGCCCTTCCGAATATCAACTTCTCAATCATTTCATCAATTATTGGATGAATGATGTTCCAGATGTGATTACTGGGTGGAACGTTCAGATGTATGATATTCCTTATATCTGCAAGAGACTTAATCGGGTTCTTGGTGAAAAACTGATGAAACGTTTTTCTAACTGGGGTCTTGTAACTGAGGGTGAAGTTTATATCAATGGACGTAAGCACACTACGTTTGACGTTGGTGGTTTAACTCAACTCGATTACCTTGATCTTTATAAGAAATTTACTTATAAAATTCAAGAGTCTTATCGCCTTGATTACATTGCCGAAGTGGAACTGGGGCAGAAGAAACTTGATCACTCTGAGTTTGAAACCTTTAAAGACTTTTACACTAACGGTTGGCAGAAGTACATTGAATACAACATCGTTGACGTGGAACTTGTTGACCGTTTGGAAGACAAGATGAAGTTGATCGAACTTGCATTGACAATGGCATATGACGCTAAAGTGAATTATGCTGATGTTTTCTATCAGGTTCGTATGTGGGATAATATCATCTACACTTACCTTAAAAAGAGGGATATCGTTATTCCTCCAAAGAATAGGACTAAGAAAGATGAAAAATATGCCGGTGCTTACGTTAAGGAACCTATTCCTGGAATGTATGATTGGGTGGTGAGTTTTGACCTTAACTCACTATACCCTCACCTCATTATGCAATATAACATCTCTCCAGAAACTCTTTTAGAAGAAAGGCATCCTACAGTAAATGTGGATAAAATTCTAAATCAGGATCTGAACTTTGAGATGTATAAGGACTATGCAGTATGTGCCAATGGTGCAATGTATCGTAAAGACGTTCGTGGTTTTCTTCCAGAACTGATGGAGAAGATTTACAACGAACGTGTAATCTTCAAGAAGAAAATGCTTGCAGCAGAGCAAGAGTATGAAAAGACTAAGAATAAAGAATTAGTCAAAGAGATTGCTCGCTGCAATAACATTCAAATGGCAAGGAAGATCCAACTTAACTCTGCTTATGGTGCTATTGGTAATCAGTATTTCCGCTATTACAAACTAGCAAACGCTGAGGCAATCACCTTATCTGGTCAGGTTTCCATTCAGTGGATTATGGATAAGATGAATTCTTATTTAAATAAAGTTCTTAAGACTGATGGGGAAGATTATGTTATTGCTTCTGATACTGACTCTTTGTATATCAATATGGGTCCTCTGGTTGAGAGTGTATTCAAGGGAAGAGAGAAAACTACTCAAAGCATTGTTTCGTTCCTTGATAAGGTCTGTCAGGTGGAACTTGAAAAGTATATTGAAAGTTGCTACCAAGAATTGGCGTCCTATGTAAATGCTTATGATCAGAAAATGATTATGAAGCGTGAATGTATTGCTGAGCGTGGTATTTGGACTGCAAAGAAGCGATATATTCTAAGTGTTTGGGATAGTGAAGGTGTTCTTTATGAAGAACCCAAATTAAAGATCAAGGGTATTGAGGCAATTAAATCTTCTACTCCTGCACCTTGTCGTAGTATGTTGAAAAAATCATTTAACATTATGATGAGTGGAAGTGAAGATGACATAATTGATTATATTGAGGAATGTCGAACAAACTTTAAGAATATGAAACCTGAGCAAATAGCATTTCCTAGAACTGCATCTGATGTTCAGAAGTATTCATCATCTTCTAACATTTATGCATCGAAAACTCCAATTCACGTTAGGGGAGCTTTGCTATTCAATTATTATGTTAAGCAAAGGAAACTTACTAATAAGTATTCTTTTATTCAGAATGGTGAAAAGGTTAAATATATTTTCCTTAAAAAACCAAATATCATTCACGAAAATGTAATTTCTTTCATTCAAGATTTTCCCAAGGAACTTGATCTTGACAAATACATAGATTATGAACTACAATTTGAGAAAGCATTTTTAGAACCCCTCAAGAGTATTCTTGATGTAGTTGGATGGAGTGTTGAAAAATCTTCAAGTTTAGAATCTTTTTTTGTATGATGAATTTGCCAATTACTGATAAAGAATTAGAATTGATAATTGAAATGGTTAAAAGTAGGGATCAGAAACTTTATAATAAGTTATGGACTTATAAATTTAATTTTAAAAATATTAAAACTGAGAAATAGGTATGGATTTTCTTAAAGATATTGTAAAAGAAATAGGTGATGACTATACAAAACTAGCATCAGATATTGAAGAAACAGAAACTTATGTTGACACGGGTTCTTACGTTTTTAATGCACTGGTTTCAGGTAGCATATTTGGTGGTGTATCTGGGAATAAGATTACTGCTATTGCTGGAGAGTCTTCTACTGGAAAAACTTTCTTTAGCCTCGCCGTTGTTAAGAATTTTCTTGATAATCATTCCGATGGTTATTGCCTCTACTTTGATACTGAGGCTGCCATTACCAAATCTCTCCTGGAAAGTCGCGGCATCGACACATCAAGGTTTGTCGTGGTTAATGTTGTCACCGTAGAAGAGTTTCGAACTAAAGCACTCAAAGCAGTTGATCTTTATATGAAGAAACCCGAAGGGGAACGCAGTCCTTGTATGTTTGTGCTAGACTCTTTAGGTATGCTTTCTACCAGTAAAGAAATCACTGATGCCTTAAATGAAAAAGAAGTTCGTGATATGACTAAATCACAACTTATCAAAGGCGCTTTCCGTATGCTCACACTCAAATTAGGACAGGCAAATGTACCGCTCATTGTCACAAATCATACATACGATGTCATCGGAGCTTATGTACCAACGAAAGAAATGGGTGGAGGTTCTGGACTCAAATACGCAGCATCTACGATCATCTATCTCAGCAAAAAGAAAGAAAAAGATGGAACAGAAGTGGTCGGCAATATTATCAAAGCTAAGACTGCTAAGTCGCGTTTGAGTAAAGAGAATAAACAGGTTGAAGTTCGCTTATATTATGATGAGAGGGGACTTGATCGATATTACGGACTGCTTGAACTTGGTGAACTTGGTGGACTTTGGAAAAACGTTGCTGGAAGATATGAGATAGATGGGAAGAAAATTTATGCCAAGCAGATTTTAAAAGAACCTGAGGTATATTTTACAGAAGAAGTAATGCAACAGTTGGACGAAATCGCACAAAGGGAATTTAGTTATGGAAAAAATTGAGTTTCTAATTCTTAGAAACCTTTTATATAATGAACAATATTTACGCAAAGTTATACCGTTTTTAAAATCAGAATATTTTGAAGATCAAAATCAAAAAATAGTTTTTGAGGAAATACTATCATTCGTCAACAAATACAATCAGTTGGCAACGAAAGAAGTTCTTTGTATTGAAGTTGAAAAAAGAACAGATATCAATGACACTACCTTTAAAGAAATTATCCATTTGATTGGGTGTTTGGATGATATTCCTGCTGAGTTTAATTGGGTAGTTTCTACTACTGAAAAGTGGTGTCGTGATCGTGCCATTTATTTGGCACTTATGGAGTCAATTCATATTGCGGACGGTAAGAGTGAAAAGAAAACTCCAGATAGTATTCCTTCTATTCTTTCTGACGCTCTTGCTGTAAGTTTTGATAATCACGTTGGGCACGATTATTTACAAGATTATGAACAAAGATACGAAGCATATCATAGAAAGGAGGATAAAATTGAATTTGATCTTGAATATTTTAATAAAATCACAAAAGGTGGGATCCCTAACAAAACTCTTAATATCGCTCTTGCTGGTACGGGCGTCGGGAAGTCTCTATTCATGTGCCATGTGGCTAGCTCCGTCTTGCTCCAGGGGAGGAACGTTCTCTACATTACAATGGAAATGGCAGAAGAACGAATTGCTGAGAGAATTGACGCAAACCTCCTGAACGTTCCTATTCAATCTATCATTGATTTGCCTAAGCAAATGTTTGAAAGCAAGGTTACAAACCTTGCCAAGAAAACACAAGGAACTCTGATTATCAAAGAGTATCCAACTGCTTCTGCACATAGTGGGCATTTCAAATCTCTTTTGAATGAACTCTCTCTTAAGAAATCATTCAAACCAGATATTATCTTCATTGATTACCTTAATATCTGTGCCTCTTCGCGTTATAAGGGAAACAGCAACATTAACTCATATTCTTATATTAAAGCAATCGCAGAAGAACTTCGTGGTCTTGCTGTAGAGTTCAATGTTCCTATTGTTTCTGCTACTCAAACCACTCGTTCAGGTTATGGCAATAGTGATGTTGAGTTGACTGATACTTCTGAGTCATTTGGTCTTCCTGCTACTGCTGACCTTATGTTTGCTTTGATTAGCACTGAAGAGTTAGAAGAGTTGGGGCAAATTCTTGTGAAGCAACTTAAGAACCGATACAATGACCCAACAATTTACAAGAGATTTGTTGTTGGTATTGATCGTGCCAAAATGAGATTGTATGATGTGGAACAATCGGCACAACAAGACATACTTGACTCTGGTAAAGAAGAAGAGTATGATTATGAAGAAAAGAAACCTAAAAAATCATTTGAAGGATTCAAATTTTGATTAGCTTAAAAACTGACTTTTTACTTAATAAATTACCTATGACTGAAACTAAAGTGATTGACACTGAAAAGTATATTAACTTTGTTCGCCAAACTACAAGTCCTGCAAGTTCTGATTTTAACCAATTAGTTGCTCGTATGACTGAACTTGAACTTGAAAATGACGTAGATACTCCCCGTCTTTTGACTGCTGCGTTTGGTATCAGTGCAGAGGCAGGTGAATTTACTGAGGTTGTTAAGAAGGTTTTTCTACAAGGCAAACCATATAGTCAAGAGACTGAGTTTCATTTAAAGCGAGAACTTGGAGACATTTTTTGGTATCTTGCTCAAGCGTGTATGGCACTTGATACTACTTTTGATGAAGTTCTGCAGATGAACTATGAGAAACTGAGTGCTCGTTATCCTGATGGTGCATTTGATGTTTATCGTTCCGAAAACCGTGTAGAAGGTGATTTGTGATCTAAGTCGTCTTAAACCTCCTCTGGGAGGTTTTTTTTATAAATAACTAAAAAGTATTTGTAAAGATGGCAAACATTTATAGAAATCTTGCAGAAGCATATCAGCAGGTTTATACTCCTCAAGAAGTTGATGAAGCAACTGCGATGGCAAAGCGTGGTCATGATGAGACTGAACTTCGTAAAAGAGCAGGTGGTGGTGAGGCAGCAGATAGAGCAACTTCACTAGAGAATAGACCAACCTATGGTGATGCTAAGAAGGCAAAACAGAGAACTGATTATGCCAGAAAGCAAAGAGGTGATTTCCGTAAGACCGCATCTTCAAATCCTGGTCTTCACGTTGGACAGCACAAGTCTGATGATCCTAAGGTAAAAGCGAAGCAGGCAGCAAGAGGTGCTCAGAGAGGTGCTCTGACTCCCAATGAGAGAAAGCAACTCAATATGGGCGATGAGTCTTTTGATATTTTTGATATTGTTCTTGAGTTCCTTCAAGTAGAAGGATACGCAGAAACTCTGGAAGAAGCAGAGTGGATGATGGCAAATATTATTGATGAGGAAGCAATTGAGATTGTCCTCGGTGAAGCACAAGAGGCTCGCAACAATCCTGAGAAGTATGAAGCAGACCAAAAGAAAAAGTCTGCTCCTGTTCGTGGAGAAAGAACTCCTATGCCCCCAAGAGGTGATAAGCGTAGAGAGGACTTTGAGAAGTGGTATGCTAAGAACGTTCGCTGATAAATAACGCGGAAGGTTGCTCCAACCCACCCAACTTTGTTGGGTGGGTTTTTGCTTTCTAAATAGTAAAAAAGTATTTTGAGTTTTTATGGCTATTGCTGATGAAGTTCAAAAAGAATTAAAAAATATTTTTCAAGGGAAATTAGATCTTAAAAAGTTTTATGAAAAATATTCTTCTAGTGGTGGCGAAGACCGACAGGTAGATCCTTTTGACTATACAAATTCTACGATGGTTGTGAAACAGTCTAATAGTAGAATTAAATTTATTCCAAGAATTAAATCGAAGCAAGAAAGAAATCATCTCGCTAATGCAACAAAGGAATGGGTTGAAGAGAATAAAAATTTGTTGAGAGATGCTATTACTCCATATCTTCCTGGAGGTATGATGTATGAAATTAAAATTGATATAGGCGTAAAAACTGGTAGTGGATCCCAAACTGTAGAGTTTGCATTAGTTCCACAGGGAAAAAAGAATGCAACATTTTCTTTTTGGTGGCAAGGAAAAGGATTATCAAATGGAGCTGCAGGTAAAAGAACAGATCCGCATGAATTGATGACTGCGTGTTTAATTTTAAATCAAGAAAGAATAAGTCTTGCAAAAGTTAATGGTATGAAAGATGAAGCAAGGCAAGCATATTTAAAAGAAGTTGTTGATAAATTAGCATCAACTGCATCTAAAGTTGAGGGTTCTGCTGGTCTTGATGGGTTTTATTGTGATAAAGAAAAAAATGAACCTGATTTAGTCAATCTCGCTAAAGCAATATCAATTTCCAATTATGTAATAAATCAAATTGGAAGAAATGCAAAGGTGCAAACTGTATGGCAAACGGGAACTAAATGGGCTCAAGAAATTAAAAGATTTAATGTTGGCCCAGAGACAATGAAAAATTATAATTCTTCTGATATTATTGTTAAGTTTGATTTAAAAGGTACAACTCATTATTGGGGATTGTCTCTTAAAAAGCGCGGCATTAATGAAGTTGAGCCAACACTTTTAAATAAGCCATTGTTAGGTAAAACTGGATTTATTTCTAAAAGCATACCACCTGCAGAAGAAAATAAAATTCAAGTAGCAAAGAAAAAATTTTTTACCAAGGCAATTCAAATAAAGTTAAGAGGTGATGTTTATAAAAATAATATTAAAATTGATGATAATACTCCTATAAAAACTATATTGAAAGTTGCCACAGAACTTTTTAGTGATAAAGAAAAGGGTGATATGTTGCGTGGATATGGTGAATATTCTAAAAATCCAAATATTTATTTTAAAGAAATAGATAGAGTTTTTTTAGAAAAATTCGATAATAATGAAAAATTCTTCAAAGAATTTTTAGATACTATTTTTAAGATTGATTTAACTTCATATTTAAAGGGAACCAATTTTCATTTCAGTTTAATTACTGGTGAGGGGGATTATAAATCTGGTAAATTGTTGCAAGTAAAAGCACCTTTGGAAAAAGAAGGTAGACTTACTACAGAAATTTTTACAGAAATGTTTGGAAGCAAACCAAAAAGTTCTAAGAAATATGTTTTAGAAAAACCATCGGATAAAAAACAAGCATTTGAGCCTGGATCTACTGCTGCTAAATTATTTTATATTATGAAAATAGAAGATGTTCATATCGTAGATCTTGAGGTTAGATATAAAGGTGCAATGACATCCGAACCTCAATTTCAAATTTTTATGAGTACTAGACCAAATAATTTTTCACAACTTTATAAAAAATTGTCTAAGAAGAAAAAATTTGGCGAAGAACGTTGGGGTTAAATTAATTAATAAATATAAGTATATAAACGATCAATATGAAGAGTTTTTCACGATTTTTATCTGAGGCAAGAGAGTCGCAGGCAGTAATGCAAGCGCGGCGTCTTGGTCTGACTGGAGATGGCCACGGCGGATGGTATGATAAAAATGGTGAATTTACTGCCAAGACAGAAGGTGGTAAATTGAAGTTCTATAATCAGAACCAGGTGCCAGGGCAGCAGGACCCTCCCCAGAGGAGGACTGCCGCAAACCAGCAGCCAGTTGCCACCCAGACCCAGGCACCATCCTCTCAACAGGCACAGCAGGGAGCACCACCACAGGAGCAACCCCAGGGGCAGCAGGAAGCACCCCCAGAAGAGGGGCAGCAGGAAGACAAGGGAACCCTCACCATTGCTTTTGGTCGTTTTAATCCTCCAACAACTGGACACGAAAAACTTTTAGATACTGTTGCTAATATTGCAGATAAGGGTGAGTATCGCATTTATCCTTCAAGATCTAATGATCCTAAGAAAAATCCATTAGATCCTGATACTAAGATTTCAATGATGCGTAGGTTATATCCAAAGCACGGGGAAAAAATTGTAAATGATGAAGGATCAAAAACAATTTTTGATGTTCTGAAGAAGGCACATCAAGATGGATATTCTGGTGTAAATATTGTTGTTGGATCAGATCGTCAAGCAGAGTTCCAAAAACTTGCAACCAAGTATAATGGAGACCTGTATGATTTCAAGAATTTGAATATCGTATCTGCGGGAGAAAGAGATCCTGATGCTGAAGATGTTACTGGAATGTCCGCATCAAAACTTCGCAAGGCAGCAGCAGAAGGGGACTTTGAAACATTCAGAAAAGGAACTCCAAAGTCCTTAGATGATAAGGAAGCAAGAAAGTTCTTTATGACTCTCCGCAAATCAATGAAGGTTGAAGAAGGTTTTAATCTCTGGGAAATTGCACCTAAAGAAGATATGGCATCTCTTCGTGAGTCATATATTAACAATGAGGTTTATTGTGAAGGTGAGATTGTAGAAAATATAAACACTGGATTAGTTGGAAAAATTATTCGCAGAGGAACTAATTACCTGATTTGTGTGACCGAAGATAATCTTATGTTTAAATCTTGGATTAAAGACTTAAACAAAATTGAAGAACAGCAGTGGACCAACGTTTCTGGAGTTCCTGCAAATCAAAGAGAAGTTGGAACTGATGCTCTAAGAAAATATACAATGAAGATGACTGGAACGAAAGAAATACGTAATTTCATAAATAGATACAAGAAGAAAAGTAATCATTAAAAATTCCAATGAGCAAAGCAATTCTTGAGGATAAGATCGGACCTCATCTTGGTCACGCTGCTGGTGACACTGATGCTGAAAAGAAAGCATCTCAACTTGCATCAGATGTCAAGTATAAAGTTCGTCAAGAATTGGGGTCGGATACATCCCTCAATCCTGCTGAGATTGCTAAGAAGTATTTGCAGCAATTGGCAAAATCACCTGCTCCAGCAGCAGTGAAATTAATTGCTAAGAAAAAATTAGAAGGTTCTTCTACACCTTCATCTTCATCAACTCCAGTTTCTGAGGAAGCGGGTGGAGATGATAGGGTATGGATTGTTGTAACAGACAAGAAGACTGGAAATACTTATCGCCGCAGTCTTAGAAAATCAACTGCCGAAAGGAAAATTGCAGATCTTCGTTCAAATCCAAACATTTCGAGAGTAGAAAGAACTTCATATCATCCTGACGATAAGGATGATGTTCAGGGAAAGAAAACTGCAAGAGTAAAAGCAGGTAAAGGTTTAGATCAAGATGGTGATGGTGACAAAGATTTTGCTGATGTAATGTCAGCAAGAATGCAAGCATCTGGAATGTCTAAGAATGCTGCAAACAAGAAAGTTGCTGATAAACCTTATAACAAAAAAGATGTTAAAGAAGGTTTCTCAAACTGGAGAAGTGACCTTATTGAAGTAGTTGATGATGACATTGCAAATCAAAAGAAAGGTGAAATCAAAGAGAAAAAGGTAGAAAATAAAATTACTATTAATCCTAATGTAGACCTCGGTGAAAAAATCAATCAGATGGGTGGAGAACTCATTGAAATGGTAGAAATTGATGAAGAACTTTCTTTTGAGGGAGTTCTTGATGAAATCTGTGATGCGGAGTTGGTCTTCCTTTCAAATGATATTATTGAGCAAGCAGTCGAAGAATTTTTCTTAGAGTGTATTGAAGAAGGATATGAGGTTAAAGATGTAGAAGAGATGCTTATCGAGTCTCTTGATACTTCTTTAGAAATGATTTGTGAAGTATCTGATTCTTATTATGATTCTGCTGTTAAGACTTCTAAGAAAAATGCTTCTAAACTGAGAAGACAAAATAGAATTCAAAAGATCAAAGATACTGTAAAGAAAGTTGGTAAGGCAGTTTCGCATGGAGCGGGATATGTAGCAGGTAAAGCAGTATCTGTTGCCAAGAAAGTTGGTAGTGAAGTCAAGAAAGGGTATGAGGCAGCTAAAGATTCTGAAGAGACTTCATCTTCATCAGGAACCAGAAAACCACAACCATATCGTTACGCTAAAAAGGCAGAAAAGAAACCTGGGATTGCTTCTAGACTTGGTAGTGCTCTCAAGAGTGGTCTTAAGAGAGCTGTTAAGCACGGAGCTGCAGCAGTTTCAAGAGGAGCAAGAAATGTTGCTCGTTCTATGAGTGAAGAGAATATTCAAGAGGTTGCTCCTCCTGGGATGGAAGGAACTGTAAAGGCAATGAAGAAGCATAAGGATGAAATTGATAATCCTTATGCACTTGCTTGGTATATGAAGAAAAAGGGATATAAGAGCCATAAGACCAAGAGTGGTAAAGATGTAAAAGAAGCAGTTGGATCTTCTATGGCACAAAAGCAAGATCAAACTCAGGATATGCAGCAAAAGCAGCAACAGCAAAAGTTGCAGCAACAAAAACCAGATCCTGCAGATAGAAAACTTGCTTCTATTCAGAAAATGCAACTTGCCGCTAAACTAAAGCAAGTTCAGCAGGGAATTCCTCTGAAGGACTCTTATGAGATCGAAGAGGGTAGAGCAATGGGAAATGTCAGTTCTTCTGATACAAATCCAAGAGGTGCTGCAGTTAGAGCAAGTTCTGGTAGTGGAATGACGATGACTAAGGCTGCTGGTCTTGGCAAATCAAAGAGCACTGCTAATAATCCTGCTGCTGATGACTTAAGAAAAAAGTATTTTGATAAGCAGGCAAAAGCAGATCGTCGTGCTGCTGCTAAGGAAAGAGCAGCATCTGGTGATGATAGAGTTGGTAAACTAATTCGTTCGGTTCAGAACTCTCATTACACTCCAGAAGGTGAAATGGTTGACGAAGCAAGAGCAGAGGATAAGAGAGGTCTTACTCCTACAGGAGCACAAAGACAGAAACAAAAAACTGGTGTTGTAACTTCTTCTGGGCAAGTTGCTCATCCTGCAACTTCTTACTCTGGAGGACAAAATCCTCATCTAAGAGGAAAGGGTGGTGGAAATAAAACTCAAAGAAGAGAAGCAAGTCGTAGATATGTAGATCAACCAGGTGGAGTTTATGCTAAACCTGAAAACAAACAGGGTTCTGGAAGATATGCTGCTATGCAATCTAAGAAGAGACAAAAACCTGACCTCGGGTCAAGGTTTGATTGATCTAAATAAGATAGGATAAATCACACGGAGGTCATTATGTCTTTAGCAGCACTTATTGCTTTTTATAATGCAAATCAGGCGGCAATTCTTACCGTTCTTTTAATTGTTTCCGAATTTCTTGGTGCAAATCCAAAAATCAAAGCAAACGGTTTAGTATCATTTGTTCTTCAACAAATTCGCCAGAAGGCAGTTGAAGGTGGAGCAAAAGATCCAACTCCCTGATATATACATATAACTTAATAAATCATGGGGAGATTTTGGACTCCCCATTTTTTATAAATATTCTTAGGCAAATTTATAGTAAAGGTAACTAGAATGGCACTCTGGGGAAATAGCACAACTGACGAATCCAGACCAAAGTGGTTGAGAGCAAACGATAATCCTGGAAATGATTTAAATAACTGTTTTGCTGACGAAAGGGGATGGGTTCTTCGTCACCCTAATGGTTATGAAGAAGTCCTTGTTACCGTTAGTGGTCTTAGCACCAAGATTGGAAATGCTACGATTGCTGGTGTATACTTCAATGCAGCATCTTATGCAAAGAATGCTACGGGAACCGTTGTTGTCAATTATAATGAGAAGGTAACTGTTTCCGGTGGTGCTACTATTGGAGTTGCTGGAACAACTACTGGAACAATTGTTGGAACTGCGGTTACTCAAACTGCTGTTCAGCAAGTTGCATTTACATTTACAGTTCCAAATACAACTCAAGTTCTGTCAATACGTCCTGGATCTATCGCTGGAACAATTGTTGATGCTATTGGTGGTGCAACATCAGATAAAGTATTTGTTAGTGGGGAAGTAAAGGGAGTAGGTGGAGTTGGTATAGTTACAACAATTAGCGTTGCTTGATTATAAATGATATTTAATGAACTGAATGAGGAGAATTTCCTCTTGTTTGCTATTAAAAACTATGAAAATCCTCAGGCAGTAACTAAGGAAGATTTTGATAAGGACTTAAATCATTTTAAGTATATCAAAAGACTTCTGAAAAGATATCAAAAAACGGGAGAGTTGCGGGCACACCTTTTAATTAATCATTTTATTGTTCTTTACAATATATTTGGTGATGCCACAACTCCTATGTTATTTTATAAGATTGAAAAAGATCTATGGTCTCCTATGAAAACTTTTATTATGTTTTTAAATAAGCTTCCTGAATTTCCTAAATGTTATATACATGAAATTGAGATTAATTTAGATTGTTTATCCCAACTTCAGAAAATTTATAATAAAAATGGAAAAGATTGATAAGGTCATTAGTTGTTTTAGAAAACTAAATGAGGAAGGAATGGTGACTGCATCAGTTCCTGTGAATAAAGTTGGGGACGGTGGATTTACTAGCAGGGCAGATCCAAAAGGACCAGTTGCTGGTCTTGATCCTGTTATGAGATTTGTGAGAAGAAAGAAAGTTGATTATAGGACGGTTCCAAATAATTATAAAAAATGGGTTAAAAACTTAGATAAGAAGTCCTAAATTATAAATACTTATAAGTTTGATCTAAACAATTAGTTTTTCTGATAAGAGAATGGGTGGTCTTTCCAGATAACTAGAACCATGTTTAATCCAAACGCTTCGGCAGATACTAAGATTGCTGTTCTTGAGGAACGCTTATCTGCATACGAATTAATGCTTAAAAGAATAGACGAAGCCATTCAGCTAGTAAGTAAGACCAATCAAAATATTAGTAAAATGCTGGCAGTTCATGAGGAAAGGATTGAGCAGTGCCACAAAGCAGATGACTATATTGGAAGGTTAGTTGAAGAGTTAAAACTTGAGAATAAAGATCAGCACGAAGCAGTATCTGAAAGAATTGATAAGATAGAAGAGGATGTTCAAGAGATAGGGAAAATAAAGTGGATGACTGTTGGATGTGGGGTTCTTCTGGCAGTTCTTACTACCGCATTTTCTACTCTTGCTTCAGGATGGTGGACACCATCTGAAATGCAAATGCACAATGAGAAAACATTTAGGTCTAGATAAATATCAGGAAGAATTGGCCAAACGCCAAATGAAAACGAAGAAAAAATTAACACTTTATAGTCTTCAAAAATTAACTAACTCAGTCATAAAGTGGACTGGAATTCTTTCGTTTTACTGTAAAAAGAACCTTGACTGATCTGCTAATTCGTTCTAGAATACTACTACGTTAAATTTTGGTTATGGATTTTGTAGATACTAAGTTCATTAGTATTCTTTCTCCACGTCTTCAGAAGTTCAAGAAAGTTAAAAATAATCTTTATAATTTTCGTTGTCCAATATGTGGAGATTCTCAGAAGAATAAAAATAGAGCTAGGGGATATTTTTATCAAGTTAAAAATAATTCAAATTTCAAATGCCATAATTGTGGTCTTAATATTTCTTTCAATAATTTCTTAAAACAAGTTGATGTAGAGTTACATAGGCAATACATTTTTGAAAAATTTAAAGAAGGAAATACTGGTAGAAATTTTCAAGCAGAGGAACCAGTTTTCAAATTTGATAAACCTAAATTTAAAACAACTTTAGATTTACCTAAAGCAGTAGAAAATGAAAAGGCAAAAGAATATCTTGAAAATAGAAAATTAAACCCTTATAAATTCTATTACACCGACAAATTTAAGGAGTGGACTAATTCTAAAATAGAAACATTTGATAGGCAGAGTTTGAAATATGAAGAGGAAAGAATTATAATTCCTCTATACTATAATCAAGAACTGGTTGGATTTCAGGGTAGAACACTTGGATCGAGCAGTATAAAATACATTACAATAATGCTAGATGAAAATGCACCAAAAATATATGGTCTCGATGAAATTGAAAAAAGCAAAACTGTCTACATTACAGAAGGACCTTTTGATTCGACATTTATCACCAACTCGATTGCTATGTGTGGAGCTGATGGTGATCTTGATAAGTGGGGTATTAGCAATCGGGTTTGGATATATGACAACGAACCACGTAATAGAGACATCGTATCAAGAATCTCAAAATGCGTCGATAATGGTGAAAAGGTTGTAATATGGAATACTAATATTCATCAAAAGGATATTAATGATATGGTTTTATCTGGACTTGATGTTCAGAATGTGATAGAATTAAATACTTACTCTGGATTAGAAGCAAAACTTAAGTTTAATACCTGGAAAAAAATATGAGCAACGGAACAAAAGTTAAAAAGCGCGATGGTCGAATTGAGTCTCTTGACTTAGACAAAATGCATTTGATGGTTGAAGAGGCATGTAGGGGTCTTGCAGGAGTCTCTGCTAGTCAAGTTGAGATGACTTCTGGTATTCAGTTTTATGATGGAATTACTACAGCAGAAATTCAAGAAATTCTTATTCGTTCTGCTTCTGATTTGATTAATTTGGATCACCCAAATTATCAATTTGTTGCCGCCCGTCTTCTTCTTTTTGCAGTTCGTAAGCAACTGTATGGGAAAATGAAAGAACTTCCAGATCTTGAGCATCACATTTATAATTGTGTTAATCAAGAGGTGTATGATAATGATATCTTTAACAAATACTCCAAGGAAGAGATTGAACGCGCTAATTCTTATATTGACCATGACCGCGACTATCTTTTCACTTATGCGGGTTTACGCCAGGTAGTTGATAAGTATCTTGTTCAGGACAGAAGTTCTGGAGGTGTTTATGAGACTCCACAATTTATGTACATGATGATTGCTCTGACCATCTTTGCAGAGTATCCTAAAGAAACCAGAATGTCATATGTTAAGAGGTATTATGACGCAATCTCCAAACACAAAATCAACATCCCAACCCCAATCATGGCAGGAGTGCGGACACCACTTCGACAATTTGCTAGTTGTGTTCTTGTTGATGTTGATGACACCCTCGATTCTATCTTTAGCAGTGATATGGCTATTGGCAGATATGTCGCACAAAGGGCGGGTATCGGTATCAACGCAGGTCGCATCCGTGGCATCAACAGCAAAATCAGAGGTGGAGAAGTTCAACACACTGGTGTTGTACCGTTTCTCAAAAAGTTTGAAGCGACTGTCAGATGTTGCACGCAAAATGGCATACGAGGTGGATCCGCGACAGTCCACTTCCCAATCTGGCACCAAGAAATAGAAGATATTTTGGTTCTTAAAAATAATAAAGGTACTGAGGACAACCGTGTTAGAAAACTTGACTACAGCATTCAGATCAGTAAACTCTTTTATGAGAGGTTCATTCAGGATGGTGAGATCTCGCTTTTCTCCCCACATGATGTACCTGGACTTTATGATATCTTTGGACTCTCTGGTTTTGATGAACTATACGTTTCATATGAGAAAGATCCGACCATTAAGAAAAAAACTGTTAAAGCGCAAGAACTTATTCTCAACCTCCTTAAAGAACGTGCGGAAACTGGTCGTATCTACTTAATGAATATTGACCATTGTAATTCTCACTCTTCCTTTAAGGATAAGGTGAATATGAGTAATCTTTGTCAGGAGATCACACTTCCAACAGATCCTATTCAACATATTGATGACAATATAGGAGAGATTGCTCTCTGCATTCTTTCTGCTATTAATGTCGGTAAAGTAAAGTCTGATGAAGAACTTGAGGAACTTTGTGAACTTTCTGTTCGTGGATTGGAAGAACTCATCGACTATCAAAAGTATCCCGTATTGGCGGCAGAAATCGCCACGAAGGCACGTCGTTCTCTTGGAGTAGGGTTTATTGGTCTTGCTCACTATTTGGCAAAACTTGGGTTCAACTATGATTCCCAAGAAGCATGGGACGCTGTTCATGGTCTTTCTGAGTCTTTCCAATACTATCTTCTGAAGGCATCTAACCAACTTGCTAAAGAAAAGGGATATTGTGAATACTTTGGTCGCACTAAGTATGCTGATGGCATTCTTCCTATTGATACATACAAAAAAGAAGTAGACGAAATCTCATCCATTAAACTTCAGCATGATTGGGAAAATCTTAGAGCATCGATCTTGGCTCACGGTCTCAGGCACTCAACACTGTCCGCACAAATGCCTTCGGAGAGCAGTTCCGTTGTGTCAAATGCAACAAATGGAATTGAACCGCCTAGGGGATACTTGTCCATTAAGAAATCCAAGAAAGGACCTCTCAAGCAGATTGTCCCTCAATATCAATCTCTTAAGAACAATTATACGCTTCTTTGGGATATGGAGTCCAATCGTGGTTATATTAATATTGTTGCTATGATGCAGAAGTTTTTTGATCAAGCGATTTCTGGAAATTGGTCTTATAATCCTGAAAATTACCCTGACAATGAAGTCCCAGTTTCTGTAATGGCAAATGATTTCTTAACTACATACAAGATGGGATGGAAAACGTCCTACTATCAGAATACTTATGATATTAAGACTGATGAGGTAGTGGAAGAGAAACCCAATCTTCAAGATTTGCTAAGTGAGTTAAGTTCAGTAGAGGAGGGGGAGTGTGAATCCTGTGCAGTTTAAAATTTCTTCCGTAGAAGAACCACAAACAACTATTAAAGGAATGACCGTATTTAATACAGATAAAGTTGATACCAAAAAACAACCTATGTTTTTTGGACAACCTCTAGGAGTTCAAAGATACGATTCATACAAATATCCAATCTTCGATAAACTAACGACACAACAACTTGGTTACTTCTGGAGACCCGAAGAGGTGTCTCTCCAGAAGGATCGTGGGGATTATCATACCCTTCGCCCTGAACAGAAGCATATCTATACTTCTAATTTGAAGTATCAGATCATGCTTGATTCAGTTCAGGGTCGTGGTCCTGGAATGGCATTTATCCCATATTGCTCCCTTCCTGAATTGGAAGCATGTATGGAAGTATGGGGATTTATGGAAATGATCCATAGCCGTTCTTACACTTATATTATCAAAAACATTTATTCAGATCCATCTGAAGTGTTTGACACTATTATTGGTGATGAGCGTATTCTGGAACGTGCTAAGAGCGTTACAGAGTCTTATGATGACTTTATTAATTCTGCACAAAGTTATGGTACATCTAATGATTGGATGTATAGACTTGAAGGAGTCACAAACGCAAAGGAAACACTCAATGATGTCAAACGAAAACTGTATAGAGCAGTCGCAAACGTTAATATTCTTGAAGGTATTCGCTTTTACGTTAGTTTTGCTTGTTCTTTCGCTTTTGGTGAACTTAAGCTTATGGAAGGATCCGCTAAAATCATTAGTCTCATCGCAAGGGACGAAAACCAACACCTAGCACTTACTCAGAACATTCTGAACAAGTGGAGGGATGGCGATGATCCTGAAATGCAGAAGATTATGAAAGAAGAGGAGGAGTGGACATATAAGATGTTTGATCGTGCTGTAAATGAAGAAAAGAAATGGGCAGATTATCTGTTCAAAGATGGAAGCATGATTGGTCTTAATGATAAACTTCTTCAGCAATATGTTGAATGGATTGCAAATCGTAGACTTAAGGCAATAGGTCTTAAACCTCAGTATGATATTTCGGCAAATAATAATCCACTTCCTTGGACCCAGCATTGGATTTCCTCTAAGGGACTTCAGGTTGCTCCACAAGAAACGGAAGTTGAGTCCTACGTAGTCGGAGGAATCAAACAAGATGTTACCAAAAATACTTTCTCAGGATTCAAACTATGATGAATGGTGTGAGCAGGAAATTCTAAACGCATATAAAGAAGCTGCAGAACATGATGATTTTTTGTTTGGAAATCTTGATTATTGTAAAATTTGGTTAGATGCAACTGACTAATGCAATATACATAGAGGAGTTCTTGCTCCTCTTTTTTTATGCCTAAAAATCAACTTAATAAAGAAGAACTTAAAGTTCGTATCCTAAAACTTAAGGATAGGCTTCATAAAGAGCATATTCGTCCAGAGATGGATATGAAAGGACTTGCCCATAAATACCTTAACGAAGTCCTTGATGTGATTGATGAGTATAGATATTGACTATGAGAACCCTTGGGTCTATAATGGAGTTCCTTTTAACTCGGACGATATACAAGATTTTTTTGGTTTTGTTTATCTTATCCAGAATAATCTTAATAGCAGGAGATATATTGGCAGGAAGTATTTCTGGCAGTTTAGAACTCCTAAAGGTAAAAAAAGGAAAGTAAAATCAGAATCAAATTGGAAGGATTACTATGGGTCTTGCCCGGAACTTAAAGAGGACATTGTCAAAGTTGGCAGAGAAAATTTTAGTAGAACTATCTTATCATTACATAAAACAAAGGGCAAAACAAACTTTGAGGAGACCCGACGACTCTTCACCAATAATGTCCTCACCGAATCCCTTGACAACGGAGATCCAGCATTCTACAATAGCAACATCCTCAACCGATACTTCCGAAAAGATTACTATGGAAACTCAGATTGAAAGCCAGTCTGTGGCACAAGTGCGCGATTGGGCAATTCAAAAGATCGAATTGCTTCACGAAGCAGATCGGCATAAAAATGCCAGGGCACTTGCTGCAGAATTTGATGAGTGGATTAATCTTCCAGAAGATAAAGAAGAACTTGAATATCTTTGTCTTGAGGATACTGAATGGACCGACGATCAAGAGATTGATATTCGGTAATTCAAGTTCTTGACAAGCAATAAATATTAGATTATTATGTTAAAATTCCAAAAAGGAATCCCCGTTATGAGCGGGGTTTTTTAATTATGAGTCTTTGATATTGATTTAGAGCCGTGGGCGCTGCCCCTGAGAAGGGGAAACTCTCCTTTGCCTATACGGATGTAGAGTTCAAATTAACTAAATGCTTAAAAACCTAACAAATGTAACCGTAGCTCTTTTAGGTGCGGTTGCAACATCAGCGGCAACACTGCCAGCACCGAGTATGGCAACAACTTCAGCACTACAACCACCATTTGTAATTGTTCCTGAAGGCCCTACTCAAGAGACAGAGACCAAAGAGGTTGTTCCCGAAAAACCTAAAGTAAAACGATTAGTTTGTAAAGGATGTAATACTAATGAGTCCCGAGCACTGGAATTTCTCCAAGATCGTGGAATCACTGACAAAAACGCCCTAGCAACCATTATGGGCAATATTCGCCAAGAATCTACCTTCATTCCCAACATATGTGAAGGTGGTGCCAGAGTGCCTTATAGTGGGTGTAGAAGTGGTGGTTATGGTCTTATCCAATGGACCAATGCTCCTCGTTTTTATGGACTAGGAGCACATGCTGCCCGTATTGGGGCAAGTCCTTCCTCAATGGACGCGCAACTTGATTACATGTTGAATGAAGGTGATTGGAAGATGATTGAGGACAAAATGAAAACACCTGGCAAATCCATTAATGATTATATGAGACTTGCTAAAATGTGGATTCGTTGGGGACATCATGGAGCAAGAACTGATTTTGCTTATGGTTATGCAAATCGTCTTGTTCTAACTGAAGTCTAAAAATCATAAAAAATTGAATAAAAATGGGGGGTGCTGCAGAACCCCCTTTTTTAGTATCAAAAACGCATATATATAATTAACCTCTATAATTATTTTAAAGGAGTATTATGACTGAGACTGCACAACAAATTGCTGATGCATTTGCGACTTGGCAAGCTGAAGATGAAAAATTTGCAAAAGGTAATAGTGCTGCTGGCACCAGAGCCCGTAAGGCATTGCAAGAAATTACAAAACTTGCAAAATCAAGAAGGGCAGAAATTTCGGAAGAAAAGACTGCACGTAAAGAAGCAAAGGCAGCTGCTTGATAAATAAAGGGGAATGGAGACATTCCCCTTTTAAATGACAATAGAAGACTTACCAGATAAAGAAAAGATAGTAGATACTTTAGCAGAAGCAGAATATCTAAAGGTAGAAACTGAGATTGGTGATATAAGTTTAGACTCTTATAACCAAATTAATATTCAACCAAAAGGAACAATATTCGGAACAAAGATCGAAGTTGATGATAATGGAAATATCATTCCCACATTAACATTCGATACAAAAAAACTTAAAGAACCTAAGAAAGATATAAATCCCAAAGACATAGTCGACCAAGCATTGGAAGATTTTTGGAATGGATAAGTATAATATTTTTAAGTTTAAATATGGAAAGGAGAAAAAGGATATCTTTCATTACGCAAAGGTTGGAATTCTTCTTGATGTAGGATTAAGTTTGGTTTCTTTAATTCCTGGGGTTCAAAAAAAAGATGCCTTCAATGTGATTGATAATGTTCAGAAGAAATTTGGAATTGATGTTCTCAATGATTATATTATAAAAGATGAAGAATATCTTGGCTATCGTATAGATAGAGTAATCAATGAAGCAATTCAGGATTACGAGAAGGAAAAATGAAAGTTTATTTTTTCGGTAGAAAAACAATTGCTTCTGCTATTATTGCCTCTATAATAACATTTTTAATTGTTAATTTGCGTGGATGTGGAATTACTGAGAGTGATATTTACAAATGGTATTTTGAACTTCAGAAATTAATCAAATGGGATCTACCGAAAACGAATGATATAATAGAAGAAGTCAGAGATCAATTGAACCGTAAGATTATTCAAGATCCTGAACTTTTAGATTATAGAGTCCGAAGAGATGTTGACGACGCAATTAATTCTTATGAACGATATGAGAATGAGAATAGAGTTATCTCAATGAAGAACCAGAATATACTTGAAGAAATTAATAAAGGTAAGTATAATGATCTTCAGAAAAAGATCTTAGAGAACGCAGTATATTATGAATTTGCTGATGGAACTATGGGTATTCGTGGTTCCTGGGTTCCTGCAGATCCTCGTGAAATTGATTTAGAGAAATTGAATGAAAGTAATTAAAGAAAGTATAAGTGAAGATCTAGCTCATTACTGCCTAGAAGAAATTAAAAGATTACAAGGATCTCCTGTATGGACATCTAGTTCTCTTTTTTGGTCTGAAGGTATCAAGAAATGTATTACTGGATCTTGTGTTGTTACGACCACTGATGAGTCAATTCGATATCAGATTTTAAGTCAGATTAGACATCATCTTCCAAAAGATGCAACTGATATCACAACAATGTTTTATATTTGGCAACCTCATTCTGGAATATCAAAGCACACGGATCATGGGTATAATTTTGCTGCTACGATTTATCTAAATCCCTCTTGGGATATTGATTGGGGAGGAACTTTCTTATACTATAATAAGGGGATTGATTGGGAAGATCCTGATAATGGATATATGTATGATAATGAGAACTGGAAACTTGTAGTTCCAGAATGTAGAACTATGGTTCTAAATACTGATGAAACTTTACATATGGTCACTCCACTTTCTCCTATGAGTCCAGAACTGAGATACACCATACAGATCTGGGGACGCGCTTGACAGGGGAACGAGGATCCTATATAATAATCTCATAGGCAGCGGGGGTCCAAACCTTGCGTAAGACCTGCCCCTCCCATGCCTCTCAGCGATGCACAAACAGGGAGGACTCTTGTCTCGGTAGCTCAGATGGATAGAGCATCTGCCTTCTAAGCAGTTGGTCACAGGTTCGAGTCCTGTCCGAGACGCCAGGGGAATTAGCTCAGTTGGTAGAGCGCCTGCTTTGCAAGCAGGATGTCAGCGGTTCGAGTCCGCTATTCTCCACTTGACTTTTTAATAAAAAAAGTCTTATAAATAAAATCACTTAGGTCGAAACAATGTCTTATCCAATTCCAACCAAACAGATTAGTAACCTTGATTGCCGCTATTGGCATATTGAGGGTGCTCCCCTGTTTGCGGATATGGAAAGACATATGTAAGATGTTTAATCCATAAAAGCAAAAAAGGGGAGAGAAACCAAAAGTTTCCTCCCCTTTTTTGTTGCTTGTGACAGTTTCCTAAGTGTCCACCAACCTCCCCTCAGAGTTCAAATGGTGGTATTCTATACAAGTGGTTGAGAGACCACACCGAACATCGAAAACTGAATATTTACCACATTATATGGGTCTGTAACTCAACGGTAGAGTAACGGGCTTTTAACCTGGAAGTTGTGAGTTCGAATCTCACCAGACCCATCGTGGGAGGATTTCCGAGTGGCTAAAGGAACCTGACTGTAAATCAGGCGGCTCTGCCTTCGCAGGTTCGAATCCTGCTCCTCCCACCTTGACCCATTAGTGTAGCGGTCTATCACGCCACCCTGTCACGGTGGAGATCACGGGTTCAAATCCCGTATGGGTCGTTGAGAGTCAGTATTCTAACTCTCACGCATTCTTCAGAGGTTGCCAGTTTGCAGAAGAATGTTGTAGTAATAACTGGAATTGGGGAGGGATTTCCGCCCGATGATTTTAAATCATCACTTTGCGGGATACCCCTCCCATCTGGTCCTATCGTCTAGTGGTGAGGACATCACTCTTTCACAGTGAAGACACGGGTTCAAATCCCGTTAGGACTATATCCAGATGTAGCTCAGTTTGGTAGAGCCCTCCGTTTGGGGCGGAGTTGTCGGAGGTTCAAATCCTTTCATCTGGACCACGGGGAGTAGCTCAGTTGGTAGAGCACGGGATTGAAGATCCTGGTGTCGGCGGTTCAATTCCACCCTCTTCGACCTTGGAACCGTAGCTCAGTGGTAGAGCACTCGGCTGATAACCGAGCGGTCACAAGTTCAAATCTTGTCGGTTCCACCTTGGAAGTGTGGCAGAGAGGTCTAATGCAGTGGATTGCTAATCCGCCGATGTTCTTTAAGGGCATCCGTTGGTTCGAATCCAACCACTTCCGTTGGAAACATTCTAGAAAATAGAGCCGATATTTCCTCTATCGAGGTTTGAATGTTCTCCTTGACCGTTGCGGGTAAACGGTCTTTGGCAGTGTAGTTCAGTGGTAGAACAAGAGATTCATACCCTCTATGTCGGTAGTTCAATTCTACCCACTGCCTTGTGTCGTTAGCCTAGTGGTAAGGCAGTGGTTTGTGGAACCACCTAGATGGGTTCAATTCCCATACGACACCCCAATTCTACATTGTAGACCTTATAAATAAAATAAATAGGTCTACTAAAATGAAGTGTAAGAATTGTGGAAAAGAGCATACTCCATCTAGAAATAGTATAGGAGTATATTGTGGAAACAAATGTCAACATGAGTTTCAAAAAAAACAAAGGATTTCTGATTGGTTATCTGGTGGGAAACTTCCAGGTAGGGGGGCATTAATTGAATACCTATCCGAAAATTTGGGTGGGTATAAATGTTCTACATGTGGTATTTCAGAATGGAATAATCTTCCTATTTCATTAGAAATAGACCACATAAATGGAAATCCACATGATGATAGTTATGTAAATCTTCGTCTTATATGCCCCAATTGCCATTCCCAAACTCCTACTTTTAAAGGTAAAAACAAAGGGAATGGAAGAATTTCCTTAATAGAAAGGAGGCGAGAAGATTATCATAGACAAAAACCGCCCGTTAAGCATTGTGGTGATGCAGCAGTTTAGTAAACTGCAGAGAACAGTTCAATTCTGTTATCGGGCTTCTGAGGTCGCCAAGCGGTAAGGCAGCGGGTTTTGGTCCCGCCATTCGTGGGTTCGAATCCTACCCTCAGAACCTGTTGGGTTGGTGCAATTGGTAGCATCTCGGTCTCCAAAACCGAAGATCAGAGTTCAAGTCTCTGGCCCTTCGCCAATACCCTGGTAACTCAGTGGAAGAGTGCTTCGCTACGAACGAAGAAGACGGGGGTTCAAATCCCTCTCAGGGTGCTTGACAAATTCTTAAGAGTTTGTTACTATATAAAGAGATAGAGGTTAAGTCCCTGTTACATCCTTATGAGGTGTATCACACTTAATCCATCAAACGTAGGAAGTGCAATCCCTCTCGCTGGTTAATGCTAGATGAAGGATAAGGTGATTTTGTCCGCACATAGAAATCCCTCCTACCACCACAAATATTGGTAGATACGCTTATAAATAATACTAGCAAGTTTACCATTATGAGAAAAAGAGCAGATTTAGATAATAACAAAGAATATATTATAAAATCTTTGTTGAGTGGAGAAAAATCTCCAACGGATGTCTGTGTTGAATTTAATTGCAAATACGATACTCTTCGTGCCAGAACAAAAGAGTGGATTCCAAATTATAAACCAGACTATACTTCAAAGATAAGAACTTGTGGTGGACAAAATAAACATCTTTCTTTGGAACAATATTATCTACATAAAAATAAAAAATGTAAAAGGTCTATTTTACATAGATTACTTGTAGAAGAAAGGGGTGATTTTTGTTCTGAATGTGGAGTTTCTTCTACTTGGAATGGTAAAGATTTAAGATTACAAGTTGACCATATAAATGGAGAATGTTATGATAATAGACCTTGTAATTTAAGATTACTTTGTCCAAACTGTCATTCGCAGACAGAAACATTCTCATCAAAACAATCATTAGCGAGAGTGGTGTAATTGGTAGCCACGTTGCTCTTAGAAAGCAATGCTGAAAAGTGTAAGGGTTCGAGTCCCTTCTCTCGCACTTGACAATCAAACTAAAATAGTTTATGATTGTCTTATAAGCGGAGTTAGTTCAGCGGTAGAACGCTATCCTTCCAAGTTAGATGTCGTCGGTTCGATTCCGATACTCCGCTCTGAACCTTCGGGTTCTTATTGCCCTATAGCTCAATTGGCAGAGCACGGAGCTGTTAACTCTGGGGTTCTTGGTTCGAGTCCAAGTGGGGCAGTTGGAAGGTCTGGAAATTTTCGGATCTTCCTCTAAATCCTAAAGTCTAGAATTTAGGTCGGGGACTTGATCACCCCCGTTCGGATAGGTAAGGAAAGTAAAAGGAGCATGGGCACCCTCTTTGCGGGGGAGATACCGCACCTGCCTTATCCTTAACCTCTGGTAGTCTATTGGTAAGGACAGGCGGACAACGCACTTGGAAACTAGGTTCGATTCCTAGACAGAGGTCACGGGCGATTAACTCAGCGGTAGAGTGCCTCCTTTACACGGAGATGGTCACTGGTTCGAATCCAGTATCGCCCATAAGAAATGAAAAAACCTCAGGAGCGGCCACCCCTGAGGTTTTATTTTGACCACACACGTCCCGTTGAGGACATACGTATTTATACAATTTGAAACAAATTAATCGTTTAAATTATTAAGGAGTTATAAAGTATATAAATAAAATCAAGAGGAGCAATCCTCAGAGTTAGAGACAGCAGACGTATTACTCAGTGATTCCTTTTTTGGTTCACTCATTAATGCTTCATTGGGTCTCCTAGATTTTCTTAGGAAAGTCTAAATCACACACGTCACGTATCTCTAACAGGAGATATGTTCAATCCCGAAGAGAAGTATTCCCAGAGGACTCGGCCAAAGTTCTCTGAGGCAAGGATTCTTCTGGCAATATGTCAGGGAAGGATTGTGCATATCTCTCCAAAATTACTTATATACACTTTCTTTCCCTTACGGAGAATAAAAAAAATGGCTGATGTAACCGCTTACATGGGTGTAGACCCAGCACTTGCAGATATTCGCAGAGAAGGTTCTGTAGAGCGTGGAGAAATCCGCTACGATGTTGCTACTCGTGCTGGCGACATTCGTAGAGAAACCGCAGAAGGTATTAGCGAAGTTCGTTATGACGTTGCTACCCGCACTGCTGACAACCGTTATGCTAATGCAATCGGTCAAAGCGACATTCGTAAAGAGCAAGCAATCGGTTTTGGTGATACCAGATACGCTATTGCTGAGCACTCAGAAGCAACCAACCGTGACGTTTTAACAAGTGGTTTCAATACCAATGTTAAAGTAGACGAAGCTGCTGACAAAATTCAGCAAAGAGCTGCTGACTTCTACATTGCTGGTCAAGCAAGAGATTTTGATAACTCCCGTGATCTTGCTGCTCTGAAGGCATTCACAGATATGTCTTCTCAAAAACTCAGCAGTGAGATCCTTCTTGCTACTGAGAAGGCTGCTACTGCTAATGCTCTTGCGTCTGAAAAAGTTGCTGCTGCTGTAGCACTTGAGTCAGCAAGATTAGGCACTGCTGTAGCACTGGGTCAGTCACAAATCAGCAAAGAAGTTGCTGAAAGTAAGTATGACCTCAGTAAGCAAATGGCTTATGAGAATGAGAAGACCCGTGACCTCATCAACGACCTCAAGAACTCTGACCTTAACCGTCAGCTCATTGAGCGTAATAGTGATATTAACTATTATCGCCAAGATTGCAATCGTTGGGAAGGTCTGTATGGCAATGGCCAGTTTGCTCAACTTGCTTCACAAATCAATGCTCTGCAGTCAAACTTAGCAGAAACTCGCCAGGGTCTCTATAACTTTGGAACCATGGCTGGTGTAGGTCAATCCTCAAACCAAAATCAGGTTCGCTGATTATTCATAGTTAAACTTGGGAGGGAAATATTCCCTCCCTTATTACAGGAGAATTAACTATGTCTATGGATGATTATGATAGACAACTTATAGAGCTAAATGCTCTTCTTACTGCTGCCAGAAGTCACGGAACCCAAGAGCAGGTGGATTTTGCTTTGCAAAATATTCAAAAGGCCCTGGGAAATGAGACTCCAAACGGTGGAACAAACATTTCTAATATTACTGTAAATGTCGAAGATGATGATTGCGATGATGTGTGCCCACCTGGTCCTCCTGGGCCACCTGGGCCTCCTGGTCCTCCAGGTGAACCAGGACCTCCCGGTCCTCCAGGTGAGCAGGGACCTCCTGGTCCTCAAGGACCGATAGGAATTTGCAGTTGTAAATGCTCCACACGCCTTGTAACTACCAATTACACGGCAACCTGTGATGATTACTATATTGGAGTTAAATCTGATGGTCCAGTGACGATTTCACTGCCAGAAGAATGTACCGATTGCTGCGAATTAATTATCAAAGCAGAAATGGGACCTCCTCTTGGAAATAGGAAAGTTACTGTTCAGGCAACAGGTGCCAGTTATATTGATGGCACAGACAAATATGTTATAGAAGTCCCGTATCAATCTGTGAATATTATTTGTAGAGATGGAGATTGGCACATCATCTAAGGAGAAAAAATGGCTTACTTAGCACAACCTACCTCAAAGACAGAATATGGTGTTGTGGGTGTTGGTAGTTTTATCAATGTTCTTGATGGGTTTATTTCTTTAGAACAAGATGTATCACCTACTAGTGTTGTATCTTTTTCTCAGGTTAATGTTGGAAATAAAGATGTAGTTACTTCAGTAAATCCAGTTGCTGGAGATGGCATCTCAATTACCGATTTAGTTTCGATAGGAAACACAGTTGGATTTGCGGTTTCAAATATAGGTGTTCTATCTTTATCTGCCGGTTCTGGAATTTCAATTTCCAATACCACCGGAAATATTACAATCTCGGCATCTGGTGCAGACCTGATTGCTACGATTGGAGTTACTGGTGCTTATACTGCAACTGCAAGTGATGAATATATTGGCGTTTTCAGTGCCTCTGCAGTCACAATTACTCTTCCCATTGGAATTACTGGAAGAGTTTATACAATTAAAGATGAATATGGTCAGGGATCTGGAAAGATTACAATTAAACCTTCTGGAGCAGAAAAGGTTGATAATTCAAATACTTATGTAATATCGGTGCCGTATCAATCGGTATCGGTGGTATTTCGTGGCGGACAATGGAGAATTATTTAAATCTAAACTTTAAAGTCAGAAAATCACCTTCGGAAGAAAGTGATCTAATCTATAAGAGCGATAATACAAAATGTATTCAAGAAATCGCTGACCTAAGACAGTGGGATACTCTTGTAGAAAATCAGGGAACCTTAAGTGCTTGTAGTGGTTCTGCCATTACAAGTGCCTATGAACTGATGGTAAAGCAATTGTATCCAGAACAGTCTGTGGAATTAAGTGATTTGTTTGTTTATTACAATGCTCGCTTGAATGAAGGAACAGTCAATCGGGATATTGGAATTTACGTTAAGACTGGTATGAGTGTTCTAAAAGAATATGGTGTTTGCTCTGAAGATCTATGGCCTTATGATTTAGAAATGTGGGATGATAAACCTCCCAATATTGCTTATGATGATGCTGAAAAAAGAAAAATTTTACAGTATCAAAAAGTAACCAGCACATATTATCTCACTGAAGTGTTGAGTGACAACAAACCAGTTGTTTTCGGTATGGAAATATATGATAGTTTTATGGAATTAGATAACCGTATTTCGACTGTGCCATTCCCTTCACGTAAGGAAAAAAGTCAAGGTGGACACGCAATGTGTATGGTTGGTTACGACCTAGAAAAAAGACTTTTTCTTGCGAAGAATAGTTTTGGAACCAATTGGGGAATGGAAGGGTATTGTTGGGTCCCTTTTGATTACCTTAAACAGGAAGGATACGATGCGTGGATATTTGATATTCCACCCCAAGTAGGAACCTAAAATGTACGACTATTACCGACCCTATGACTACTACCGTCCGTATGGATATGGATATCATAGGTATTATGATTCTTGTTGTTATAGACCTTGGTATTATGGACCATATTCGTATAGTTCATATCCTTTTTATCCTTACAGACCTTATTACTAACAATTTAAATGGAGGAAATTATGTTCACCCCCTACTATCCCTATAATAGGAATTATTATCAACCTTATATGCCATATAGGCCCTATAGTCCTTATAATGGTTATTATCCAATATCTTCTTATAACTACATGAGAAATCAAATAGCTCAGAACTATCAGAGCATTTATAACAGTGGATATATGACTGATGTCATTCAAAGTTCTGATATTAATCAAGTTGGTGCTGGATGTACAGTACCAATTCCTGGAGAACCTCCAGTTCCCCCGATAGAACCAATTCCAGTTATTTGAAAGGTGATCTATTATGGGATTTGGTATAACGAATAAACAAATTGCAGTTCTTGAATCTAGATTTCAATTTTATGAAAATCTATCAAAAGAAATGTTGTACAAGTTAGAAAAAGCAGTAGATAGGATTACCGAGAGTAATCATACTGTTGCTATTATTCTTGAACGGCATGAAAATAGATTAGACAGTACCGCACAATCAACTGAGTTAATTATCAAAATGATTGATGAGGTGCGTAAATCTGTTGATAAAAAAATAAATTTAGTTGAAAAAAAGATTGAAGATGTTTCTAGAATAAAATGGATGATTGTTGGTGTTGGAATGGCATCGGCAATTCTAGCAACTTCAATTTCTACTTTGGCATCTGGATGGTGGACTCCAGGTGAATTGGGATACAAAATGCAACACAAGTACGTTCCAACAGAAAAATCAAAATAACGTAGCACCATCAGTTGCTTGATATAAATAATAACAAAAAAGTATAATGGAAACACTGTACAAACTATTGAGTGATGCTCAGTCATCACTCTTTGTTCTTTTTCATAAGACCTGGGTATTTCATTGGAATGTAGTTGGCAAAGATTTCACACAACTACATCAACTGTTTGGTGGTCAATACGAAGCAATGTTTAGTGAGATTGATAGACTTTCAGAACATATGAGATACTTGAATGTTAAACCTTTGAGTTCTCTTTCAAGAATGCTTGAAGTAACTCAAATTCAAGAAGCAGCAAGTTCTACAACAGCAGACAAAATGCTTTCAGAACTTCTGGAAAATAATGAAAAGTTCTGTGAAATGTTAAAAGAAATTTCCGAAGAAGCAGAAGAGCAAAAGTCTTATGCCACTGCTAATCTGGTTCAAGATCTAATGGAGTCTCACGGTAAATTTATTTGGCAATTAAGAGCACACTCCCAATGAAAAAAACATTTAAACAATTTAAACAAACAGCATATGCTGGTTCAAAACCTCATACTGTGTATAACCCTACTACTGGTAAAAAGACACATATAGAGGCAGGAAAAGCAATGGCAAAACGTTCTTCATCAAGTGCTGGTGGAGACGGGCAATAAATAAACACTTATAAGATGATAAAAAAATGGAAAACTTAAGAATTAGATGTCGTTCCTGTAATAAGGAATTAGAGGGGCATCCTACTAAAACTGTGACATGTGGTTGTTCAAATATGGCAACCATCCGTGGAGGAGTCATTTCAGGAGTTGACTTATCCAATGTGGTTATGCTAAACTCTATGAATACCAAAACAAAATCTGGTGTTCTCTCAAACGAGGACATTGCCTGGCAAGAGGCAAGAAGACAACGTAAAGTTCGTAGATTAGATTTTGAAGTCCGATGAGTATAAATAATACCAGTATACTAAACTGGTATGTTTGAAAATTTACCTCCAGTAACTCAAGGGTCGTTAGGTTTATCTTATGCTATTGCCTATCTGACTAAAAAAGGTTATAATGTCTCTGTTCCTTTAGTTGATAATCAAAGTTATGATTTGGTTTGTGAAGTTGATAGTGAATTAAAAAAAGTTCAAGTTAAGACCACAAGGTTCAAACAAAATTCTAATTACTGTATTCAACTAAAATCAGTTAGAGCAAATAGAACCGAAAACAATATACATAAATTTAATAATAAAGCATCAGATTATTTACTTGCTGTTACTGAAGTGGGTGATATTTATTTTATTCCTACCTCAGATATTGTGGCAAAAAACTCATTGTCTTTAGGACCAAAATATGAGTCCTATAAAGATAAATTATAAGGAAGGTCAATCCGATTGGCGACGGAACCGCTCTTGAAAAGCGTTGAGGTGTTAAAGCCCTTGGGAGTTCGACTCTCCCACCTTCCGTTTTACTTAAGATTTAACAATTTTTTGAACTATGTTACAGTATGAACACAAACTTGACTTCTGAGACATATAAGTTATTATAACTAATACAATCAATCAAAAATTTCATATGGATCAACACACCTATGATAATTGGGTGAAGATCAAAGAAACCTTTGAAACTTCTGGTAATACAAATAATATGTTTTACAAGAGAGCAGTTGAAATTGTAAAAACCAGAAGAGATCCTTTAGCAAAATTCCTTGGCGATGAAAAATGATGGAACCAGGTGATGAATTTATAAGTCGTGAAGAAGTTCAGGAGATGATTGATGCTGCTATCAGAAGACACAACCGTAATGCTTCTATCATTAGTATGTGCGTCGGTTGGGTGGTTCTTTCTTTATTTGCTGAGGGACTTTTGAGATTGATAGGAGTTATTCCACCTTTAATGCCATGGCTTAAAATCACTTTAAACTAATGGTTCAAATTTCAGAAAAAGATTTAAAAGAATTACAACAAAGAGTCCTTCAGCAAAAAATGGATGAACTCTTTGAAGAACCTTCAACTTACGAGGATGAAGAAGATGAGTAAATTAATTTATACCTCAATGACTATTTTCGGTCTTACAGGTCTTTTTATTTTCTGGAGTCTCAATCATGCATATCTTCGATAAACAAAGATATGCTTTTGCAATGTCTGCTTTTGTGAGAATGCATGGGTATTCTGTTTCTCATAATCATGATATTAGACAGTTTTGTATTGAATGGTCTGGTTGGGATGTTTATGCTCCTTTAACGGGGCTTGATGAGGTTGATCAGTATTTTTATTACGAATATAAGAATTGGAGAGGGAGATGATATTTTATATTGTAGAAACACTTGCAGCGAGTCCAGTTTGGTTGTTTATGTGTGGTATGGGGTTGACAGTGGTTCCTTTTATTGGTATAATGTTCATACACCGAAATAAATAAACGTGTAACGGGGTGTAGCGCAGTTTGGTAGCGCATCCGCTTTGGGAGCGGGAGGTCGTAGGTTCGAATCCTATCACCCCGATTGTCTTATGACATTTAGACATTATTGGCTTGAATTTATGAGTGAACATAAAATTGCTAAATCTGCTGGACACTATGAGGAAGTTATTCCAGATGAGTTGATGGACTTGATTGTCAAGGAAGTAGAAAGTATTGATTATGAAGTTTTTTCAGAAGCCAGTATTGGAGATTCTGGAAGTTCTATTGTGGAAACTAAAACAAGAAATTCCAAGATCACTTGGTGGTATGAAGAACATTGGGTTTGTTCTATTTTTTCTCATTACTTTAATAAGGCAAATAGAGAGTTCTGGGAATATGATTTGACTTACTTGTCAGGTATTCAGGTGACGAGTTATGATGTTGGAGAGCATTATGGGTGGCACGCAGACTACGGAAATCCAGATGATTCAAATCATACCCGTAAATTAAGTGCCACTTTACTTGTAAATGATCCTTCTGAATATGAAGGTGGAGATCTTGAATTTATTGATTATCATGGAAGAACTCTTGTTGCCCCTAGGGTGAAAGGAACTATGATTATCTTTGATTCTAGAATTCCTCATAGAGTAACTCCTGTAACTAAAGGAAAAAGAATTTCTTTAGTTTCTTGGATGCTTGGTCCTAAACTTCGATAAATTATAAATTAAGTTGTAGATATGGAAAACATTTCACCCACGATGGAAAAATTTAACGTAGAATATTTCCAGCAAAATTTTGACGAAATCATGGAAAGAGTTGATAATGGTGAGACCTTTATTGTTCAAAGTGAATATGGGAATGCTATGTTAGTTCCATATAAAGATGTTGTAGATGTGTTTGAAGACTCTAGAGTTTCTGAAGAAGATTTTACAAGACTTTACAGAGACCACGAAGAAGCCCCTTGACAAAGCGTTTCAGATCCGCTATTATAGATCTGAACCTAAGCGAGTGAGACTTGGTAGTCAGAGGAGTCTTATAAACTCTTTCCGCCAGATTAGCGGCTTTGACCTGGTTCGAATCCAGGCACTCGTATTACTCATAACTTTCATAAATAGTTATGAGTTATTTAAAACTTAATATGCCCAGAAAAAGAAAAACTTCTGCCGATTGTGATATAATACGAGAGTATCAACGCAATTGGTTAAGAGATAAACTTAAAAGCGACCCAGAATACAGGGAACGACATTACGCAAACCGACAAAATAGAGCAAAACAAAATAAAGAAAATCTCACAAAGTTAAAAGAAAATATTTGTTGCTCTGCTTGTGGTGAATATCATCCAGCATGTTGTATGGATTATCATCATTTAGACCCAAATATAAAAGAAAAAGGTGTATCACAAATGATACAGGGAAATTCTTGGAAAAAAATTCAAGAAGAAATTTCTAAATGTATTTTAGTTTGTGCAAATTGTCATAGAAAAATTCACGAAGGACTTATTACGCTCGTTTAGCCATCTGGAGAAGGCAGCGTTCTCATAAAGCGCCATCAGGAGAGTTCGATCCTCTCAACGAGCATAAGGACACTTCCGAAAGCGTCCTACTTGACTTCTCTAAGTCAAACCCTTATAATACTAAGGTCAACATTCAAAACAATGACTCTCACTTCTAAATTTAAGAAAGACGTTCAGACCCTTCGCGGTGCTGCAAATGGCGATTTCTATCTTGACGTAAAGAATCCAAAACTCTTTAAAAAAGTTCGTCGTTTTTATGAGCAAGAAGGTGTAGTATTCTCTGGTGATCCACTTGATGACTATGAAATGCTTATGGAATATGTCCTTGCCGATCTAGAATCCGTTGAGGTTGCATGACAAAAGTTCTTTTAGAACGTGAAGAATACCGATTTGTTGAAGTTGGTATTATTGAGATAAACGGTAAACCTGATTACCGTCTTCAAAAGAAAAATGAATATACAAAACGATGGAATGACATCTATCTCTTTGATAATCAAATGCAGTGTTTGACTGCTATGGAAGACCATCAATATGCCCGTTGGTTAGATCCAGATAGAGTTCCTTGTTATATTAAAGATGATGGGGATGAAGAATAGTCTCGGAAAGACTTAAAACCTGCCCTGGTCGGGAGCAAACCCCTTAGTCACGGATGGACTATAACAGAACTGGTGGAGTCAAGTATGACCCTATTATGAGTTTCCAGTTTCTCTAAAGAACTGGTGGTGCGGATGGGGTAACCCCGCCTGGTTTCCAATTTCCAGTTAAAGAATTGGTGGCGCGTGTAAAGTAGGTTTATACATAAGAGGAGAATAATTCTCCTCTTTTTTTGTATTTGAAATTTGTATGGAAAAGGTAAAACGTCCTTGGGGATGGTATGAAAATCTTTTAGAAGATTCTGGATATAAAGTAAAAAGACTTTACGTTAATTCGGATCAAAGTATATCTTTACAGTATCATAATTTTAGAAATGAGCACTGGGTGGTAGTTTCTGGAGATGGTATAGTAGAAATAGATGGTGTTTCTAAGAATATCTTTTCTGGCGATTATATATTTGTTCCATTAAATTCTAAACATCGTATTATTGGTGGAAAGTGTGGTATAATTATTGTAGAAGTTCAGATGGGAGAAGTGTGTGAAGAGACTGATATTGTCAGGATTGAAGATCAATATGGTAGAATATAAGGAATTAAATTACTGAAATGACTAAAAAAATTGCTTTAATTACTGGTATAACTGGACAAGATGGATCATATCTTGCTGAACTCCTTTTAGAAAAAGGATATGAAGTTCATGGTATTGTTCGTAGATCTTCTTTGATTAATACTGATAGGATTGATCATATCTATAATCACATTCATCTTCATTATGGTGATCTTACGGATTCCACAAATCTTGTAAGAGTTATTCAGCAGGTTCAACCTGATGAGATTTATAATCTTGGTGCTCAGAGCCATGTAAAAGTTTCTTTTGAAATTCCTGAATATACCGGACAAGTTGATGCTCTTGGAACTCTTAGAGTTCTTGAGGCAGTTCGCCTTTTAGGAATGGATGACAAAGTTCGCATTTATCAGGCATCTACTTCGGAACTTTATGGTAAGGTTCAGGAAATTCCTCAGACGGAGACAACTCCTTTTTATCCAAGAAGTCCTTATGGGGTTGCTAAAATTTATGGTTACTGGATCGTTAAAAATTATCGTGAGGCATATGGACTTTATGCTTGCACGGGGATTCTTTTTAATCATGAATCTCCTCGCCGGGGTGAGACATTTGTTACTCGTAAGATCACAAGAGGTCTTAAGGCAATTTCTGAGGGCAAACAAACCGTTCTTAAACTTGGCAATCTAAATGCCCTTCGTGATTGGGGTCATGCAAAAGATTATGTTGAAGCAATGTGGTTAATGCTTCAACAGGATGAACCTGATGACTTTGTAATTGCTACTGGTAAGCAATATTCAGTTCGTGAGTTTGTTGAAAGAGCAGCACCTTACTTTGGAATGAATATTGAATGGCAGTTTACTGATCAAGGAACTGAAGTTGGAATTGATAAAAATACTGGATTAGTGCGTGTAATGGTCGATCCTAAATATTTCCGACCTGCTGAAGTTGAAACTTTGTTAGGTGATGCCACAAAGGCAAAGCAGAAACTAGGTTGGGAACCTAAGATTTCTTTTGAACAATTAGTTGAGGAAATGTGTAAAAATGAATATTGATTCTAAAATTTTTATTGCTGGTCATCGAGGTTTGGTTGGATCCGCGCTTACTAGAAATTTAAAGGACCTTGGACATACTAATGTTCTTGGTGTAAGTAAATCTATATTAGATTTAACAAATCAAAATCAGGTTAATGATTTCTTTGAAAACGAAAGACCCGAGTATGTTTTTCTTGCTGCCGCAAAAGTCGGCGGTATTGGATATAATAAACAATGCCCCGCAGATTTTATTAGAGAAAATCTGCAAATTCAAACCAACGTGATTGATGCTGCATATAGAAATGGTTGTAAAAAACTTCTATTTTTAGGATCTGCTTGTATATATCCTAAACATGCGCCAGTTCCAATTAAGGAAGAGTATTTGATGTCTGGTCCTCTTGAAGAGACGAATATCTCATATTCATTGGCAAAGATTTCTGGATATCTAATGTGCAAAAAATATACTGAACAGTATGGGTTTTCTACTGTTTCTGTAATGCCAAATAATCTTTATGGTATCAATGATAATTTTATCATTGAGCAATGTCATGTGATTCCAAGTTTTATTAATAAATTTATTTCTGCAAAAGAAGATAACCAAGATATTGTAACTTGCTTTGGTGATGGAAGTCCAACCAGAGAGTTTTTATTCTCTGATGACCTTGCTGATGGTCTTGTGTTTTTGATGAACAATTACTCTGATCCAGAAATTATTAATATCGGACCTCAGAGAGAGGTTAGTATTAAAGAACTTTCTGAATTAATTTCTAAGTTAGTTGAGTATACTGGAGAAATTTATTGGGATGTCAACAAACCAAATGGAACTCCTAGGAGAGCTTTAGATACTACTAAAATGGATTCCTTAGGTTGGAAGGCAAAAACATCACTTGAAGATGGTTTAAAAATTACAATTGATTGGTTTTTACAAAATAGGAGCAATTATGTCAGGGTATAAGTGGCCACTCATGAAAAACACTCTGTCAATCATGGACAGAGTTAAATTGGCTAAGTTCATTTTAACTTCAGATAAATTTACTCAAGGTAAAAAAGTAAATCAATTTGAAGATGAGTGGTCAAAATGGATTGGTTGCAAACATTCTTTATTTGTAACATCTGGAAGTACTGCTAATTTTCTTTTGGTTGCTGCAATAATTGAAAAATTTAATTTACAGAAAGGGGATAAAGTTTTACTCCCTGCTTGCACTTGGGTAACCAATATAAACCCTATTTTTCAATTAGGTCTTACTCCAATTTTTTGTGATGTAAATCTAGATGATTATAGTTTTGACATTGAAAATTTAAAGCATATTTCCCAGACTCACTCTGATATTAAACTTGTTTTTGTAACTCATCTTCTTGGTATTCCTGCAAAAATAGAAAAGTATAAAGAGATTTTTCCAAATGCAATCTTTATCGATGATGTATGCGAATCTCATGGTTGTGTTGATTCTTTTGGAAATAAAATTGGATCTAATAGTTTAGGTGCAACTTTTAGTTTCTATTTTGGTCATCATATGTCAACTATTGAAGGTGGGATGATTTCCACTAATGATAGTGAACTATATGATTTGATGAAACTGAAAAGGTCTCATGGGTTGGCAAGAGTGTCTGATAACTTTGATGAATACTCAAAGAAAAATCCAGAGATTGAAAAGTCTTTTCTGTTTGTGACTGATGGATATAATTTCCGAAATACTGAACTTGGGGCAGTTCTTGGTTTATCTCAACTCAAAAGGTTGGATAAGTTTATTGGAATTAGAAGAAATAATTATAAACAATTTGCCAATATCATAAACAAACATAGTGATAAATTTTATCCAGTGGATTATAATTGGGGAAATAGTTGCTTCTGTTTTCCTTTCATTTGCAGGACTGCGGACGTAAAGAATAAACTAATTCAATTATTTGATAGGTATAAAATAGAATATAGACCAGTTGTCGGTGGGAATCTTTTAAGGCAACCTTATTTAAAAGGTTATACTATTTCTGACAAAGTTGATAATTTTAATGTTGACATCATACACGAAAATGGAGTATATATAGGTAACAGTCAATTTGTTACAGAAAAGCAATTAATTCAAATTGATGAAATATTAAAATTATTTTGAGGAAATTTATGAGTAAATTTGGAGATCTTATCGATCAGTGCATTTCACAAACAGTAAATGAAGTTTTGTCTCAGAGAGAACTTCCAGATATTGAATATATTGCAACTGATAATCTTGGAGAAGTTGTAGAGAAACTTTCTATCCTTCATATTAGAACTTGGATGCTTGAAGATGCAATTCAAGAAGCAAAAACTGATGAAGAAATTGCTGAGTTAAAAAGAAAAATTGATATTTGCTTTAAAGTAAAAAGACCAAGACTTGTTCAGGCAATTAATTGCTTAGTTGAAGATGCAATTCATAATAATAAAAGCCTCAGAGAGGACTCTGTGAAATTGTATAAGGGTGTTGAGTAATGAAAAATATTTGTTTTTTCTGCCATTTTCATAATGGGGATATTTTTCATGTGAAATCTTTTATTAAAGATATAACCTCAAAAATAGACACTGAATATTACATAGCTCATCCAAACAGTGAAATTATTACCTGTGATATGGATCTTCAGTATATTAATATTCCTTTAAGTTGGTCTAAGTTTACGGAACAATATCAAGAGAATAGAAAATTATATGAAGATCATGTAAATTTATTGCTTGGGAAAGAGCATACCAAGTTTATTGAGACTGATGATTGTTTCTACATCAATACTTGGATTGGTGGTTATTTTGGTAATGAAAATGAATATAATGGAGAATGTTCTTTGAGAGGATTTTACAGAATGTTCTCTAAAATTTATGAAAAATTGAATGAGGTATTTAATACTAATTTAGAATTAGGGCAGTTAAACGATTATCTTCCATTTGTTGATTATTCAAAAATAGATTGTAGTGAAGTTGATAAATTTTTAGAAAACAATAATAATCAAAAAATTCTTATTTGTAATGGTCCTGCTTGTTCTGGGCAAACAACTTATAATGGAAATATGTCTGAGATTATAGTTCCATTAGCTGAGCAGAATGAAGATAAAACTTTTATTTGTACTCAGAAATTTGATACTGAATTAAATAATATAAAATTCAGCAATGATATTATTAACTCAAATTCTTGCGATTTGAATGAAATATCTTATCTGTCAAAATTTTGCTATTTAATTGTAGGAAGAAATTCTGGACCTTTCTGTTTTTCTACAACTTATGAAAATTTAAATAATAAAGATAAAACATTTTTGGCTTTTGGAACTAGAGCAACAGATTGTTTAGCTTACGAAATGGATATAAATTCATCTTTTGTTTTTGAATATTTTAACAGCGTGGATGATTTGTATAAATCAATATCTGAATTAGTTTGACATTATCTTATATGGAAAAATTTGCATTACTTGAAGTTGGGACTCCGCGTGGATTTCTTTCTAATTATACTACGGTATTAACTTCTTTTAGAAATTTAGTTAAGAATAAAAATATTGACCCAGAAAATATTTTTATTTCATCGAAAATGTTTTCTCTTTATGGTAATCCTGAGAATTGGTTTGATTCATCTAGGATAGTTGAAGATAATCCTGAAGAATTTATTTTATGGGATAGTGTAGATAACTTTGATCTATCTCTTTGGCCAACTACTACAGAGCTTGAACTTCAGGAATATATTAAATATATTCCCTTTAACGATAGAATTCAACAGTTATTGACATTCGATAAAGTTGATTATTCAAATTGTCTTGGGATTCATTATAGGGGGACTGATAATAGAAATGATTGTGGGCATACTGATTTTGTCTCTTTGGAAAAAACATTAAACTCTGCTTTAATTGAATTTAATGAAAACACATATGATTCTATTTTTATTGCTTCGGATGAACTTGGAGTTGTGGAGGAAGCTAAAGATTTCTTTTTAAAGGAATGTAATTTTAAAAACATACTTCACTTTAACCATATTAGAACAACAGGATATCAGGGGTTGCATTTTTCTGATTTTTCAGCAGACGAAAAAATAACTCTTGGTGATCAAGTTTTAGTAGACTCTACTACACTTTCAAAGTGTAAGACTATAATTGGAAAAACTTCAAATATTGTAAATTATGCTAGGATTCTAAATCCAAATATTGAAATTTTATATCAAGATTTAGATAGCAATCGCTTACTCGGTAATTTGAATCAAACATTTAATCAAATTAGGATATCTGATATACAACCTTTTATTTTTAATTGGAAAAATCAATTTGAAAAAACTATTAAGACTGAAAAATCTTTAAAAGAAATTTTTGGAGATGTGACTGTTATTAATAGTGATGAGGATAATACTAGAGAAGGTTGGATTGATTTAGGAGATAGTGCTTATTTTACCGAGCAGTTTACTAAAGCTTTGGAATTATTTAAAGACAATAAAAAAGTTTTAATGCATGTTCAAGGAGATACTGAGTATGATAATTATCTCGAATTGGTAAATGATGCAAGAAAATATTATTCCATATATGAATGGGGTGTGTATGCTCCTGATATTACTAATGTTTGGTATACTTCAGAAAATGTGGATATTAATGGAATAGAATCCGAACATGAAAATATTAAAATGGTGGCGTGTACAGATGAAACTGTTTGGTTCATTCATAGGGATATTATAGAAGAATACTATGAAAGAAAACTTTTCGAAATCATGAATTCGGAAAAAATGAAAATGGGATGGGGTTGGGATTTGGTTATGAATTCTTTATCCTTTTTAAAGGGTAGACCTGTGATCCGGGATTATAATCATCAAGTTCAACATAAGGAAGGAACAGATTATGATAAAGCATTTGCATCTCAAGAAATGACCAATCTTTGGTATAATCTTACCGATGACCTAAAAGAATGTATATCTTACATTAAGGGTGATCGAGAAAATTTAACAAAATATTTCAATAGCGATGGATAAAAATAAAGCAGTATTCAAATTAAATAATCTACCTTCGATATATTGGTTGAACTTAGATTCAGATACTCATCGTTGTCAATATATGGAAGGGCAATTTGATTATTGGGAAATCAAAAAGCATCATCGTATTTCTGGATATGATGGAAGAGGTGATGATGTTTCTTCTTATTTGAAGGGGAGAATGCCTGATAATATGACTCAAAATGAGGTTGGATGTGTCTTGTCTCATTTAAAAGCAATTAAGCATTTTTATGAAGAAACTGACGATCCATATGTTCTTATTCTAGAAGATGATGTAAGTTTTGAACCTGTAAAATATTGGAGTTTTTCTTGGACTGATTTTGTTGCAAATCTTCCTTATGATTGGGATTGTGTTCAATTAACAACTATATGTACTGGCGATATACATGTAAATCTTCATATCAGATTTATTAATGATTTTTCTGCAGCCGCATATCTTATAACTAGGCATCACGCTGAAAAAATCGTTAAAAATCATATTAGGGGTGACAAATATAAACTTGATAACGGGGTAAAGCCTAGAGCAGTTTCTGAAGACCTTATTTTTGAATCTGGAAAAACCTATAGTGTTCCGATATTTTTGTATCGTTTGGATATGGGATCTGCCATTCACCCTGAGCATATTGAGATATTCCATAAAAATAGTCACGACGGTTTAATGAATTTTTGGAAAACTAGTGGATGTGATTTTAAAATATCTCAAATGATGACATATGATCCTTATTTAAAGAGAATTACTCATCCTTCTGAAAAAACTTCTTGACAAATCAATTATTCCACCTTATACTAAATAAGTGAGCGTGACGAAACCTCAACTACTCGTTTGGTTACGTGAACTAAATCGGAAGATAGTCGGTCTTCCATTCATCCGCAGGTTAACTCTGCGAGAAAATATAGAGATACTTATGTTTAAATCCGCAATCGCAGCAACTCTAGCTGCAACCCCACTAGTCGCTGGTGCTGCGTTCGCAGAACCATTTGGTCAATATGGACCATATGTGGAATCACAAGTTACTAGTATTAGTCAATTCTCTGATGTGCAACCAACTGATTGGGCATATCAGGCACTCAGCAACCTCGTAGAGCGTTATGGCTGCGTTGCTGGTTATCCTAATGGCACCTATGGCGGTGGCAAGGCAATGACCCGCTATGAGGCAGCAGCACTTCTCAATTCTTGCTTGGATCGTGTGACGGAAGTTACTGATGAACTCAAGCGTCTTATGAGTGAGTTCTCTAATGAACTTGCTGTCATCAAAGGTCGTGTAGACGGTCTTGAAGCAAAGGTTGGTGAACTTGAGGCGACTCAATTCTCTACTACTACCAAACTGAAAGGTGAAGCAACATTCGTTCTTGGTGGCGTTCCTGGTTATGATACCAAGAGTGATGTCAGCACTCGCACAGCATTTAACTATGATGTTCGTCTGAACTTTGATACTTCATTCACTGGTAAGGATCTGCTTCGCACTCGTCTGCGTTCTTCTAACTTCAGCACTGATCCGTTTGGTTCTTCTTCATCGCTGTTTAAACTTGACAAGGCAGACAACTTCTCAAGTGATAATGGAGATAATGTAGTCCTTGATCGTCTGTATTATTCATTCCCTGCGTTCAACAACACCACTACTCTGACTGCTGGTGCTAAGGTTCGTAATACCGAAATGGCGTGGGTTCCTTCGGCATATAAGTCTGAAATTCTTGACTTCTTTGCCGTTGCTGGTGCTCCTGGTGTCTATAACAAGGCAACTGGTGCTGGTTTTGGTGCTCTGTATTCTGGTAAGAGTGGATTTGTTGCTGGTGTAAACTATGTTGCCCAAGATGGAGACAACTCTGAAACTGGAGTATTTGATGAAACTGGTGCTCTGAATACTATGGTTCAACTTGGATATCGTGGTAAAAACTATGGTATCGGACTTGGTTATCGTTATGGTACTCAGGGAACTCGTGTTCGTACTTATAACGGTCTAGATGGTGCCTCTGGTACTCTTGTTCCTGGACAAACTTCTAGTGGTTACTCTGCAAACGCTTACTGGCAACCTGAGAAGTCGGGTATTGTTCCTTCAATCACCGTTGGTTATGGTTGGAACACTGTAAGTGGCACTGAGAGTGCTGCTACTGATAGTCAATCCTGGATGGCAGGTCTCCAGTGGTCTGATGTATTTGCCAAGGGTAACTCTGCAGGTATCGCTGTAGGTCAAGCACCCACTGGTGAAGAACTTGAGAAGGCAACAATGCTTGAAATTTTCTACAAGTATCAGGTGTCTGACAACATCAGCATCACTCCTGCGATCTTCTACGCTAGTGACAACCAGCGTCTGAATGATAATGCCTCCAAGTGGGGTGGTGTAATCCAGACCAAGTTTACCTTCTGATAAACTACTCATAGGTTGAGTGAAACCACCCCTTTCTGGGGTGGTTTTTTTATGTTATAAACTTCTTAACCAAATCTTAGTGGACTTCTCCTTTCGGATCTTCTATAATTTCGGAGAAGTCTATTTTACTTCTAACAAATTTTTATGAAACTTAAACACATTTTTGCAATTGGTCTTCTTGCTGCACCTACTGCTGCACTTGCAGGAACGACTTTGAACGGTGCTGGTGCCACCTTCCCCGCACCAATTTATCAACGCTGGTTCCAAGATTATGCACGAACTTCTGGGAGTAGGGTTAATTATCAGTCCGTTGGTTCTGGTGCTGGTGTTCGTCAATTCCTTGCGGGCACAGTTGACTTCGGGGCAAGTGATGAACCAATCAAAGCATCAGAAGCCGCTAAAGTAAAGCGTGGTGTTGTTCAGATCCCTATGGTGGGTGGAACGATTGCGATTGCCTATAACAAACCAGGATGCACTTTGAAACTCACTCAGAAGCAAACTGTAGACATCTTTGCTGGACGTATTAAGGATTGGAAGGCACTTGGTTGTGCTGCTGGTCCTATTCGCACCGTATATCGTGCAGATGGTTCTGGAACTACCTTTGCCTTTACCAACTCCCTGGATGCCTTTGGTGGTTGGACTGCTGGTGTAGGTAAGGCAGTTAAGTGGCCTACTGGTATTGGTGCAAAAGGTAATGAAGGTGTTTCTGGCACTGTTAAGACTACTCCTGGATCTATTGGTTATGTGAACACTGGATTTGTAAAGGTAAATAAACTCCAAGCAGCAGCACTTCAAAACAAGGCAGGTAAGTTTGTTCTTCCTACTGCAGCTTCTGGTTCTACCGCACTGAATGGTATCAAACTGGATGCAAACCTTGCTGGTGAAAATCCCAATCCTGCTGGTGCAAATGCTTATCCAATTTCTACTTTGACTTGGGTTCTTGCTTATAAGACTGGCAATGGTGCCAAGACAAATGATATCCGTGCTGCTCTTAATTATGCTCTGAGTTCTAAGGCACAATCGATTGCTGATGATCTTGGATATGTTCCTTTGAGTGGTTCTGTGCTTAACAAAGCAAGGATTGCTGTTGGGCGTATTGGTCAGTAAATTCAAACAAAACTTTGAGTGGGGGCTTGACGCCCCTTTATTTTTCCTATATAATTGTGTAACAATTCGTAATAAAACGAAAATGACTGTAACAAAAAATGAGTTTGGGCAAATGAATATGTTTGCCAAAGAACCTTCGATGTATATGTCAAAGGAAGATCTTGAGCGTTATGGTATTGAACCCTATGCTGAGAAAGCGGAGAAAATGAATGGACGTTGGGCTATGGTCGGTTTTGTTGCTGGGATCATTTCTTATTCTATCACTGGCAACTTCTTCTTCGGAATCTTCTGAGGGTTGACAATGACCTCAATCATCTTTACAATTACTAGTGTTGCCTTTTTTGTTTTACTGGCACACTCCGTAAATCAACTTTCTGAAACTTACTGATGACTACTTATAACATTACTCTTCAACATCCTGATGGCACTGAAAATGTAATTCAGTGCGAAGATGACCAATACATTCTGGAAGCTGCTGAAGAAGCAGGTCTTGAACTGCTTTACTCTTGCCGTGCTGGTGCTTGTTCTTCTTGTGCTGGTAAATTGGTAAGTGGCACTGTTGATAATAGTGAGCAATCTTTTCTGGATGATGATCAAATCGATGATGGATTTATTCTTACTTGTGTGGCATATCCTACCAGCGATTGTGTGATCCTTACTGAACAGGAAGAAAACCTGTGAGTGCTGGAATGTTAGGGCAATTTGCTATTGCTCTTGAAAAACTTGGATGGGACGCTAACGATGAACTCTCTGTAGAGATCGGTGGTGTAGCGGTAACAGGAACTGCAACTCATCCAGATGCTAATGAGAAATGGGCAAAACCATTTGGGACCGTAACTTATCACAATGATGCTTTCATTGTGATTAAAAACAAAACCAGAAGTCCTATGGTATTTTCCCAACCCAATCCTGAACTTAAACAACAACACCCCTATACTGGAGGAAACTAAAATGAAAAATCTTTTTACTGAGAAAGCAGAACGTATTAATGGTTTGGCTGCTATGATTGGAATTATTGCTGCAATGGGTTCCTATGCCGTAACTGGTCAAATTATCCCTGGAGTATTCTGATTATGATTCGTGACATTTATAATAAAATCATTAACAATAATAAAGGACAAGGTGTGGAGGTTCCTATGCGTAAAGAAAAATACGTTATCCCCCAAGTTGAATTTGTATTTCGTGAGAATGGTGAGTTTGTAACTCGTAAATCCGCAGAACTGTTCGATGGAAAGCGTGTGGTCGTGTTTAGTTTGCCTGGTGCTTTCACTCCTACTTGCAGTGCCTATCAGCTACCTGGATTCGAAGAGAGATACGACGACTTTATTGGTCTTGGCATCGACGATATTTACTGCATCTCTGTTAATGATGGGTTTGTGATGAATGCTTGGGCACAAGACCAGAACATTGAAAAAGTAAAACTCATTCCAGACGGCAATGCTTACTTCACACGTTCTATGGGAATGCTTGTCAATAAGTCTAACCTTGGTTTCGGAGATCGCTCTTGGCGTTATGCTATGGTTGTGGATAACGGAGTCATCAGTAAACTTTTCCTTGAGGAGGGTATGCGTGACAACTCCGATACGGATCCATATGTGGAGAGCACTCCAGAAAACGTTTTTGAATATATTAAATCCACAATCTTAGAAAAAGAATTGGTGTGATGTTGAGGAGGGTTTAAACCCTCCTTTTTTAATAAATAGATTTGCTGAATAGGTAATCGTATGAAAGTAGATCTTCACAACTTCTTTTTAAATTATGATCCTAAAAATCCAAAGCATGTTGCTGCAGTAGAACAACTAGAAGTGGATTTGTCCAGTAAAGAACCTGATTTACTTGAAGATACTTCAAACTGGGTTAGAATTTTTAGAACTAAAGTTGATCCAGTTATTCCTGGAATTTTAAATGTTCCCTATTTTCCACAAACTGATAATTACAGAGATGCTGATCGCACTTGTAATTCTTCCTCTTGTGCAATGTGTTTAGAATATTTTAAACCAGGCACTCTCAAAGGAGCAAAGGGAGATGATGCTTACATTCAGAAAGTATTTGCCATTGGTGATACAACTAATCACGATGTTCAAACCCGTGTTCTTAAGGATTACGGAGTTAATTCTGATTTTAGGTATAATCTTGGGTTTTCTGACCTTGATCGTGAGTTGTCTGCTGGGAGACCCGTTGCTATTGGCATACTCCACAGGGGCACTCTTTCTTCTCCTACTGGCGGTCACATATGTGTAGTGATTGGAAAGAAGGGTGAAGACTACGTTGTAAATGATCCTTATGGTTCTCTGAATGATGGTTATACAGGACCTGTTACAAATGGTAAAGGTGCTGTTTACAAGAAGTCTGACCTTATGTATCGTTGGTTGACTAAAGGTAAAGATAAGACTGGTTGGGGTAGAATTTTCAAATGACAATTAAATTCATTGATGCAGTAAAAAACCATAAGGATTTACCTCACCAAAATGATGCCTGGGCATTTCTTCAAGCAACTGTTCATAAAGAAGTTTTAGATGAGTTTTCAAGAAGATTTAGAAATGAAAAGATAGACCCTACTCTAGAAGGACTTCCAATTCCTGGTGTAGATTTAATAAAAAAGTTTGAAGGATGCCATTTAAAATCATATTACGATCCTCTTACTGGAGGACTTCCTATCACGATTGGGTGGGGAAGCACTCGCAGAAAAGATGGAACTCGTTTTATGATTGGGAATACTATTACTCAAGATGAAGCAGATGATCTACTTTATTATCAACTGCGCCGTGAGTTCCTTCCTTCATTACAAAAAATACCTTATTGGAGAGAGATGAATGAAAATCAACAAGGCGCAATTCTTAGCTTTGCTTATAATCTTGGCGCTGATTTTTATGGAAGCCCTAACTTTAATACGATAACCAAAGCACTCAAGGAAAAGAGATGGGGTGATGTTCCTGCTGCTTTAGAACTTTATCGCAATCCTGGAACAAACGTGGAGGCAGGATTACTTCGTAGAAGAAAGGCAGAAGGTGCTCTGTGGTCTAAAAAGTAGTTCAGTAAGGTTTAGCAATACCCTCATTTAACATTTTTTCATTAATGGTTACTGGGTCTCCCACAAAATAAAGAGTTCCAAGTATTCTTCCATACTTATCTTCTTTTGTTGTTTCAATTACCCACTCTCCTTCACGGGAGAGTTCTTTTTTTAACCACTCTTTTGCCGCTAATCCTTTTGCCTTTTCTTCTAAATTTAAGGTCTTTGTTTCTGCTGTATTGATGCCTTTCAGACGAACTCTGTGAGATAGTGTAATACCAAATCCTAAATCAATATCTAAATCTACAGTGTCTCCATCAATGACTCTGGTGATCTTCTTGATCTTGTATTGATACATTTAATTCATCTGTTGCTTCTTTAAGTATGTAGTAGATTATCCAAGCAACTCCAAGCAATCCAATACCTAACATTATAATCACTGACCAAACTACTTCACTCATTTTTATTATCCTCAGGTTTCCTCTTAAGGTCCGCTTTAAGGGCGATGATAGTTGCAAGTAGAGACATTAGAGTTTGAACGGATTCTGAAGTATTATCGTCACACTTACTGGGTGGTTTTGCTCCAGTTTGATTAAATGCTTTGACTAGATACAAGTAATGAAGACTTGTCATTACTTTAAAATTACAAATTATATAATTTGTAAAGGTCATACCAACGATTGATGCTGCGACAAAAGCAACTAACATTGGGACAATATTGTCAAGGGTGGGGTATTTAATTTTCATCTTCCTTCTTGTTTATGTATCCAAGTCTTCAATTCATCTAAATATTTTCTTAACATTTCTGCTTTTGCGAGGTGCCACTCATCACCGCTCTTGAAGTATTCTTGCGTGTGATTGTCGATGGCTTTTAGAATATTATGGATAGGAGCATTCCAAGGCTCACGCTTTGGAGTATTCCATTCTCTTGGCATAATTCCTCACTTTTTCTTTCCGCCGTTCTTTGCTTTCTTCGCAGTCGCATTACCTTGATTTTGTTTTGAAGGTCCTTTTTTTCCCTTCTTGTTAGGCGACTTAGACATTATTAGTCCTTATGATACATGAGTATTTATGGCATTGACATACTTATAAAAAGTATGATAGTATAAAAAAAAATTTATTAGTATGCCATCTTCGATAAATGTATTCAATGATATGATCAAAGATCATCTGCAAATAATTAATCCAAGCACAGTTTTGGATGTAGGTGCAGGTGCAGGAAAGATGGGATATCTTTGTAGAGAAGCAGTTAAACATTCTCGAATAGATTGTATAGAGCCAACCGAATCTTATATCGATACGTATAAATTAAATACAATTTATAATAAGGTTTATAATACATCAATTCAAGATTTTGCAACAAAACATTGTCAAAATAGATATGATTTAGTTATTTTTGGCGATATCTTAGAGCATTTATTTCGTTCTGAAGCCATTGATTGTTTGGACTTTATTCTCTATAGAACAAATTGGGCAATGATTGTTTGGCCCACAAACTTACCTCAAGATGATTGGGGAGATAATACTTATGAAATTCATAAATCAAATTTTAAATTAAATGATATTGCTTCAAAATTTGATGTTCTTTACTATAAGAAAAAGTTTTTGGGGTATCACAATAATAATTCTGAATATCCTTCTTATGAACTTAATTATTGTCTTATGAGAGGACACGCTGCTAAGAGAAATATTTCCTTGTAATCGAAAAATTTGGGGAAGACCCCTTGACTTCCTTTTCAGGAAGTGTTATGATAAATACAACATCAAGTTAAGAACTGTTACAACTTCTTAATCTTTGTGCTCCCGTTAACCGAGACCTATGGGAGGGTAAATCACGTCTCTCATATCCACACTGGAGGGTGGTGTGGAACATAATGATACTAGTTCGTCCCCCCGAACTCATATCTAACACTCTTACAAATGACTGCTACAATTTCACGTCAACGACAACTTAATACTTGGGACCAGTTCTGTAACTGGGTTACCTCAACCGACAATCGTCTTTATGTCGGGTGGTTCGGAGTCCTTATGATTCCTTGCCTTCTCGCTGCTACAACTTGCTTCATTATTGCATTCATCGGTGCTCCCCCTGTGGACATTGATGGCATCCGCGAACCAGTTGCTGGTTCTCTGATGTATGGAAACAACATCATCTCTGGTGCCGTTGTTCCTTCTTCTAATGCTATCGGACTTCACTTCTATCCTATCTGGGAAGCTGCTTCACTTGATGAGTGGCTTTATAATGGTGGACCTTTCCAACTTGTTGTATTCCACTTCCTCATTGGCATCTATGCTTATATGGGTCGTGAATGGGAACTCTCCTATCGTTTAGGTATGCGTCCTTGGATCTGCGTTGCTTACTCGGCACCTGTTGCTGCTGCTTCTGCTGTATTCCTTGTATATCCTTTCGGTCAAGGTTCTTTCTCTGACGCTATGCCACTTGGCATTTCTGGTACTTTTAACTACATGCTCGTATTCCAGGCAGAACATAACATTCTGATGCACCCCTTCCATATGCTTGGAGTTGCTGGTGTGTTCGGTGGTTCACTGTTTTCTGCGATGCACGGTTCTCTGGTTACTTCTTCACTGGTTCGTGAAACCACTGAGAACGAGTCACAGAATTATGGTTATAAGTTCGGACAAGAAGAAGAGACATACAACATCGTTGCTGCTCACGGGTATTTTGGTCGCCTTATTTTCCAATATGCTTCCTTTAATAACTCGCGTTCGCTTCACTTCTTCCTTGCTGCCTGGCCCGTTGTAGGCATCTGGTTTACTGCTCTTGGTGTTTCCACGATGGCTTTTAATCTCAACGGACTGAATTTTAACCAGAGCATTCTGGATAGTCAGAACCGTGTGGTTAATACTTGGGCTGATGTTCTCAACCGTGCTGGACTTGGTATGGAAGTGATGCACGAGAGAAACGCACATAACTTTCCTTTAGACCTTGCTGCTGCTGAAGCAACTCCTGTTGCTCTCACTGCACCTTCTATTGGTTGATAAACAACTCTTATCAAAATGGGGTCCTTCGGGACCCTTTTTTATTGCTAAATAGTTAAAGTTATGCTATAATAACTTTAACAACTAAAAACGATTATGAAAACTTGTAAAATCTGCAATCAACTAAAACCACTTACGGATTTTTATCAAACCGTAAGAAATGGAAAACCATATGGTCATCACGGAAAATGTAAATCTTGCTATGTAAAAAAACAACAAGAGAATTATGACCCTATTAAAAAACGAGATGAAAACTTGAAAAGAGTTTATGGTATTGGTATTGAAGAATATAATATTCTTTTAGAAAAACAAGGACATAAATGTGCTATTTGCAAATCTACCGACCCAAAAGGCAGAAAATCTGGTAGAGGTGGTGGAGTAGATGTTTTCTATGTTGACCACAATCATAAAACTGGTGAAGTAAGAGGTCTTCTTTGTAATGTTTGTAATAGGACGATTGGATATGTTAATGAAGATGTTGAGTTGATTAAGAGTATGATTGATTATGTTAAAAGGCATAAAGACGATTGAATACATAAATACCTAAAAAGTATCGATACAAATGAAAACTTTTAGAGGGTTTATATTGGAGTGTGAATTGATTGAAATGGCTCAAAGAGAAAAACTTCCCGTAGGCAAAATGCTCAAGCAGGCTGCAAGACATAAAGACCCAGAACGAGTTGCAAGAATGGGTGAGGTTGCTGACAAGTATGATCCTGAAAAGTCCAAAAGAAAAGAGGAAGATAATAGACGAACAGGAGGACGTAAAAGAGATGCGGGAAGACCTAGAAGTAATGAACTTCAGGATAATTGGTAAATTAAGATCTTCTTGATATTTGAGAGACCCGAAAGGGTCTCTTTTTTATGAGCACTAACACCCATTGACATCCTCCATAAAAAACCTTATAATAAATATTACAAATCGTTAAGGAGATTATGGTTTCATCTACAATTTCTCAACCTATTCAACAAAGGGGGTGGTTCGATGTCCTGGATGACTGGCTTAAACGAGATCGCTTTGTCTTTGTGGGTTGGTCTGGATTACTTCTTTTTCCCACTGCTTATTTGGCCCTTGGTGGTTGGCTTACTGGCACAACGTTTGTTACAAGCTGGTACACCCACGGGTTGGCGTCTTCTTATCTTGAAGGCGCTAATTTTCTCACAGCAGCTGTTTCGACGCCTGCAGATGCTATGGGTCATTCTCTTCTTCTACTTTGGGGTCCTGAGTCTCAAGGGGATTTTGTCAGGTGGTGCCAACTTGGGGGACTCTGGACTTTTGTGGCGCTCCACGGAGCCTTTGCTCTCATAGGTTTTATGCTCCGCCAGTTTGAGATCGCTCGTCTGGTAGGTATCCGTCCTTATAACGCAATCGCATTCTCTGGTCCTATCGCAGTATTTGTTTCTGTATTCCTGATGTATCCACTGGGTCAATCCAGTTGGTTCTTTGCTCCATCCTTTGGGGTGGCAGCAATCTTCAGGTTCCTACTGTTCCTTCAGGGTTTCCACAACTGGACCCTCAACCCCTTCCATATGATGGGAGTTGCTGGTATACTAGGAGGAGCACTGCTCTGTGCAATTCATGGAGCAACTGTAGAAAATACATTATTTGAAGATGGAGATCAAGCGAACACATTCAAGGCATTTGAACCAACACAAGAGGAAGAGACCTATTCAATGGTTACAGCAAACCGTTTTTGGTCACAGATTTTCGGCATTGCTTTTAGTAATAAGCGTTGGCTTCATTTTTTCATGCTGTTTGTACCTGTCATGGGGTTATGGACTAGTAGCATTGGTATTATCGGTCTGGCTCTTAATCTTCGTGCTTACGACTTTGTAAGTCAGGAAATCAGGGCTGCAGAAGATCCTGAGTTTGAAACCTTCTACACGAAGAACATTCTACTCAATGAAGGTCTTCGTGCTTGGATGGCACCTACAGATCAACCTCATGAGAACTTTGTGTTCCCAGAGGAAGTTCTACCGCGAGGTAACGCACTGTGAACGCTCAGTATTTTCTATACTTAGTTCTATTTGTATTTGCTCTTATCATTATTCTCAATGAGGATCACGATAATGATGATGATCAAGACGGGGGTATTTTACAACCCGTCTATTCACAAGGACAAAGTTAAAAATAAATAAGAGGAGTTCTCTGAACTCCTTTTTTTTATGTTATTCATTCTCATAAGTTTCATACTCTTCGGATTTTTTATGTTTATTATGTCTATTACACAAGATTTATGAAACGTATAATTTTTGCTATTCTTTTGGTTTTATTCTTTGTTCCATTAGAGTCTCAAAATAAAACTCTGAACAATTATGGAGTGAAGGATAGAACAATCACACCAACGTTGATAAGTAATACAGTTTCTAATATTCCTATCACAAAGGAAATGAGTTATAAGAAACTGGAAACTTTAGTCCCTTATATCATAAAAGCAAGTCAGCAATTTAATATTCCAGAAAATGTTCTTGCTGCAGTTCTTTATGAGGAGATATTGCACCGCAAACCAGTTGATGTAAAGACCTTTGGAGTTGCGCAGATGGGAGTTCAGGAGTTAGTTATTCAAGGACTTCCACCAAAGAAGCAACTACTAGAAGATGATGAAGTATCTGTATGGTTACTTGCAAGCAAACTTCGCCGCCTTCAAAAGGAAACAGGTTCTTTAAAGACTGCGATTATATTGCATAATGGGTATTATGATTATTATGAGTCTATAAAAAAATCTGCAAAGGACACTAAAATATTATCTCTTTTAGAGCAACGTACTAGTAGAAAAACATTATTTGTCTAATGATTACCTCCGAAACTCCATACAAACTAGCAGAAATTATAAGAGATACTTGGCCAGGTCTTTACAGAAATCCACGAGTGTCTTATAATACTAAAAACAATATACAAGATGAACGAATATTGGATCGTAACAGAAAATAAGACTGGAAGAATTATTGCTCACTGTGGGGATATTAATGATGCGATAATGATGGTTTCTTTTGATCCTCAACATCGCTCATATAGTCGTCATCGTTTTCTTATGGATCAGGTAATTGATATAACTTCGACTACTGATAAACAACTTCCAGGTCAACAAGGACTTCCTGCAGGTAAAGTAGAACAACTCAATCCTCATAGGGAAAAACTTCCAGAAGGACAACAAGAACCTGTAGTTGTATGAATAAAATAAAAAAAGTTATTGAATTCTTTGAAAGAGACTCTGATATTACTTTATATGATGAGTGGCATTACATTTATATCACTATTAAAGAATGTATTAAAATATTAAAAAGTAATTAAATAATATGATAAAAGTATTATTCTTTGGTATAGAAACAAAAGATCATATGTGCGAATATGATTTTATCGTAAATGAATTACTTCCTAGTCAAGTTGAACGGGACGATTATTTTCTATCATTAGAAAATATTAAAAATACTACTGAAAAATTTGATATTTTTGTATATTTCTGTAGAGAACCTCAAAATTATTCTTGGAGTTATATACCTACTTATAATGAAGTTTTAGAGGCTGTATTAAAAACAAATCCAGAAATTATAATACAATTATCTGATGAGTTTGTGAGTGAAGATTTGCAAGATCATAATAAATTAGCAAATTACTGTCAATTATTTTTAAGAAATTATCATCATAAAAATTATTTTTATACTGATAATACTGTGCATATTCCACTTGGTTATACGAATGAATGTAAAGTATTTCAAGAAAAGAAAGATTTAAATTGGTCTTTTTTGGGTGAGATTAAATCCGATAGATCCAAAATGATTACAAGTTTTTTAAACATTCCAAATCATTTTGTTGGTAGGTCTATGCCAAAAGATGAAATGTGTAAAATATATTCTAGATCAATTTTCGTTCCATGCGGCCGCGGTAATTCTTCTTTGGATTGTTTTAGACTTTATGAGGCATCTATGAATGGGGCTATTCCTGTTGTAGTTGGTTCTAAAAAAGAAATAGAAACTACATTTAAATATGAAAAAAATCCTCCTTGGATTTTTGCAACTTCTTGGGAGGATGCAGTTAAGACGTGTAAAGATTTATTGAATGATGAAGAAAAAATAATATCAATTAGAGCAGATATTTTATTATGGTGGCAAAATAGAATTAATGATATAAAAAAGATAGTTGAAAAATGTCTGATAGAAAATTCAGTAAATAAATTAAAAAACTTTCCGAAAATATATTGCGTAAGTTTGGAAGAAAATTCTCTTCGAAGGAATATGTTATTAAGTGAATTTTCTAAATATGATATAGCAGAAATTAATTTTTTGTTATCTAAAAAATATCCAGATAATAATCATATAATAGAATCTGATTATTTGGATGATGATATAGTTAATTTGAGAGGTGCTGACTGCACGGCGTCTCACATCAATATGTTAAATAAATGGATAGAAGATACTGATGATGACTATGCATTCTTCTGTGAGGATGATTTAAGTTTAGAAACAGTTTCTTATTGGAATTTTACTTGGGACGAATTCTATAGTAAACTGCCAAAAGATTGGGAGTGTATTCAGTTATTCATTATAAGTGATCATTTTAAAGTTGAGTCTCTTGAAATAGCACCAAGAATGTGGAATTTTTGGGGAGCAACTGCTTATCTTATGAAAAAAGATTATGCTAAAAAGATAGTTAATACTTATTATAAGAATAATAAATATGTTCTTAATCCCATAAACGAAACTCCAATACATTGTTATTGGAATCCTGATTGGATGTTTCCTGATCAATCAATTGTAAGTGTTGAGTGCTGTTTATTTCATCATAAACTTCCAATTGTAGAAAATATTCTTTTTACTGGGATTGGAAAAGTATATAATTGTCCGATATTTATTGAAAATATTTCTATAGATTCTACTTTTGTTTCTGGGCATAAGTTTGGACATTTAGAATCTCATGAATCTATTTTGAATTCTTGGAGATTGCACAAACAAAATAAATTATCATTGCAGTTTATGGATTAATTAAAGGAGAATATTTAAATGAATTTTACAGTTTATTCGAAGCAAGGTTGCCCATATTGCGTAAAGATCAAACAAGTGCTAGAATTGGCAGGTCTTGATCACGTAGTTTACACTCTTGGAAGCGATTTTAATAGGGATCAATTTTACGAACAGTTTGGTTTAGGTTCTACTTTTCCGCAAGTTGTTTTAAACGATCATGAAAATCTGGGCGGATGCTCTGATACAGTCCAATACTTACAGGAGAAAAAACTAGTTTAATGGAAACTAATTTTTACGAAGTTTATAATGACGTAGAAAAAGCAATCGATTTTGCTTTTCAGGGAAAATTTGTTTTGAAATTTTATGATTATTTAAAAATTCGTAAAACAAAAAGATGTGAAGTTGAGGGATTTATCAAAAGTTTCACCGCAAATGAAATCGATAGTCTTGTTAGAGATTTAGATGATTATATTGAAGGTGGTTCAGATGAAATTCATAAACAACTTCGTGAAGGTTATGGGCATATCCCAAAACCGCAAGCAAGGAAAATTAGAAATTATTTGTCTAGTATTTTAGAAGATGCCTGGAAATATAATTATGATAAACGACCAGGAAGGCGCAAAAAGAAAACTAAATAAGTTAGATCCTCATATTAATCGGGGATTTGAATTGATGTTAAGAACACATAATAGAAAGGAGAGGCCATCAAGACCAAAAACATTTCACATTCGTTTTGGTAAGATGTTATCTCTCTTTCGAAGAGAGATACATTTAAGTTTTGATTTTCATTTAGATATTACTAAGAAGTAACTCTCGGAGAAAAACAATGTTAGCAGTAGCTCTTACTCTAGGAACATTAATATCAATTATGTTTTTCTTTATGGGAGGCGTTTTGGGTTGGATGTTAAAGCAATATACATTTGAAAAAAATTATGTTGCATATACTCACCCAGAAATGTTTGATAATAATGGCAATTTAATACCCGATGAAATTTTAGCAGTAAGGTTTGAAAATGACTATGATAGCGACGACAACGAAGAAGAAGACGACGAATAGTGCTCCTATTCCTAAACTTCAACCCAATCCATTTCAGCACGAAATTTTAGAACTTGCTTCGAAGCAGAGAAGCAATACGAAAAAAATAGAAGTTCTCAAAGAATATCGTAATGATGGTCTTGTGACTCTTTTCATCATGAATTACGATGAAAGTGTAATTAGTGCTCTTCCACCAGGTCCAGTTCCTTATGCTGGTGCTGAAGATCAGACTTCCCTTGGTGGAAATATGACTGACATGATTATGAGTAAGGCAAAAAATGAAGGTATGAAGAGTAATGGATATTACGGGACTGAAAGTTTTGCCGAGGATATGTTAAAGACTTCTATTCGTAATGAGTATAAGAACTTTTACATTTTTGTGAAAGGTGGGAGTAATTCAATGTCTCAGATGCGTAAGGAGAATATCTTTATTAATATGCTACAAGGACTTCATCCCCTTGAAGCAGAATTGATGTGCCTTGTAAAAGATAAGAAACTTACCGATAAATATAAAATATCTTTTGATGTTATAAAAGAAGCATATCCCGATATTGTTTGGGGAGGACGTTCGTGAGTAGACTTCGTGATGTAGTAAAAAAGGCGCAGGAGAATTCTATGGCTGATGAAAAACGAGAGAATGGAAATAATTCTGCGCAATATGGTTGTGATATTCTTCTCCAAAAAACAACTCTGGAGCAGGCAAAGGATAAAAGTTTTCCAAATGATGCATATTTAATTTGGTATAACGTAGGTGAAGAACAATGCCTTGATCTAGTTAGAGGTTCTAGAGTTCGTATTTTTGATATGTATTATGATAAGTATGGTCCTGGTGCAGTTAAAAAAATTGACTGGGGATATGGAACAGTAAGCCCTAAGATGTGGGGATATAAAGAACCTGAGAAGAAGAAAAGACGATGAGTAATGGTTTTGGAAGTGAAAAAGTAAAAGTTTCTTTAAGTGAAGCAGAACTAAATAAACTGATTAAAAAATATAAAGGTCTTCGTAAATATATGAAATCCCCACTTTACCAAGTTAAGGTAATGGATGGAACTGAAACTGTAGTTTCGGAACTCATGGATGAATATAACCAAGACCCCATAGATTTGTAGGAAAAAAATTGATGGGAAAGCATTATCTACTTAACTTGTATGGATGCTCGTTTGTCCTTTTGGACGACGAGCGTTGTCTTATAGACTTACTAGAAAACGCGGCGGCTGCTAGTGGCGCTACGGTAATTCAAACTATTTCAAAAAAGTTTGAACCACAAGGAGTTACAGTTTTATGTCTTTTATCTGAAAGTCATATTAGTATTCATACTTGGCCTGAGGATGGTAAAGCGGCAGTGGATGTCTATACTTGCGGAGATTGCAATCCAAAGATTGGTTGTGATATAATTATTCAGCAGTTATATGCTACTAGTCATACGTTAAGTTATATTGAACGGTAGTCTTTTATACAAAACTTTCCGGTAAATATTAATAACGTTCATCCCTATGGGACGGAAGTAAGCCGACGCGGAACGGATCGTTCATTCGCTATTCGCAAATAGCGAACGCAAACGCCGACTGAAGGAACGCTCTTTAGCCTCAAAATTAAGGAGAACCCTAATGTCAAAAGTTGTATATCGTGGTGTTGAATACGATACCACAAATCGTCCAAATCAAAAATTTAAAATTGAACCTCACGTAGAAATCTATCGCGGATCAATGTTTTATGTTGATGAAAATGGAAACAAACTCCATATGGAAAAATCCAAAGGAGGTGTGAAATGAATACCTACTTTGTTAGTTACCTAAAGAAAAAAGCAAAGAAGGAAAAACTTCTTAAAGATGCACAATTAAATATGGCAAAGCAACCACAAGTTGCATAAATTACTGGAGGATTGACAATCCTCCTTTTTTTATGTAAAATCAAAGAAAACTAATTCGCCAATGAATGTTGAAAAAGTTAAATTAATTATCAAGAATATGGAATTATTAGTTCAAGCTCTTCAATTGGAAATTGAAGAAGCAGAAAAGAAACCTAATAATGTCATTAAATTAGATGAGTTGTTCGGCAATCGCCAAGATAATTTGAGTGATTATGAACCAGACTATTACGAGGAACCATAATGTATGAAGATTTAACCGCTTTTGAAAGAGCACTTGCTAGATTTGGGGATAAGGTCCAATATGTAATTGGACTTGAGATTACCAATAGAATGAGTCCTGAGACTGCATATCAGGAAATTAAAGAGATGATGAAGGAACTTAAAAAACTTCGTAAAAAAGAAAAAGAAACTTGGGAGATTGAAACTGAATGAAACCTATTAAAGCAAAGGATCTACTAGAACTTGACAAGCATCTTGAAGTGGTTAAACTTCAGGGGTATCCCATTCCAGAACAAGTCATTTGGCAGGCAGGAAAGGGTGACTATTCTGAGGTTCCGATTCATAAGGTTCAAGTTCCTAATAATCATGAATGTGGTGAATGGATTGTTGAGCAACTACTTGCGAATGACAGAGGTCACTGGGGTCCGATTGAACATCCTGGAATTACTTTTTCTTGTTCCGGATTTGTTCATAACGTAATTGTTCAGGCAAGAACTCACCGTATTGGAACAAGTTGGGATGTTCAATCTCAGAGATATACTGGAAAGCGTGTCGTTAAAGTTGCCAAGAAAGAACTTGATATTGAAGAGGTCTTCTACGTGCGTCCTGAGGGGTTCTACACCAACCGTAAGGGTAAGAAGTATGAATGGACTCAACAGCACCGCCAACGCAAACTAGGGCGCATTCTGAGTGAGTGTGAGGAGTATTATGAGTATTATGAACAGGGAATGTGTGAAGAACATATTCGTGATTACCTTCCTCAGGCAATTCGTCAGAACTTTGTAGTTTCATTCAATCTTAGATCTGTTCTTCACTTTATGGATCTTCGCTCAAAATTAGATGCTCAACTTGAAATTCAAGCATTGTGTGATGCAATTGCTCCACATCTGAAACTATGGGCACCAAATGTTTGGACATATTATGAAGAAAAGAGACTACATAAAGCAAGACTTTCTCCCTGATTCATATGAAAACATGGTGCATTAAAGATCATCTTACAGGACATGTATTTAAAACTCTTATGACTGAAGAAGAGTTTCAACAATTCCTCAAAGAAAATCCAGACTTTGATGAGTGCGTTGATTGTATAGAATGTGACGATGCACCGTCAATTTGTATTGAATAAATAAATTCACATAATATGGAGTTTTAAATTGGCAACATATCCCGTTATTAATAAGACCACAGGTGAACAAAAAGAAGTTAATATGAGTGTTCACGATTGGGATCAGTGGAAAAAAGATAATCCAGATTGGGATAGAGATTGGTCTGACCCTTCAACTTGCCCTTCCTCCGGCGAGGTAGGAGATTGGAGAGATAAGCATATCAATAAAAATCCCGGATGGGGAGAGGTTCTCAAAAAAGCATCAAAAGCAGGCGCTAGTAAATCACAAATTTAATTCACCAATATGGCAAGAAGAAGAAAGAGCAGTGGCGACATTCAACCCATTGGTATTGGGATGACCAATGCTAGGGCAATGCGTAAAAGAAAAAACCAGATTAATATTGAAAATCTTTTAGAGATTGATCCTTTAACAGATAATCAGACAAAATTATTCGACTCCTTCGATACGGGGAAAAATATTGTCGCTTACGGTGCAGCAGGAACTGGTAAAACTTTTATCACCCTATACAAGGCACTTTGTGATGTTCTTAATGAAAGAACTCCTTATGATAAAATTTATATCGTAAGATCTCTTGTTGCTACTCGTGAGATTGGATTTCTTCCAGGAGATCACGAAGATAAGTCATCGCTTTATCAAATTCCATATAAGAATATGGTGAAGTTTATGTTTCAGATGCCAGATGATGCGGCATTCGAAATGCTTTATGGTGGTCTAAAAACACAAGGAACAATCAGTTTTTGGTCAACTTCTTTTATTAGAGGAACAACTCTGGATAATGCAATCATTATCGTTGATGAATTCCAGAACTTGAATTTCCACGAATTGGATTCTATTATTACTCGTGTTGGACAAGATTCTAAAATTATGTTCTGTGGTGATGCAACTCAATCAGATCTCTTGAAAACAAACGAAAAGAATGGTATTATTGATTTTATGAAGATCTTAAGAATTATGCCTTCTTTTGATGTTATTGAGTTTGGTGCAGAAGATATCGTTCGTTCTGGTCTATGTAAAGAGTATATTCTTGCTAAAATGGAATTAGGATTGTAATGTTTAATCATATTGAATTGGATCTTCCGACATTAGATCGGGAATTAATTGATGGAGTTCGTTATTACAAATTACCAAACGGATCTAAAAAGTTAGTATCTATTACGTCAGTCACAAGCAATTTCAAAAAAGAATTCTTTGAGTCCTGGCGTAAAAAGGTTGGCGAAGTAGAAGCAAATCGAATTACTAAAAAGGCAACGAGTAGAGGAACTGATGCTCATACATTAATTGAGTATCATCTTAAAAATCTGAAATGCACTTCTGATGTTCTTCCTATATCAGAAATGTTATTTCAGATTTCTATTCCTACTCTAAGACGTATAAATAATATTCACGCATTGGAAGGTTCTCTTTATAGTGAATTTTTAGGTATTGCAGGAACAGTTGACTGTATTGCAGAATTTGATGGAGAACTTGCGATAATTGATTTTAAAACCTCAGCAAAACCAAAACCAAGAGATTGGATTGAAGGATACTTTGTCCAATGTTGTGCATATGCTTGTATGCTTCACGAATTAACTGGATTGTCAGTTAAAAAATTTGTGATCATTATGGCGTGTGAAAATGGTGAATGTGTTGTTTATGAGGAATATGATAAGACGAAATACATAAAACTTCTTGTCAAATACATTAAAAAGTTTGTTAATGACAAACTTCAACAAATTTCTTGACTTTCTTTAATCAAAGAACTATAATATTGCAATCGTTTATGAGTTAAAAAATTGTCACCTACAATCTTAGAGTTAATGGAGAACACAATCGAAAAAGAGTTTGAAAAAGTTTTAGAAGAAAAATTTTATTGCCCCACTAAATTTGCTCAAGAAGTAGAAAAAATAGTCCAAGAAAATCCCGATGTCAATTATATTGATGCTGTGATTATTTTTTGTGAAAGGAATAAGATAGATTTAGAGTCAGTTCCTAAACTTCTTTCAAAACCATTGAAAGAAAAAATTAAGTTTCAAGCAATGGAACTCAACTTTTTGAAAAAAACTTCACGAGCACGTTTAGTATTTTGAAATTGGATCCTCTAAATTGTTATAAAACATATCTTGCTCTCAAAAATCATTTCACAAAACCAAATTACGATTATCAAAAATATTGCGGAAAAGTAAAAGCATCCCTTCAAGCTTTCTATAAGCGTAAAGATAGGATGTGGTTTGAAAAAATGAGTCGACAAAAAACTGACGAAGAGATTATTAATTTTTTTGTTGCCAATTTTGTTTGTTGTGATGATCCACAGTCTCTTTGGATTGGTGAAATTATAAGAGATGGTGAAACTAGATATAAGAATTGGAAAAAAAGAACCGAGTCGATTTCTTATTTCTTTAAAGAGGAAATCGATACGGTTTTTACGTCTAAGAATTTTGAGAATATGTTTATGATCGATGGTAATAAACATCCTCAACTGTTAAAGGAACATCTTCAAGGGAAGATTTCTCTTGAGACTATGGTTATCTTGAACAACATTCTTAACTATAAAACAGACTTCGATAAAAAACTTCAAGATCCTGTATGGGAATTCGTTTCCCTAAGGATTTTAAAATATTCTTCCTTCCTACATACAGATATATTTAAGTGTAAAAAAATGTTAAAGGAGTGTGTATTATGAGTTTCTTTGACTCTGAAGTTGTGAGAGCAGAGATGTCCGAGATCTCTGAACTCCAGGAAGAGATCTACAAGAATGTTTTTAACTTCTTTAAAATGAGCAATAAAGATAAAATAGAGCACGTTAATCTTTTACAAAAACTTCTTCAAAAACAACAAATTCTTTATACTCGTTTAAGTCTTTCTGATGATCCAGAGGCAAAGGAGATGAAAGAACGTGTTATGGAATCTGCTACTATGATGGGTCTTCCCAAAGGAACTGACATTAATATTATCTTTAAGAATATGGAAGCTCTTATTGATATGATGAAAGGACGTATTGACGCCGAGGGCAATCCCTGATATACTAAGGGCAAGCGGCTGGGGGATCCGCACCAAAGTTAACCCACACAAGCCAAATACGGAGCATACAAATGTCTTTCGCAAATCTTAAAAAGCAATCTAAACTTGGTTCTCTCACCGATAAACTGGTGAAAGAAGTTGAAAAAATGGGTTCTACATCTTCAGGAGAAGATACCCGTTTCTGGAAACCTACGATGGGTAAGGATAACGTAGGTTCTGCTGTTATTCGTTTTCTTCCTGCTCCAGATGGAGAAGATATTCCTTGGGTAAAAATGTTTGCTCACGGTTTCCAAGGTTCTGGTGGTTGGTATATTGAGAACTCTCTGACTACTCTTGGTCAAAAAGATCCTGTAACCGAATACAATCGCGGTCTTTGGAATAGTGGTAACGATAAAGATAAAGAAACTGTTCGTAAGCAAAAGCGTAAGTTGTCTTATTACAGCAACATTTATGTTGTAAAGGATCCTACCAACCCTGAGAACGAAGGTAAGGTCTTCCTGTTTAAGTTCGGTAAGAAAATCTTTGATAAAATTCTGAATGCAATGCAACCAGAATTTGAAGATGAGACTCCTATTAATCCCTTTGATTTTTGGGGTGGAGCAAACTTCCGCCTTAAGATCCGTAAGGTTGAAGGTTATTGGAACTACGATAAATCTGAGTTTGATTCTTCTGGACCTCTTCTTGATGATGACGATGCAATGGAAGCAATCTGGAAGAAAGAGTATTCTCTCTCTGCTTTGATTGCCCCAGATCAATTCAAGACCTACGAAGAACTTGAGAAGCGCCTGAACTATGTTCTTGGCGTAGGTAAAGTTGCTCCTAAGTCTGCTTCTGCTGATGTGGAAGAAGAATACGAGTCTTATATGCCTAAGCGTTCTTCTGAAGAGAATGTGATGGAAGAACTTGAAGAGTCTTATCGGAAGAGTAAATCTGCTCCCCCAGTTCCTCAGAGTGTCAAAGAAGAACTCAATCGACTGTCCTCTTCTGCTTCCGATGATGAAGATGAAGACGATGCAATGAGTTACTTCAAGCGTCTTGCTGAAGAGTGATTAGTTCTCGTAAAGTCTGATATCATCAACTCTCTTAAGGGTGGGGTCAATGTATTGATCTCCACCCTCTTTATATGGCATTGTATTTTCCATATCATTCATAATGACAGGAACATAGTCTGATTTAAGTAGAAAAATATTTCTTTTTTTCTCTTCTTTTCTTACTTCATAATCATAGTTTGAAATCGCAATAGTTATATTAAACTCCTGTTTATCTTGACCTAGACCATAATCAAAATATCTCACATTAAAAGATGATGGAACAGTTAGACCAGATTTAACGATAATATTTCCAGAACTATCTTTAACTTCTATGGTCTCATAGTGGTGAGTGCCATAAACAACATCATAAGTATTATATTTTTCTAGTAAGTATTTGTCGAATGTTTCTTGACTCATTGGCCACTCATCATATACGTTAACTATATTATTTGACAAAAGAACGATCCAATCTAAAGAAGAATCTCCATAAATTTTTTCAGCAATATTATCAGGTCTTTCGTCTCCGATGATGTTATATTTGGTAAAGAAGATTAGATTTCCAAAAATATCATCTCTAATTTTACCCCTTTTAAATAAATTTTTTGTTCTTGTGTAATTTGATATTTGATCTTGAGACGTATTTCTATTGATATATTCTAAATTTGGTAAGTATCTAAAGTAGTATGCCATTTTTTACCATCCCATTCCTGTTTTACCATCGCCCTTTTCATAATCTGGTTCGTAGATAGGATCAATCTCTCCGAAAGTCATACTTAAATCATATTGAGTCATTGATCCTCCCTCAGCATAAGTCATATAATTTCCATCTGGTGAGTAATTAACAGAGAAATCTCTTAATGCTGCTACTTTAATTCTATTTAAGTATGGGTGATTTTCTGCTCTATCTCCTCTTCCAGTGTAAATGTATCTTATTTTGAATACATTTGGCGCTAATAGGAATAGTTTTGATTGAGATAGACCAGGAACCATACTCTTTTTAAAGTATCTGATGATGTCTTTAATCAGTTGTGCTTCTTTTGGTTCTCTTGGAGTCAGTTTAAAATTAAATGTAAAACTTCTTAGCATCGGTCCATTGAATAATAATTCAAGGTTATTGTTTATTGCTCCTCCAATTGTTCTTGAAAGCAATCCTGGTCTTCCGACTGCTTGCTCCGTAAAATAATTGATTAAAAGTGCTCTTAATTCTGGACCAGCTGACTCAAAAGATTTTCCTACATCTCTAGTCGAGTTAGCAATTTCCTTAAAATAATTACCCACATCACCAGCACCTGCTGCACCAATTATATTATAAGCAGCACTTGCAAATGCTGCAGTGATTGGATTTAGATCTCCTGATCCCCAATCGACTGACATTGAGTCAACAATTCCCGATTGAATTGGGAGGCAAATTGTTGCCAATGTTTCTGATTTTCTATCCTCCATTCCAGTTAAGGCAACACTAAAACGACCTGTTCCTTGCGTTCCAGCTGGTGCAAGACCAGATTTTTTATATGATTTAATTTCAAATTGGATATAATCACCACCAATACCTTGCCTATTTAAAGGATAAACAAGAAGTGTTCCTTTATCATAATTGTTTATTCTCTGGGTTGCTTCTCCAAAGGGATTGGTATTTGCATCATAAGCAGATGTTCCTCCAGTATTTGGTGCTGCCGTTGACGCTGGGGCAGGGGGATCAGTTGCAGTTGCTGGACCAACTCCAGCAGTTTTAGCACCGTTAGATAAGTATGATTGAACGGATGCTTTTAATTTTTCAGTTGTTGCCGCATTATATCCGGATATTTGTCCATTTGCAACATCTTGAATACTAGTATATTGAGATGTTGCAGCACCTGTTCCTCTTCGATATAATATATCTCCATTGTTTGCAATCGAGATATACATTGTTTTGACAATCGGATCTGTACTATTTGGATCTAAAGGCACAAATCCATTCGTTGCCAATTTATTATTTCCATTCGCGTCCTTATATGTATTATTTACAAAAGTTTTTTCGTTTGTAATTGTAGTATCTTTGACATTCCAAAAAGGCATCAGAAATTCCCCCTACGCGCAAGGGATGCAAGAACTTTACGTGATCTATTCCTTATTGACATTTTGACGATAAAGTTCTTTATGTATATTTATAGACCTAATTCGTCCTCTGTGATAATTCTGAATTCTATTCTTCGATCATCACACCATTCTTTTGCTGCTCTCCATTTAGCAACATTTTTTTCATAAGTTAGTGCTTCAGTTATATATGTTTTATTTTGTTTTTTTGGAGAACGAACAGGTGGTTTAGTTTGTTTTTTTGGTTTGACTTCAATTAAATATTTTTTAATCAATCCATTTTGCTCTTGAACCTTGATAATAAAATCTGGATAGTATCTTCTGACCTTATTAGTTGTTGGATCTACATAAGGAATAAAAAATTCTTCACTTCCCCACTCTAAAATATTTACCTTTCGGTCACAATATCTCATAAATCGAAGTTCCCAAGAACTCCTGTAAATAATATTTCTTGGATCTCCTTTATATTTTTGAGGATTTTGTGGGTTAAATCTTCCCTGATGATACTTACTTTCCCGATCTCTCATATCCTGACTACATAATATATAATAAAATATTTATCCTAATGGCAGGAGCTGTAGCAAAGCATTATAAGGTTTCGGAAATTAAACAGAAATTGATGCGTCCGGCGCAGACTTCTGTTTATATGGTAGAGGTATTAACAAACCAAGAAGTAAATTCTTTTGTTTCTAGTAGGGGAGTCAGTGAAGCAAAACATAAGGAAATGATTAATCTTGCTTGCTGTGAAGCAAGTCTTCCTGGATCTAGTTTGGCAACGCACGAAGTCAATAATGACTATCACGGATCAACTGAAAAAATGGTGTATCGTAGAATTTACGATGACACTATTGATTTAACTTTTTATGTTGATCACGAATATGCAGTTATTAAATATTTTCAGGGATGGATGAATTTTATTGTTGGTGAAGGGGAATACTTTGACTCAGAGCAGTATAAAAATCCTGCAACTTTTTACAGGATGCAATACCCAAAAAGATACAAGAGTGACATTCACCTTATTAAATTTGAAAAAGATGTAAGTAAAAATTCTCCCAGACCCACACTTCAATATCAATTTATACAAGCATTTCCGATCAATATTGTTTCTACTCCAATATCTTATGATGCAAGTGATTTATTAAAAATTACGGTTTCTTTCTCTTATGTTAGATATGTAATGACTAATAGATTTAGTCCTTCTTATCAAAATGCAACTAGAAAACCTCCCATCATAGGAGATCCTGCAGATCAAGCTACAATAAATGGAAATGCTTTAAGTCCTTCATATCCATTTACTCCAGGAGTTCCTGAGTTATATACTGCAGCAACAGCATTGGACGGAACTCAATATTTTAATGACAGTTTAAGAAATTTACCAAATACATTTTCTTATAACTCTTTTGCACCAAATGCTTCTAACCCACCAGTTGGTGATTTTGGAACTCCTGGAACCTCTGGATTTGCGTAATAAATAAAACACCTGAATTGTATAGGAGATTATGCCTTTACCAAAGATTTCTACTCCGACTTATGAGTTGGAATTGCCATCAACTGGAGAATCAATTAGATATAGACCGTTCTTAGTAAGAGAAGAAAAACTTCTTGTTCTTGCCCTTGAGAGTGAAAACACTAAAGATATTACGAATGCAATTAAAACAGTTATTAAAAATTGCATTCAATCAAAAGGAATTAAAGTTGAAATTCTTCCTACATTTGATATTGAATATTTGTTCCTTAACATTCGTGGAAAATCAGTTGGCGAAGAAATAGAAGTTAATTTGATTTGCCCAGATGATAGTGAAACAACAGTATTAACTAAGATTGCTGTTGATGATATTCAGGTTAAAAAGAATGAAGAGCATACTAATCAAATTAAGATTGATGATAATTTGATGATGGAAATGAAGTATCCATCATTAGATCAGTTCATTAAGAGTAATTTTGATTTTTCTTCTGGAAACAATATGGATCAATCTTTTGATTTGATTGTTTCTTGTATTGCTAAGATTTATAACGCAGAAGAAGTTTGGTCTTCATCAGATGTGACTAAGAAAGAACTTGTCGATTTCTTAGATCAAATGAACTCATCACAATTTAAACAAATTGAAAAGTTCTTTGAGACTATGCCTAAACTTTCCCACGAAGTTAAGATTACAAATCCAAATACAAATGTTGAAAGCACTGTTGTTCTTGAGGGGCTATCGAGTTTTTTCGCGTAGCAATGGTCCATATGGACCTTGAGAATTATTATAAATTAAATTTTGCTTTGATGCAGTATCATAAATACTCATTGACCGAAATTGAAAACTTGATGCCTTGGGAACGTGATGTTTATGTTATGCTTCTAGAGCAGCACTTAGAAGAAGAAAGACAAAAACAACAGCAAAAACAGTAAATGGCAGTCGAGGATCCTACTAAAAAACAAATAGAAGAAGTAGATCCAGAAGTTGCCAAAATTCTTGGGTTGGAGGATAACTTTGACTTAGAATATGATGAGTATATGCAATTGTTGAGAGAAACAATTGTTAAAAGTTCCTTCGATGAAAAGTCAAAGTTATCTGAAGATGATCTAGCAAAACTTGCTAACGAAAGAAAGAGAATAAGAGATCTTAAAGGATCTAAATTTACTGCAGCAAAAAAAGGAATAAATGTAGACTCTTTTTTTAATAAGAAACCTCAAGGTCAAGGGACAAATCAAAAACCCGTCACAGATCCTGCAAAGTTATTATCAGGATCTGGAGGTGCTTTAGCAAATTACCAACCACCAGAACCTGAACAAGAACAAGAAAAACAGGTAGATAATAATTCAAAAAAGATTGGGGAAATAGAAAAGTTTTTAAATGGATCTCTACTTGATATTGTAAAAGAAATTAGAGGATTGACCGAGAGTATCCTTTCTATATTACAAAAACAGTCTTCTGCTGATAAAAAGGGATCGGAATTATCAAGAAGAGAAAGAGAGAAGACTGGAAAGGAAGGTAAGGAGAAAGATTTAGAAGGCAAGAAGGAAGAGAAAAAGGGTTTAGGACTAATCAATAAAATTCTTAAACCCTTTACGAGTATCTTTGATACGATTAAGAATTTTATAATGATGGTTCTTCTTGGGTCTTTGGTTAATTGGTTATTTACTGTCTTACAAAATCCAATGACATTACTCAAACCTATACAGGGTTTGATTGATGGTATAACTGGTTTCTTTAATACAGTTATACAATTTATTGATAAGATGGTTGTTCAACCGGTGAGAAATTTTATTGATGCAATTAATTCTGCATTGAATGGTTTTATTGGTCTTTTGAATGGTGCATTAAAAATGCTTCCGGGTTCCCCTCAAATAGGGTCTGCGAATATTCCTAACATTCCACAAGCTCCAGAACTTCAAGCACCCAATATTACTGGTGAACCAAAGAACCCAGAACCTAAACCAACTGCAGGTCCACCAATTAATCTTAAATTTACTGGTGGAGAAGTTAGACCTCCAAAAGTAGTAAAAAAAGAAACTGGTGGATCTATTCCAGGAAATGCAGCAGATAGGAAAAAATTATCTTTTAATGATACAGTTTCAAGAGAGGGTGGAAATGTATCTTCTAAAACTACTTCATTCAATGTTTCTGGTCTAGGTCCCGATAAACATCTAACTGCTCTTTCAACTGGAGAATATGTATTAAAGAAAGGTGCTGCTGATTGGTTAGGAGGTCCAGTATATCTTGATAATATCAATAAGATGTTTGGTGGAACAACTGAAAGAAAAGTTGCTAATCTTGGAGATATTAAAATTGAAGCGAAGTCGACTGGAGGTCAGATTGGTGGATCTAGTGGTTCCAATGGTGCTAGAGGATCTAGTGGTTCCAGTGGTTCCAATGGTGCTAGAGGATCTAGTGGTGCTAGTAGTTCTGGAGGTTCTTCAAATGGATTTAAGATTGGTGATAGAATTTTTAGCCCGACAGAATATAGTAAGAATGTAATATCAACTCGTTATATTACAGTTGGTAAAAATCCTCCAAAATCATATGTTCTTGGATATGTTAGAGATAGTGCAAGTAGTGGAAAATATACTATTAAAATGGTCAATAAACTAGTGTCTTCTGCTGGATTGGGAAAGTTAGTTGGAAAAAGCGACGAATTGACCGGAGTTCTTCCATCAAGTCCAGAAGGACAATCTATTTTAAAATCTGCAAACGTTGCTGATTATTTTAGAACTGTAGTTGGCACTGCAAAAATGTTTAAACTCGAATTGAAATATGATAAAGATGCGGATATTCAATATTGGTATAATCAAGCATATCAAACACATTATAATGATTGGAAGGATAAATTAGGAGTATCTGATGAAAAGGCTAAGCAGATGGCATCAGTTGCTGCTGCTGAATTTGCAATATCTAAATCTAAAGGATCTAAAGGGTCTTGGTTGCCTGGATCACCACAATCCAAAGCTCCTGAGTCTTTAAGATATCAAGGTGTTGAAACTGATAATCTATCGGGACCTGCATCTGCAGACTCTCCGGCAGCAGATGCTCCTAAAGACGATAAAACATTAAAATTTGATGATGCCGCTTTAACCTCAGGAACAATCTATGGGGACCCTGCAAAAGACTCTTATGCAAGTCCATCTACTCCATTAATTCCTACTGGACCTGGATCTAGAAATCCTCAAAGTGAAACTGGAGAACCTAAGAAATCAACTCAATCTCAACCATCAACACCATTAATTCCTTCTTCACCACCATCATCTTCATCATTATCTGAAGACCAACTTAATAAAATGTCGGTGGATCAATTGAGTAAAATGTTAGATCCATCAAAAGTTGGAGCATCTAATCCAGCAGTTTTTGAAGCTGCTACAAGAGCTAGAGAAGAGGGTAAAGCACAAGGTCTTACTGGGGAAGTATTAGAAAAGAAAGTATTAATAGCATCTATTTTAGCAAAGAAAGGTGGAGCATCATCTGCTGTTTCTTCACCTACAACTTCTCCTTCTATAGCACCTGGGAAACCACCTAATATACCAGGTGTTCCCGAAAGTCAACCAAGTGTATCTATGTTGCCACTACCATCTGTTGGGAAAGGAGGAAACCCACAATCAGGAATGACAAAAACTGGATCAACACCTGTTGTTTATTTTAATTCTTATGACAGTAGTGAGGCTGCTATAATTACAACCGCAGCTCTTTATAACATCTGGGGAATGTAGGGGGATAGATAGATGCTTCCTTTATTACTTGGCGCAGGAAGAATGTTAGCAGCAGGAGCAGCAAGAGGTGCTGCTACAGGGGCAGCAAGAGGAGCAATTGTTGGAGGAATTAAAGAGACTGTAAAGAAAGGTATTGTTGATGGGGCAAAGAAAAAAGCGACCTCATTTATTAAGAAAAAAACTACCAAAGCTAATAAGAAAATATCTCCAGATAAATTAATACCAAAAGGAAGTAAGGGTAGTGGCACTGGAGCATTAGTTCGTCGTAAGTCATCTGCAATTGTTCGTCGTCCAACTTCTGCTCTTGTTAAACCCGTCGATAAAGAAACTGGGGTAGAAGAAAAGCAACAAAAAGAAGAACAAAAACCCTTTGATGGTGGAGATCTAATCAAGGAATTAATTGCAATCAAAGAAACTTTGATTAAAATTAAAGGAGTTTTTGGATCTAATTTAGCAAATACTTTAAGAAATCAAAGAAGTCAAAGAATTCTTAGAAGTAAAGAAAAGGCATCTAAGAGAGAGGCAGAATTAGAGAAAAAAGGTCCTGAGAAAAAAGGTAAGATATTAGAGGGTCCTAAAAAGAAACTAAGTTTCTTTGATATGATTTGGAATTATATTAGTAATGTTTTATTAGGAAGTCTTGCAAATTTCTTATTTAATTATGTTCCTCAGATTATTAAAATGTTTGGGGAAATTGCTAAAGGTCTTGAAAATCCTTTACAGCAATTAAGATTAGGAATAATTGCTCTCACAACTTTATTCCCGAAACAAATTAAGTTTCTTGCTAAACTGACAGGGATGATCATTGGTCCCCCTGCAAGATTGATAGGAAAACTTTTATTAAAAGCAGGAGGAGTCGCTAAGAACTTATTTAAGAAAGCAGGAACTCTTGTTTTTAATTTAATTAAGGGCCCTCTTACAAATTTAGTAAAGAGAATTGGTGGAGAAGCATTAGAGCAAGGTATAAAATCAACTGCTAAAGGTGCTGTTAAATTTGCAGGAAAAGCAGCAGCAAAAGCAGGTACTGCTATAGGAACTAGTGCTAGATTTTTAAAACGATTTAGAGCATTTTCTAAAATGTTTAAAAGAGTTCCAGTTATTGGGGCTTTGATTGGCATTGGTATTGATATGGCAATGGGAGAGCCATTGGATCGTGCTATTATAGGTGCTGCCGGTGCTAGTTTAGGTTCAGCAATTGGTGGATTAATAGGACAAGGTGTTATTCCAATTCCTGGTCTTGGTGCTCTTGTTGGTGCTGGTATTGGTGGTGCTATTGGTGATTGGGGGGCAAAAGAAATTTATAAAAATTTGTCAGGAAGAACTGGTCCAGTTGATAAGGCAAACCCAATTCCCGTTGAACGTCGTTATGCTGCAGGTAGAGTTGGTGGTGGTTCTAGATCTATGCCAAGTAGGACTACCAATATACAAGCAAAACCTGCAGTAGCAACAACTAAAGTTTCTGCCGATGTTGAAAGTAAGGCAAAGGAAGATATTCTTAAGGATGAGAAAAGTTTAAACAGATTTAAATCTCTCTCATCAACTTTTGCAGGAACTCCATTTATTGGTCAGTTATTGAAGATGGGTATTGATATTGGAATGGGAGCACAAGTTCAAAAGACACAGACTGATGCTGCTGCTCAAGACCTTGGATTTACTATTGGTAAAGCATTAGAAGATGATGAGTTTTCAGTTCCTGGTTTAAACAAAAGAATTATTGGACCTTTATCTAAGAATTTAACTGAGTGGGCAAAGAAAAGAATATTTTATGAAGTAAAATCAAGAGAAGGATTGTTCCCATCAATCGAAAAATCAAAAGACCAGGCAGGTAAAGCAGGTGAGGGTGGACAGCAACCAGCAACTGATGGTGGAGGAGTTAATATACAGGGAGGAGATGCTGATTTTTGGACACTGGCAGCAGTAGTTTCTAGAGAGGATGGTGATCCACAAGGACAGGCAGACGTTGCGCAGTCAATTTATAATAGACTTGCATCCGGTGCTTATGGTGGAAAAACTATAAAAGATTTAATTACCAGAACCTGGCAGTATGAACCAACTTGGAGATATCCAGGTGGTGCAACTAAAGGAAGAGGTAATCCTAATCCAGAATGGTTTAATATAAAAGATTTAGCTAGCGCAGCTGCTGCGACAGGAACTTCAGAATTCCACGTTTCTCAAGCTGCTAAAGCTATTCTAGATGCAAACCTTCAAAAAAATTCAAAAGAATTTGTTCAAGGAAGAACTGATTTTACTGGATACGCTAAATCTGCTAGAAGAGGTCAAATCCAAAGAAAGAGTGGTGACAATTATTTTGGATGGGACTTTAATTATTCTGGTAATAAAATAGCATTAGTCCCCAATTTCAATGCATCTGCATCATCTTCTTCTGGAGGTGGTGGAGGAGGAAAAAATGAACCTAACGTAGCTCAAAAAGACAAAAAAATATTCTTACATTGGACTGCTGGCGGATATAATGATAATCCTAGTGGATTTGGATATAATGCTGTTTTTGATGGTAGTGGAAAGAAACAACAAATTCGCCCATATAATCAGGCAGGAGAGCATACTTGGCGTAGAAATGCAAATTCTGTAGGACTAGCAGTTGCTGCTATGGGTGGAAAAACTGATCCTTGGAGTGTTCCTCCTAAAGCAAATCAAATTTCAGCAATGACTGCTGAAGCTGCTAAAATTGCTAAATCTTGGGGTTGGAAAGCATCTGATGTTAATTCCAAAAATATTATGACTCACGCTGAGATTGCAAAGATAGATGGTTATGGACCTGGATCTGGTGATAAACAAATGAGGTGGGATTTCCTTCAAACGGAAAAAGGAAAACCTGATTGGTCTGGAGGAAATGAACTTCGTAGTAAGATTAAATCTTCTATGGGAGGTGGATATGGTTTTAATCATCAGCATATTGTTCCATCTTTTGCTATGGGTGGAAATCACGTAGTAACTTCATCAATGGGGATGAGAAATTTTGCTCTATCTCCCGGTATGCATATGGGAGTTGACATTGCGGGATCCACTGGAGAACCTTTGCAAGCATTTACTGATGGAACTGTTGAAGCAACCTCTCCACCATCACCTTCTGCTGGTTATGGAAATTGGGTAAGTTGGATTGATAGCAATGGTATTGGGCATCTCTATGGGCATATGAACAAGCCTCCTTTTGTAAGAGCGGGTCAAAAGGTAAAGAAAGGAACTGTTCTTGGAGAACTTGGAAGCACTGGAAAATCTTCAGGACCTCACTTACATTGGGAAGCAGCAACAAATCCACAAGATACTGGAAGACCAAAGAGTTCAGTTCTTTCAAGATTTAATCCACTATCAAGATATAACAAAGAAGCTCCTTTTGGTGGAACTATTAAATCCGATGGTTCTGTTCCAGAAAGTTCAGGAACTTCATCCAACCACGATGCAGCACCTGGTTCAACTTCCCCAGGAACTTCGAGTTCAAATCAATTATCTTTCTCTGATAGTGCTCTGACTTCAGGAACAATCTATGGAGATCCTGCTAAGGGTGGTGGATCTGGAACTAGAGGTAAAATCGTAGAATACTTAACTGGAGATCCTAATAGTCCTAACATTGCAGGAAAAGCATATGATAGGGCAGGACACGGAACACCTGGCAATTATCACGATCACGTTGCCTTTAATGATCGTCAGACTGCAATAGATGCTTATAAATTCTTTAAATCAAAAGGTGTAGATGTCACTGAATTTAAAGGATTTGGTAGTGTTGGTGGCCACGCAATAAATTCTTATCATTATTCCGGTTTAGCATTTGATATTCCAGGATATCAATGGGGTGGAAGTGGTCCTGTTGGTGATAAAGATTATGCTGGGTCAAGAAAAGTTAGAGCACTTCTAAATGAATTTTTTGGAGGATCAATACCTGTTGGAAGTGGACCTCCTCCTTCAGATATTGCTCAAGGATCTCAACCAAATGCAGATGGATCGAATAATGGAGGATTACAGTTCTCTGAATCTGATTTAACTTCGGGAACAATCTATGGAGATCCATCAAAAGAATTCTATAAAAAGGAGATGGCAAATATTGATCAACTCAAGCAAAAACCATCTTATGATCAGAGTGGGAAACAAAGTATAGTTATGTTGCCACCTATGCAGGCACAATCTGCACCAGGACAATCTGGTGGTGGTAGGGGTATTTCACCTATTTCTGGTGGGTTAAATAATAAAGAAGTTTCCGCGCTTTCTGTCCGTCAAATTCTAGCATCAGCACTTTATAAAATTTAAGATTAATGTCAAATCAACAGGTTAATGCTTCCGATATTAAAACATTTACTATCTTTCCTACCAATGGAGATGATAAAGATAAAGGAGTTGATATTGTAGCCTTAATTCAAGAGTTGAAATATTATGAAAATGTTCTATCAAACTCATTATCTTTGAGTGTTATTGTTGCGGATAGTGGAGGATTGGAACTTTATAAAGATAATATGATAGGTATTTTGGACGGAATACCTATTAGAGGTGGAGAAAGAGTTGCTATAGAATTTTCAGACTCTCAAGAGAAAGAAACTACTTTATCTTTTGGCACTCATAGTTTTTATATTAATAGGATTAAAAACGTTAATCCTGGAACATCCAATGATGTCTTTATTTTGGAATTATGCACAAGAGAATTTTTGGCAAATGAACAAGCCAGAGTTGTTAAAAGATATGATGGAAAAATATCTGACAGTATTAGAACAATACTGACTGACCCAAAAGGTCTGAAGACAAAGAAAAATTTGGATATCGATGCAACAGTTCTTCCATATAACTTTATAGGAAATGACAGAAAACCTTTCTATATTTGCACTTGGTTAGCATCTAAAAGTGTTCCAGAAGCATCCGGAAAAATTAATGGTGCTGCCGGTTATTTCTTTTTTGAAACATATGACGGATTTAAATTTAAATCGATTGATGTTTTACTTTCCCAACCACCAAAGGATAAGAAAAAATTTGTTTATACTAACGCACCAAATATAGAAGGACCAACAGATTATACTACAAAGATTACCTATGTTTCTATTGAAAGAGATATGGATTTGCAACAAAATCTTTTGATGGGAACTTATGCAAATCGTAGTTTGTTCTTTGATTTTTATGCAATGGATTATGAAATAAGAAATTATAATTTAAAGAACGATCAGAAGGATAAAATTAAACCTGCAGAAGATAATATATTATTTGTTCCTGATGAATTTACACAAACTCCATCAAGATTTATGAATTTACTTCTGGATCTTGGAGCATTGCCATCTGGAGAAACGCCAGACAAACAACTTGAAACTTGGAAAAATAATCCCAAGCAACCTAACTTTGATGCACCTCAGACAATGGTTCAAGCAATTATGAGATATAATCAACTATATACAATTAAGACTAACATTGTTATTCCAGGTGATTTTAGTCTTAGGGCAGGTGATATAATTGAATGTGATTTTCCAGATCTGTCTAAAAAGAACAGTAAAGAGCCAAATAAAGAGACGAAAGGATTATATTTAATTGCCAGTTTATGTCATAGGATTACACCCAATGATACTTATACAAGTTTAACACTCGTTCGTGATTCGTTCAACAGCACTACCATCAAGTAAAATGGACAGAACACTTCAGCAACATATTAATGATGATCTTGATGAATTAAATAACCCAACTACTAGTGGTCAACGCCGTCGTCATCTTGAAGAAGAAGTTGAGGCACTTGAACAGTATCAAGTAAATCATCCTGATGAAAATTATGATCCAACACCATTAGAGTTATATTGCGATTCTAACCCAAGTGCCTTAGAGTGTAGAGTATACGATGATTGAACAGGAATTATTTAAAAAACATTTTCTAGGTAGAGATGGATTTGTCTGGTGGGTCGGGCAGATTGCCGATGCCAAAATGTGGAAGACAAATCAACCTGGAAAAAGAACTTTAACTAATGCAGATCATAAAGGATTTGCTGAAAGATATAGAGTTCGTATTATGGGATACCATACTGCTGACAAAGAAGCATTAAAAGATAATGATCTTCCTTGGGCAACAATAATGTATCCCGTGACTGCAGGTTCTGGAGGAGCAACAGCATCTGAGTCGGCCCAACTTAGACAAGGAACTTTTGTCTTTGGTTTCTTTATGGATGGTGAAGATGGGCAAGTTCCCGTCATTATGGGAGTTCTTGGGTATAATGAATATACCACAGTAATGCGTAATGTTCCTCCAGTTCCTTTTCTTCCTTTTGATGGATATGAAAAATTAGATAGAAGATCTCAGCAGGCAATTAAAGAAAAAAAGGAAAAGGTTCAGGCAACTCAAGTAAAACCACCAGGAAGAACTCCTGTAGATCCACAACCAACAATTCAACAATCAACAGTAGGTCAAAATCAATCTAATCATTCTGCTCAAGAAGAGTCTCAAAAGAAAGAAGGAAATATTCCAACACCTGAAGCAAAACCAAGACGTGATGGTCCCAATCAAATTAAAGGATTGCAAATTGATATTCGTAATCTAGTTCAAAAAGTAGAATTAATTACAAGAGATCTTTCAAAATTTGGAACAGAACAAAAAGGATTAATTAATAAGTATTCCGAAAAAATACAAAAGGCAATGGATGAGGCAACTAAGTTTGTCTCAGAAAAAGTTAAGTGGATCGTTAAAGAATTAAGAAAAAATACTGTAGAGAGAGTTAATAATGCAGTAAAAGATACTTATTATTTCTTTTTCCCAAACGAAAGACCTAAAGTAAAAGCAGCACAGGATAAAGCATTAAATAAAATTTCCTGTGTCTTTGATAAAGTAGTTAAGGGTCTGTTTGGTTTAGTTGGAAAATTCTTAGGATCACTCGTTAGTAAAATTGTAAATGTTGCTGCTTGTGTGATTGAAAATTTTGTTGGTGGTTTGGTTGGGAAAATAGCAGGATTTCTTTCTGGTGCTCTTGATAATATTTTAACACCTTTAAATTCTCTACTTGGGTTAGTTTCAAGTATAGGTGCAGTGGGAAATTCTTTAAAAGGATTTAGTGGATTTAAAATCGATGCCGTTGCAAATGTTTTTGAGTCAGTTAAATCTTTACGTGGTTTCTTTAGTTGTGAAACAAAACCAGTTTCTCAGGTCACTGACCAATGGAGTATATGGCAGGGGGCAGGTGATAATGGAGAGTCTCTTGCAAAATTAAAGTCAGTATTCGATAAAGCAAAGTCAGTTGGAAGTCAAGCAGTTAGTGCAGTAAATCAAGTTACTTCACTTGGAGATTCTATTGGAAGTTCATTAAAGAGTTTAGATTTTTCAGATTTATTTGAGGATACTTGTAATGTTGGCGCAATCTTATGTGGTCCACCGAAGGTTTCCTTTTTTGGAGGTGGAGGTTTTGGGGCAGCAGCAAATGCTATTGTAAGTGCATCTGGGGATATTATTGGAGTTGATATGATTAGTCCTGGATCTGGTTATATTGATGCTCCTTTTGTTTCTTTTAGCGACCCTTGCGGAAAGGGTAGGGGTGCAGTAGGAAAAGTAGTTTTGAATAACTTTAATAAAGGTGGATCCGGAACAGGACTTGGTTTAGATTCTACTCTAGTTAACTTAGCTAATCAAAATAATTTTTGGTCAGGAGACGAAAATCTAGCATTGTTTGATCAGATTTCAAATTCAACTAATTTGGATCCAAATTCTTCAGCAGGAGGAACTGGAACTGACGGAACTGGAACTGGAACTGACGGAACTGGAACTGACGGAACTGGCGGAACTGGAACTCCAAATAATGATAATATTATTGGAGTCCCTATAGAAATATCTTTAGGTTCTTCTGGAATTGATTATGAAAATTCTTCAAATGTTTCCACAATAGGAGGATCCGGAACTGGATTGACAGTCAATATAGAAACTGAGGATGATATTAATCTGGACGAAGATGATGCAATAGGTGGAGCAATTGTTAGTATTTCGATTTATGATCCTGGAGTTGATTATAAGGTCGGAGATATTGTAAGTATTGAAGGTGGTAGTGGAGGAACATTCAGAATTGATAAAGTTGAAGGTCCAGCATCTGGGATTGCTGTAAATTCTCAGACTCCATCTGCAGGGGGGATAGCGAGAGTTATTATTATAGATCCTGGAACTGGATATTTACCCGCCCCCGATGGTGATACTGGTGGGGAAGGAAGAATATGGAAAACAAAAGATCAAACAGAAGTGAGGAGATCGACTTTAGATTATGATAGACCTTACGATCCTGGTCAAACTATTAATTTAAATCCAGGAGATACAGTTAATCTTCCAATAGGATCTTCGGAAACTATTTCTGATGTAAATGGAAATATTCTGGAAGTTATTCCCGGTGGAGTTCCATATACTGTTTCCAATTCGGGGACAATTACTGCTCCTGTTGGAATTCAAACCTCTATTATACCAGAATCTCCTACGTTATCTAACGGTCAATATCCTGTCGTATTGGAACTTGAAGAAGTTTATGTGAAAAATTCTGGGTTTGAGTATAACCCAGAAGATAAAATTGTTATGGAACCAAATCTAGGTGCAATTTTAGAACCAATTTTTAATGATGTTGGATCCTTACTTGGAGTCAATATTATAAGAGGTGCAGAAGGATTTACTGAGATGCCTGAAATTTATATTGAAACTGAAACTGGTTATAATGCAGAATTGGTTCCAGTATTCAAGGTAAATAGAGTTGGAGATAATATTGATGTTATGCGTCCTTCCTTGGGAGAGAAAGTAATTTCAGTTATTGATTGTGTAGGTAAATTCTAATGGCAGAAAAGAAAAATTATCACGCCCATAGAAAAGGGACAAAGGATAGCGAAACTAAGAGAGGACATATTCATAACGATAATGTTCTATCTGCTTATATGGTTCGTAGTGGATATGACTATCGACATTATATGACAATGGATGCAGATGCTCATAGAACTGGATGGACGATCCTCAGATGCCCTGGAGCATTTAATGTTAAGGCAGGTGATGATATTCCATATAATTCAAATTCAATTTATTTTGAAGCAATTAATGGTGATATTGTTTTAAAAGCAAAAAATGGAAGAATTAAACTTGATGCTGAAAATATACAATTGATTGCTAAAGGCGGTAGTAATAAAACTGGAACAATTCTTTTAGAGTCTAACGAAGATATTACATTAAACTCTAAGAATATTAGATTGAATGCTGACTCTGTCTGTAAGTTCTTTTCTTCTGGATCGATGCAAATAGTAGCAGATGCTTCTATGGACATTTATGCAGGTCTAGCTGATTGTGCTACAGGAGCTTGTAAAATTAAAAAATCTAAATATCCATCTAAAATTGCAAAGATACATAATAAAGGAAACTTTGTAGTTTAATATAGAAAATGGCATTTTCTTTCGATGATATTGCTATAGGAAAAAGATTTTTCCTTGGATTTGGAAAACCTGAAATTTTAGGAAGAGGTCCAGCAGAAATTCGTGGATCTATGTTTGCTGAAGGTCCTGCTATTTTTGGGAACGCTACAGCATTTCCTTCTATTTGGGCAACTGTAATGATTGGCCCAAATAAGAATAGAGATTCACCCCCCTGCGTAATTCCTGGAAATTTAGCTGCTTGTGGAGGAGTCAATAATTCTCCATACTCTCTTGCAGTCAAAGGAAATGCTGCTATTTTTAATCATTTAGATGTTTCCAGAAATATTACTGCAGGAACTAATATTTTCGCAGGGGGCAATATTAGAGCACAGGGTGATGTTGTTTCTCATTGTGGTGGACATCGTTTATCTAATAAGAAAAACTTTGATATTCCCCATCCATCAAAAGAAGGTTGGAGACTGAGACACACTTGTCCAGAAAGTCCTTCCAATGATGTTTATATTCGAGGTAGAGTTAAAAATAAAACCACAATCGAACTTCCAGAATACTGGAAAGATTTTGTAGATACTAAAAATATCACAGTTACATTGACTCCAATTGGTTCTCACCAAAGTGTAATCGTAAAGAGTTGGGATAATGAAAAAGTTTATCTCCAATCAAATGGTGGTTTGCCAATTGATTGTTTCTACACAATCTATGCAGAAAGAGTTGATGGTGACAAACTCATTCCCGAATATGAAGGATTGACGCCTGATGAATATCCAGGAGATAATGGTGAATATAATATTAATACTTGATTTATGAAGATCCACGAAGTTTTTCCCATAGTTGTTGCCCAAGACGAAATAGACGTTCATCAAGAATTTAAAACCAAATACTTTGAAGAACTTAAAACTCTTTGGTTTAATGGATATGAAAATGAGACTCCCGAAAACTCCGGGAGATGTGCTCTTCATTTAAATCCAAACTATAAATTTTTCTTTGAGTCATTAAAAAGATCTGTTACTAAGTATCTTGATTTGATGGAAGTTGATTCCCATAAATTAAGTTTTCATATTACTAAATCTTGGATTGGATATCATAATAAAGATATACCTCAATTAAAACCACATACTCATAATGCATCTGATATTTCTTTTTGTTATTATATTTCTTCCGATCAATCTTCGGATAAATTCTGTGTTCATAACAAAGAAAACTTGAATGAGGTTTCAGATGCACTCTTTGAAACCAGTAATAAATATAATTTGATTAGGAAGTTTAATCGATACAACTGTGATTATTATACAATTACCCCTCACGAAGGAACGGTTGTTATATTTCCCAGTAAATTAATTCACTCAACTTTAAAGAAGGATAATTTAACTGATAGATATGTAATAGCAGGTGACATTAAACTCTGTTTAAAAGAAGAATATAAATTATATCATCAGACACTGCCTCACCCAAATCAATGGTTGTCATTTTAAGGAATTAAATTATGAATGAAGAAGAATATCTTGCTATGCTATTGGAACAACAACTTGTTCCAGAAGATGCTCCCCCCGATCCACTACCGGCAGCAACACAGGATGTCTTCTTTAATGTTGACAATGAGACAGGAACTGTCGGAATAGGAACTTCTCAAGCAGTCAATGCAAGAGTTCATATTGTATCTAGAGATCCTTTTCCTGCAGTTAGAATCATTCAAAAGGGGACTGGAGATGTTCTTTTAATTGATAATAAAGATCTTGCAGATCAGAATGATCCTCCCACTACACCATACTTTAATATTAAAAATGATGGAAGAATTGGTGTAGGAACAACAGTTCCATTAGCAGAAATGCATCTTGTCACTGAAGGTGAGGGTGATATTCTAATTGGTGGTGTCATAGGAACAGGACCTTTAGTTTCTCCTACAGACTCTGGCATATTCTTTTCTGGATTAGGTAACACAGTTTCTTCAGGTCTTTTTACCGAAGTTGATGGGTTGTTAGTTGATCTCGCAGCAAACGTAGAACAAGTTGGAACCGTAGATACAAGTCGAGTTGGTGGAATTATTCGACTGGATACTCGTAAAGAAGGTGAATACAGTTCAGACCTTGGAGATTATAATAGCTTTACGCTCAAAGGGTATCCGATTGGACTGGGAACTACAGGAGAATATAATGTCTTAACCGCAAATCTTGATACTGCAGACATTCATATTGCGCCTGTGAAGGGTGAAGTGTATGTAGGTGCATATTCTTCTACTACATCTCTTGGAATTGCAACGGATATTATTGATGAACAATATCGTTTTTATGTAAATGGCAATGCTGGAATTGCAGGAACATTATCTCTTCCAGATGATTCTAAAATAACTGTCGGAGTCTCAAGTGATCTTTCAATATATCATGATCCAGTAACAAACAATAGTTATATACTTGAAAATAATACAACGGGTAACTTAGTAATTGCTGGTGATAATATTGAGTTTAAAGATACTTCATTAACAGAAAATTACGCAGTCTTTACAACTAATGGTGCAGTAGAACTATACTATGATAATGTTAAGAAACTTGAGACAACTGCAGATGGTGTCTTTATTGGTGCTCTAGGATTTTCAACGACTGGAATTATAAGTGGACCTCAAGAAATTATAATCGATCCTGCAGTTGTTGGTGATGATACTGGAATTGTAAGAATTAAAGGGGACCTCTATGTAGATGGTGGAACCACACAGATCTATTCTAGCGTTGTTATGATTGCCGATGCTAGAGTTGGAATTGCGACTACAATATCTGATAGTTTTTTACTAAATGATGCTGGAATTGAAATTGGTATTGGAGCAAGTCAGAAGAGATTTGCGTATAATTATATAACCGATTCTTTAAGATCCTCAGAAAATATTAATATTTTCCCAATTGATAAGGTATATAAAATAGACGGAAATACTGTTCTGAGTATATCGACAGTCGGATCTTCTGTTACAACTTCTTCTTTGGAAGAAGTAGGAATCTTGCAAAGGTTGAGAGTTAGTGGTCTATCCACTCTAAATGACCTTTATGTGAGTGGAGTGGCTACTGTTCCTAATCTTAATGTTACTAATTTAAATCTACCTTCTGGAATAGCAACGATTGGTTATGCAACTATTACTGCAGCAAATATAGGTGTTGCTACGATTGGGTTTGGTTCAGTTCAAAATTTAATTGTTCCTACAACTGGAATTGCAACAATTGGAATTGCAACAATTGGAATTGCAACAATTGATAATGCAAGAATTACAAATCTTGCTTTAGGAACTACTGATGGGTCTCCATTAGGTCAAGTTGGAATTTTGACAATTGCAGCACTGTCCCCATTTGGTCAATTTGGTGGTGGTTTTATTGGTTCTGAAGCTCAGGTTTTAATCGCAACTGGAAGCACATATTTTAACAACACTGGAATTGGTATAAGTTGGTCAGAATTTTCTCTTTCTGCTATTGGAGGAACTACTGGTATTGCTATCACAGCAGTTGACCCCCTTACAGATACTAGAGAATTTTATTTACCCGGAGTTCCTACTGAAGATGTAGATGGAGCGTTGAGTGGAGTTGCTATTGCGGCAACAATGTATGCGGGGGGATTGAAATATAGCCCATCAACTAGAACATTATCTGATTTAAATGGTAATTTCAGAGCAATTCCTCCAAGAGATCCAATACCAGAAGCAGCTCCTGCAGCTATTACATCAGCAGATGTCGGTAAATCTAGAATAGTTCTTAGTAATATTACTATACAGAATGGAGATTTTCAAGTCGGAGATGCAGTTACAATCGTAAATAGAAATACTGTCACAATCAGTATTTTGACCGGAGGATCTACTCTCATTTTAGGTGCTCAAAATAGTAATACATCATCAAATAGAAACTTATCTAGAAATGGTATTGCGACTTTATTATGTGTGGATAGGCAAGCCTCTGGTCCAGGGTTTACTAATACATTTTTAATTTCTGGAGTTGGTCTATAATTATGTCTATTATTCAGATGTTATTCACTGGTGGTGGAACTTTTTTGAGTAATGAATTTCCCACCACAGGAAATGCTAAACCATTAACTACAGTAATTCCTTTCGTAGAAAGTAATTTTCTTATTCCTACCGGAGTTTCTAATATTACCGCTCAAGTATGGGGTGGTGGAGGAGCTTCTGGTTCTTGTTATTTTGGAACCAGTGGTGCCGGTGGTGGAGGTGGATACGTTTCTGCGTCTATTCCGGTTTCTGATTTGGGCATTACTGCTCTTACTATAAGATCGGGTGGTGGTGGAGGAAATCCAACTTATTATACAATACCTTCAGATGAATATACAGCCCAAAACACTTCTACTATTGAATTTGTTGGAGGAGAATCTGCTTCAAGTGCCCCAACCTATAATACAATTGCTCTCAGAGGAACGTCTTCTTCTTCAAGTTCTTTATCAGTTTCTACGATTACTTTTGTTGGTTCAGTTTCTGGAACTACTGTAACTTCTTTAACTTTACCAGCAACTCAGGAAGGAGACATTGTTATAATAGCATCTGCTGCAGATCAAAATGCTGTAATTATACCTACAGGATACACATTTATTAACCTTGATGCAACAGCAGCAAGTTATACGCTATCATATAAAGTGATGGGAGCAGTTCCAGACACTGAGATTACTGGTTTGCAGGACACTAACGGCACCGGTGCTGGTGTAAGAAATGTTGCTCACCTTGCTATGGTTTTTAGGGGAGTATCTGCAACAAATCCAATTATTGAAACTGCCGCTCCTATTAATAATGCTCCCATTTCAACTAATATACTGTTACCAGATGTTACTGTGGATAGTGTTGGTTGTATGTCAGTTGCATTTGGATTTTTAGACGATGTTGGTGCAAATGTTACTGCCAGTCCTACTGGTTATTCACCATCAATAAGTCAAATAGCAGATGCTATAGACCCAGCAAATCCAAACAATGATGAAGTGACTATTATGTCTGCATTCAGGCTTTTAACTGCTAGTGGATTGGAAAATCCTGACCAATTTACAGTTGATAACAATGATAATTATAGTTCATTTACATTAGCATTAAGACCCCAAAAGACTATAACCCCACCCTCATCAACATTACCTTTACCAACAAACACTCAAGTGGGAGATTTTCTTTTAGTTGCCTCAGTTGCTGATGGATCTACCTTACCTTTAAATCTTCCATCGGCATTTGATGGTATAACTACGACTCCATACGCAAACATATCTAATGCCAATGCAACAAATACTGCTTCTTATAGGTTGTCCTGGAGAAGAGTGTCTTCATTAGCAGAAACTATAACCAACTTATCGACAGAGGGAATTATTGATAGTGGGCTTACTGGGATTGCTAATGGAGAACCGGCAGGGGTTGCGCATTTCGCAATGTCTTTTAGTAATGTAGACACACTTAACCCATTTATCAGTGCAGTATCTTCTGCAACAGGAAACCCAGATCCTCCAGCAACAACAAATTTGAATATTGGTGGATATATGGCAGTTGCATTTGGATTTTTAGATAATGTAAGTCAAATTCCATCTACACTTCCAACTGGTTATGTTAGTGGTGGTGATATTAGAGTTGGAACAGATGCAAATGGAGCTAATGAAGCATCTATAATGACTGCTTATAGAATAAGACCTAATACTGGTATTGAAAACCCAGCATCCTTCACAGTTTCGGGAACCAATCCATACACAGCAATCACTGTTGCATTAAGACCCAGTCTACAAAGTTCTGGTGCTTTAACCCAACTTCCTCTTCCGTTAGGGTCTGCTGCAGGGGACATTGTATTTTGCTCTTCAGTTGCTGATGGAGGAACTTTAAATCCACCACCTGGTTTTATTGGGATTAGTTCAAGTGTTGGTAATGATAATGTTTCTTATCAATTATCATATAAAATATTAGCAGCAGGAGAAACTTTAATAACAGGATTAACTCCAGCAGGGGCCATTGATGGCGGTGCCGGTGATGGAGATCCTGCTGGTGTTGCTCACGCTTGTTTAGTTTTTAGGGGATTTGATCCTGCAAGCCCACCAACCTCAACAATAGCAACTGGAACAGGAAACCCAGATCCACCAAACATTACAGGATTATTGGCAGGTGATACTGCTATTGCTCTTGGATTTTTAGATAATGTAAGTATTACACCAACAGGAGTTCCTGCAAATTTCATTAGTGCGGTTAATGTTAGAGTCGGAACTGATAATAATGGAAATAATGAAGCATCCTTTATGTCTGCTTATAGATTAACAATACCAGGGACTTCAGAAAATCCAACAACCTTTAATGTTGGTGGGGGAGGAGAACCTTGGACTGCCATTACTATTGGATTAAGAGCTGCTAGATCTCAAAAATTCTCCATTATAACAGGAGGTTGTGGTGGTTCTGGTGGTGGTTATAGTGGAATTTTTTATAATCTAGGTGGAATATTAACTCCTTTATTGATCGCCGGAGGTGGTGGCGGAGGAGGTGGTGCTTCTATTAATGCTACTACTTCCGGTGGAGTTGGAGGTGCTGGAGGAGGAGGCGCTGGTGGTCCAGGATTTTCTGGTTTAGGTGGTCTTAACTCTGGACCAGGAGGTGGTGGAGGAACTCTTATCTCTGGAGGTGCTGGTGGATTTAATCTCGGTTCTGGTCTAAACCCAGGAGAAGCAGGTTTTTTTTGGGATACTGCTGAGGTATCGGGATTTTTGACTGGCGGGAGAGGTGCAAATTCTCCTGTTGCTGATACAACATCAGTTCCATTATATGGAGCAAATGCAACTGGTGGATGGATAAGAGGATCTGGTGGTGGAAGTTCTAGAAATCTAGATCCATATATTACATCACCTATTCCTACAGACTGTGGTGGTGCAGGTGGGGCAGGTTATTATGGAGGAGGAGGTGGTGGCGCTGGAAATAACGCTGGTGGCGGTGGAGGTGGTGGAGGATCTAATTATATAAATCCACTAGTTTCTGCTTTAGATAATTTTGTTGCAATAGGAACTTCTCCGGGAGTTGTTTATGATGGTATAATAGGATATGGTGGTAATAGTGTTATCGGGAATGGAACTGCTTACGTTTCAGGTCTTGGGGGAGGTAATGGATTGGTTGCAATTTCCTTTATTCAACCAGCATAATTATTTCCTTGACTTCCCAGCAAGAAAGTGCTACACTAGGATCGGTGTTACGTTTTTACTATGCAAGAAGAGTATTTGACCCGATGCGTGGTTGATCCCCTTAAAAGGACTGTTTATATTTACTCCAGTGAGGGGACAGAACGAGAAGTGTCCTGTGATACCGTTGATGAGTTTATGAATGTGCTAGAGTTCGTTCGTGCAACTTTGGATGAAAAAACTCTCTCATATGCAAATCCACTTTGATTTTCATTTTTTAGGGCAAAAATTTTCCCAGTAAAAATTTTCACATAAGGATTTTTAAGATATGCGTCCAGAAACAAAAGAATCAATGGAAATGTTGTTTTCAGCAAAATGGAATCTTCCAGAAGCAGCAAGAAACTGTGGATTAACTAATAAAGAAATGAAAATTACTTTTAACGAATACTGCACTTTACATCCCCCAACATATACTCCAGAAACTGATTTTAAAACATCATCTAAATAAACAAAAAGTAATAGGAGTTGTTCCTATGAAATACAGGATAGATGCAGCATATGTTTGGTATAACCGAAAAACGCAGATAGTCTTGATGTATTTCATAAATCAAATTCCATTTACTTTTGATGAACTTCCAGATTATTGTATGGATGATCTGGAATTAGTTGAAATGGCAAACAATGAACTCAAATTTGAACCTGAGGACTTGTATCAATCTTCACATTACCTTATAATGGAAGAGTGCCATCCTCTCATGTTTGAATTAGAACTGGAAAATCCAGAAATGTTGCCTGTTGATTAAATTGCCCTTGTAGCTCAGTGGTAGAGCAACGGTTTTGTAAACCGTTGGTCGCTGGTTCAAATCCAGTCGGGGGCTTGAGTTCTTAAAACTCCAAAATGTCATTAATTTCACAAAAAGATCGAAAACTTGCTATTGAAGCATTAGAGTATTATAAAACACAAATTCCATTAACCATTACTGTAGGAGAACTTGTTTCCGATACCGTCATTGAACAAGACGAACAAAAAATGATGGAACTTAATGCTCTTATAAATTGGATTAAATTAGAATACTTCAAAAATGAAAATTAATCTGTGGTATTGCCAATCTATGAATATGTGGCGTTGGACACTGACTGATGACTCTAGACCTATCTTAAAACAAGAAGCAGGTCAACAACCAGATCTTCGTGCTGCAATGAATGATGTTGCAAACACTGTAGAATATATGATGAAATCCTCACACGAATGAGTAAAAATACTCAGTTTTTTATAGATAGAGTAGGTAAAGAAGAAATCAAAAATCTTCTTTATAATTATCATTATTTAAAAGACGAATCAAAGGACTTTAAGAGTGGATACAACTACGGTTTATTCAAATCCAGTGTTTCTGATATTTTGCATATTGGTGACTGCCTCGCTGCTTGTATCTTTACTAAGATCCCCGTCCCAGAAATAGCAGTCGGGGCATTTGGATTGCAAAGAGATGAACAAGACGGTCTTTATGAATTATCGAGATTATGTGTTCACCCAGATATTCAAAAAACAGAATACAACATCACTTCTTGGTTTGTCAGTCGTTGTATAAAGAGGTTTAAAAAAGATGCCCGCGTTCGTTGTATTCTTAGCTATGCTGATGCTAATCACCACTCTGGAGTTATATACAGAGCTTGTAATTTTACTTACTACGGTTTAACTGATCCTAAAAAGGATTTTTATTATTCTGATGGATCCAAACACTCAAGAGGTTCTGTAAAAGGTTCTGAAGGTGAATGGAGAGAAAGAAGTCGAAAGCATAGATATCTGATGCTATTCGACAAAGAACTTAAAAAACGCTTGACTTGGAAAGAAGAAAAGTGGTATAATAATACAGGCGATACTTAAACCAGATTCCCTTCCGTGTGACTTGAAAAACCTCCCCCAAAGGGAGGTTTTCTTGTTGCTAAATAATCTATAACAGAATTTATAGCGCAATAAAATGGGTCTCAGTCGTCTGGATAATTTTCTGAAGAGCACTCGTGGAGAAATTCTTTATGTTGATCCATCAAGTATCGACTCTACAGATAGTATAGAAAATAAGGGTAATTCATTAACTAGACCCTTTAAAACTATACAAAGAGCATTAATAGAAGCAGCAAGATTTTCATACCAGAAAGGTTTAGATAATGATAGGTTTGGTAAAACGACCATTCTTCTTTATCCAGGTGAGCACCTTATTGATAATCGTCCAGGGTGGATTCCAGATATTTCCCTCGGACAGAATACTTATCTTTTGAGAAATGGAACTTCAAGTAATGATTTTACTCAATTTGATGTAAATACCAATTTTAATATTGCATCAGAAAATAATATTCTCTACAAAATGAATAGTGTCCATGGGGGAGTTATTATTCCTCGCGGAACTTCTATTGTCGGTTATGATCTTCGTAAAACCAAAATTCGTCCTAAGTATGTCCCAAATCCTGACGAAGTTGATGGAGCAAATATTGAAAGATCTGCTATTTTTAGAGTAACAGGTGCTTGTTACTTATGGCAATTTACTGTTTTTGATGCAGATCCAAATATTCCTTGTTATATCGATTATACGACAAACACATTTTTCCCAAGATTTTCTCATCATAAACTTACTTGTTTTGAATATGCAGACGGAGTAAATCCAGTAACTATCAATGACGAGTTTATTCAGAACTTTTCTACAACTCGAACTGACTTAGATATTTACTATGAAAAAGTTGGAATTGCTTATGGGGAAAGTAGTGATAGAGGAATTTCAAACGATTATCCATCATCCTTATTAGATATTCAACCAAAGATTGATGAATATTTGATCGTAGGTTCTCGTGGAGATGAAATAGGTATTACAAGTATTCGTGCAGGAAATGGAACAGTATCTGGTAATACAATTACCGTTGAGTTATCAGAGCCATTTGAAAACATTGATGTTGACTCTCCTATTCAAATTAAAGGAATTGGTCCAGCAGGATATAATGGTCAACAAGTTGTAAGTAAAGTTATCAGTGATAGCGTAATTCAGTATAAGGTTCAAACTCCTCCAGAAACTCCGAGTATCCCTTCTCCTCCTGGAGCAACTTTAAGTCTTATTTTAGATACTGTTAATTCTGCCTCTCCATACATTTTCAACTGTTCTCTAAGATCCGTGTATGGTATGTGTGGTCTTCACGCAGATGGAGACAAGGCAGGTGGATTTAAGAGTATGGTTGTTGCGCAATTCACCGGAATTGGTCTACAGAAAGATAATAAGGCATTCGTAAAATATAATCCAAATACCGGAGAATATGATGACGAACTGGCAACTGGAGATCAAAACATTTATGCCAATTCACTAGCACGTCATAAACCATCTTATGAAAGTATTCATATTAAGTGCAGTAACAATGCGTTTATTCAGGTAGTTTCCGTATTTGCAATTGGATTTACTCGCCACTTCTTAACAGAGTCTGGTGGAGACCTTTCGATCACAAACTCAAACTCCAACTTTGGAGCAAACTCATTAACTGCGACTGGATTTAGAAACGAAGCGTTTTTAAGAGATGATGTTGGTTATATTACTCACATCATTCCACCAAAAGAAATCGAACCAATTGAAACAAGTTCTGAATTTAATGCGATTGATGTAGCATTGACCATTTCCAGAGGATCTGCGGGAAGCAATAGATTATACTTGTACAATAAAAAATCTTTAGATGCCCCACCAAATCATATTTTGGATGGATATAGAATTGGAGCAAAGACTGACGATAAACTTTATTTTACAATAAATCAGAGTGGAGTTACTTCAACATATTTTGCTAACATTGTTATCCCAGGAACTTCTCAAAGCAAAGAAAAATTATCCTATGTTTCTAGAAGTAATTCTTTAAACAACATTACTGACGATATAATTAATTTTTCTTCACCACACTCTTTTTCAACAGGGGAAAAAATTAGAATTATTAGTGAAAATGGTTATTTGCCTGATGGAGTTAAAGAAGATCAGATATATTATGCGATAACAAATTCGTTACCCGGTTCTTCATTAACTACATCACAGTTAAAGATTGCAAAATCTTTCAATGATGCCCAAAACAATAATTTTATAAGTATCAATAATAGAGGTGGTTCATTAAAGGTAGTAAGTAGAGTTTCTGATAAAAAACCAAACGAAATTGGACATCCTATTCAGTGGGATATCTCATTGTCGCAGTGGTATATTTCTGTTTCTTCAGATGGAGCAAATAATACGATATATGATGCAATTGTTGCTGCAGGAGTTGCAACTCTTGGTCCAGCAACCTCTAGAACTTATATTGAAAGAACAATAGATACTAGATCTTTATCGGATACTCTTTACAAAATTAGATATGTAATCCCATCAAGTTCATCAATTACTTCAAGACCTCCAAGCGAAGGATTTATTCTTCAAGAGTCTAATAAAACAATTGGAGCAAGTGATGATGAAGTTACAAAATATTTTAGAAATTTAAATAACCCTGCAACTCTTGGAAATATTAATGAACTAAGAAATTTCAGATTTATTTCTAATGCAACTTGGTCTAATACTAACAAGGATGTTACTATTACTACTGAACTAGATCACGGTCTATCTGTAGGTTCCGAAGTTGAAATTAAGAGTATTAAGAGTACAAGAAATGCTACAGGAATTGATAAGATTGGATTTAATGGTTTATTCACAGTAACCGCAGTTCCCACTAGAAGAACTTTTAAATATGCTTTGATTACAAACCCAGGTAATTTCACTAGTAATACTTCAGCGAGAACTGTCGATCTTCCAAGATTTTCCCGTAAAAAGTATTCTGGAATTTACTCAATTTACAAATCTGAAGAAATTAAACCTTATATCAAGGGGCAGCAAGATGGAGTATATCACTTAACAATTACAAATTCTTCAAACTCACCTTCAGCATCTCCATTTGATTCTTTTAAATTGAGTCAACCGATTCAAAATCTTTATCCAAGAACAAATAGAGATGAACCAGTTTCTGACGCACCTTCTGCTTCTTCTTTTGCAGTTCCGGATCCAGTTGGAAAAGTTGTAGTTGATGATCCAGAAAATAGTATTACTAAAGAAACTATTGATAGTTCTTTATTAGATTTCAATCAGTCAATAAAAATTAATAATATAATTTCAATAGACGCTAACACTCATGACATTTATACTTCATCTGATCACGGTCTAAATCGTTTAATTTCAGCAACTGTTTTAACTCCTGGGTCAAATTATGGAACTGGTTCTGGAGTAACCGAAACTTATTACAATGCCCAATTAATTAGTAATACTGGTTTTGGAACAGAAGCATCTGCAAAAGTTGTTGTTAGTTCTGCCGGAACAATTTTTTCAGTTGAAATTATGAATCCCGGAACTGGATATTTTGTTAATGAAGAGTTATCTGTGGTTGGAATTGCTACTACAGGTCTTCATACTCCAGGAACAGTAAGAGTATCTAATGTATATAATAATATTGGCGATAATATAAAAATTTCCAATATTAAAGATCCATCTTATAAAAAGTATAATGGACTTTATAAAATTACATTATTAAATAGCTCTTCTAACAGAATTAGAGTTGCATCGTTAAATCCTATTTCATCCCCTGTTGTTGGATCCGGAATAGGAGCTACAGTATCTCAGCCTTCATTCATAAATCTGACAGGAAAAAGTTTGACGATTACTGCGGCCAGTTATAATTCTACATCAGGTATTGCAACTTTTGCATCTTCTTCTCCTCATGGATTATTCAAAGGAAATAAAATTTCAATTTCTAGTTCGACAGTAGAATATAATCAATCATTTATCGTAAATCAAGTTCCTCTTAATAATACATTCTCAGTAAATGTTGGAAAAGGTCTTTCCCCAGCAGGTGTTGGAGGTGCTGTTTTAAACTATGAGGGGGTATCTTCAAGAGGTGAATTAACTTCTACTGAAGATGAGAATGTTTCCGAAAGAATGATCTTTAATTATGGAAATCTAACAACTTATACTTCAGCAACATTAGGACCAGAACTTTCAAGCACTCAAGTTACACTTTCTGATAGATACGATTTGAGAATTGGTGATTTTATACTGATTAACAATGAAATTATGAGAGTGAAGACGACTGTAACAAGTAATGTTATACAAGTTGATCGTGCTCTGGTAGGAACATCACCAGAAAATCACGCTTTAGGTTCTTTAGTAAGAAGAATTAATATTATTCCAATTGAATTCAGAAGAAATTCTATTTTAAGAGCTTCTGGACATACATTTGAATATCTTGGATTTGGTCCAGGAAATTATTCGACTGCATTCCCCGAGAGGCAAGATAGGCAGTTAAGTCCTCAAGAAGAATTATTTGCACAGTCTGCTAAATTTGGCGCAGGTGCTGTTATATTCACTGGAATGAACAGTGATGGTGATTCCTATACTGGAAATAAAAAGGTCAGTTCTTCAGGAAGGGGTGAAACTTATGATACGCCAATTCCAAGCTTTGTTGGAGATCCTCCAGAGTCTTCTAATACACTTGGAATTGATTACATAAATCCTGATGTTATCTCTGTAAGTAGATCTATCTCGGTTGATGGTGGAGTTGAAGGAAATAACATTTCTAACTTTAATGGACCAGTAATCTTCAATGAAAAAATTACATCCAATTCTCCAGATGGAATTGAAGCAAGTACTCTTTTACTTCAGGGTGATGCAAGAATTTCAAGAAGATATACTGTAGGTATATCAACTCCGACTGTTGCTGGCAATCCAGGTGATGTTATTTTTGATGCTGCTCCTAATGTTGGTGGATCTATTGGTTGGGTATATACTAACCAAAATAATTGGTCTAGATTTGGTTCAATTAATCTTTCCGAATTTTCATCCATTGGAGTTTTTGATGATTTAACTATTAATAATTCCGATTTTAAAGTTTCAACTGGAGTACAGCAATTTACTGTAAGTAATGGATTAGTTGGTATTGGAACTGCGCCAGAAGCTGGAACTGCATTAAAAGTTAATGGAAAAATTGTTGGGGATGGTTCTGGACTTACAGGTGTTTCTGATATTTGGGTTACCGATGCAGTTGGTATTCATACAAATACTCCTATTGGAATTAATACCACTAGTGCTAAGTCAGAGTATGCAATGTATGTTGAAGGAACTATGGCAATCAATGGATCCTTACGTGTATTTGAAATCATTGAAAAGGCAACCATTGATAACAGAACTTTAACAAATACTACTATTCCAGTTTATTTGGCTGATAATAATGTTTATTATTTCGTAAATCCACCCACTGGCGATTGGACTTTAAGTTTCTTGGGAGATAGTTCTAAATTAACAACAGAACCTGGATATTTCTTAGCTGGAGATAATGGTTTCTTAAATGTAGGAGAAACAATGACCGTTGCGATTATAACAAATCAAGGAGCAATTCCATACTATAATCCTACAATTCTTGTTGATAATTCTAATATTAATCCTTATTATTATGGTGGAGAAAAAATAACAACAGGAAATCCGAATGGTATTGATGTTTATACATATGTTCTCATAAGAAAAGCGGGATCGGCAGCAGGAGCGATATCCAATCAGATTACTGTTCTATATTCTCAGGCACAATACACCCAAATACCTTAATTATAAGGAGTAATAAAAAATGAGTCCATTACTTGGTTCTACTGGAGGTTCTTCTGAATATGCTTATAGAGGAACTTTAGACGATTGGCCTAATCCATTTGCAACTGCTCTCAGTGCCCAAAATATTATAGGAACACAAAGCCCAACAATTGCTGCTACTGCCATTTTAACTATTACTGGGATTAACTATAAAGCAAGGGTCGTTGTCGAAAACGATAATGCAACTTTATCGATTGATGGTGGAGTTACTTATGTTCCAGCAAGGTCAACGGATGCTTCTGTATTTGTCAGAGATAATACTACCATCCAAATTAGACTTCAACCAACTTCAGGAACTCTGAGTGATTTTAACAAATCATATACAATTCCTGTTAAAATAGGAAAAAGAACAGGGACTTGGGAAGTTTCTACAAGATCAATTGACGAAACTCCGAATAATTTTATTTTTAATGGATTATTAGACCAGCAACTTGGAATTACTACAGTAAGTAATATTGTTACTGTTTTGGGATTAGAGGCAGGATTTTCTTTTCCTATTTCTGCTTCTGCAAATCAAACTGGAGAGGGAACAACGATTAATATCTATAAAAATGGATCACTAATCGGAGTTTCAGGAACAGTTGCAAATACTGATCAGATATACCTTTCAACACAAACTCCAAATTTATATGCAACAACAAGAACATTTACTGTTCAGGTAGGAACTTTCACAACTACTTGGGGTCTTATAACTAGAGATGCTATTACTACAATAGATCCATTTAGTTTCACTGGCATTTCTTCCGCAAATCAACTTGGATTTGGATATACAAGTGGATTTATGACAATATCTGGTGCTGATACGGGACCAGCAAATGCAGACCCATTAACTTGGCCAGGAGATCCAGCTGCGTTATTAGTGTCAAGAACTGGAACTGGTTCTTTCCAAATTCTGAAATCAGATGGAACTCTAAGATATACTGATCCAGTAAATCCAAGTGCCCCAACTTATTTTCAAACCTCATCAACCTATGCATTTAATGGTGATAAAATAAATGTTAAGGTGCCTTCTTCCACAAGTTATAGCACAACCACTACAACTACATTGAACGTATCGGATAAATCGGCAGCATTTATTGTTACAACAAGACCTGCCCCAATTGATACTATTCCTGCAACATATACATTTTCAGATCTTACAGATCAAGGAAGAGGTGTAGTAGTCACAAGTGGACCAATTACTTTAAGTGGCATGATTGCCGGATCAAATGGCGTAGCATCTATACCAAGTTCAACTGCAGGAGTTTCTGCAGAATATAATATAAATGGTAGTCCAACTTGGGTAGCAGGACTCAACCCAGGTCCTGTTAAAAATGGAGATATTATCCGTGTAAGAATGACAACTCCTGTTGCAAATACTGCGAATGGTGTAACTAATAATACACTAACTTTTAGAGTTAATGGAACAGACACAACAGTAAATAATTCAACCCCAATAGATAATCCAGAAGGATATACAACTATAACAGGTTTTCAGGAAGATATTTGGAATGTTAGCACTATTGCAAGAAGTTGTCCAATTACTACCTTCAGTATAGCAAATATAACCAATTCTCCTTTAAATTCTGACGAAATTATAGACTTCACAGTTGGTGGATATAACACTGATTGTCAAATGAATGTCACTGTCAATTCAGTATCTTCTGCTTTTAATTTTACTCAATTAAATGGATCAACGATAACTCCAGTTAAGACATTAACAAACGTTACACCAGGATCCACTGTTAGATTAACGGTAAGATCTAGCCCTTCTTATATCACAGGCGTAGCATCGACCATTACAGTTTCCAATAGTGCCTCTGGAGTCACTCCATCAGTTGGATTTAATACGTCCTTTACTATTACTACGGTTGCTGATACTACTCCTTGGGCATTGTCTCTTACTGCAAGTCCCACAACTATCGAAATAGGATCACCTACTACTTTAACCTGGTCTTCTACTAATTGCACAAGTATTCGCTCAGTAAGTTGGTCTGCAACTCCACCAACAAGTCTGAGTGGAACTACTGCACAAACACCAGTAACTACTGGGTCTATTACTTATACAATCACGGCATTTGTAAATCCAGCTTCTTCTACTTATACCACTGGAACTACTGTCGAGGGATCTAATAGGTATGCAACGGCATCGGTTACAATTACTGTTAATGAAGATTATACTCCTACTTTAAATCCTAATACAACCATATTTTCTTCTCTTACAGGAGTAGAGCCTTCAACTGCAATTCTCAATCTCCTTTCATCTGGTAATTTAACAGTGTCTGGAATTACTGCTGCTATAACCGGTTCAGTTACAGGTAGCCCTGGAGCAGCTTTTGCTCTTCCAGTAGCAGGATCTATTACTAACTCAAATATTGCTAATAATACTGTCATTCAATTAAGAGTAAATGCTTCGACCGATTTCCTTACAGCAACTAGCGCATTTATAAATTTTACCGACCCTTCAGGAAATTCTGTTGCAACCCAAAGAGAATTTAGAGTGACGACAAGAGAATGTATTCCAGAAGAAAATTCATTTCAATGGCCAGTTGGTCCAGTTGCTAATAATGTTACACTAACTTATTATACTAATGCGCAATTTACTAATACTTTGGGAACAATAATTTCGGGGGAAACGTTATTAAAAAGTAGACCTCCTACAGGTCTTGTTGCAGTAGGTGATGCAACAGCATATTATAACTCAATACTTGCAGGATCTGGAAATTTCCAAGGATCTACTGCATCTATTCAATGGACGGACTTGGTATCTGCTATTTGGGATGCATTTACTTTAAATGCACAAAGACCTCCTGCGCAATTTGAGATTGAATCTTTATTGCAAAATCTTAACCCCAGTAGTTATACTGGAATTGCGGTTGGAGCAACTCCTTGGCAGACTGTCCTTAACTCAGCAGCAACAAGCAATACTACTAGAATTAGAGATACTGCGTTTCCAATTCTTAACAGTTGCACTACCAGAGCAGCGACAGTTGGGACTATCAAAACTGGTGCATATTAATTTTATAAATATATAAAAGGGTGGATAGGGAAACCCGGGGGAACTATGGCCATAGATAAGAATTTTGTCGTTAAAAATGGTCTTGAAGTAAGTGATAATTTAATCCACGCTGATGCAGTAACCAAAAGAATCGGTATTGGAACTGATCAGCCAGAATATCTTTTAGACGTTAAGGCAATTCCGAAACCCGGAGAAGTTATAGTCGGAATTGCAACAACGACCGTTGCAATTTTTAGAGGAGATGTCATAATTCAAGGTACTCTTGATGTTGCCAATGATGAAATTAATTTAGACTATGGAGACATCACAAATATCATCGGTGAAAATTTAAATTATGGTATTGGAACTATTAGGAACTTTACTTCCACCAACGCAGGAATTACAACACTAACAGTAACAAATATTAATGCTGGTCCAGGAATTGCTTCCTTACCTCTTATAGTAAGTGGTATTGCAACGGTTGATCTTGGAATCGGAAATACATTAAGATATCAGACTGGTTTTATAACTTCAATAATAGGGTCTAATTTAAATTATAGTATCGGAACGATTACGAATCTAAGTGGAACTATTTCAACAATTACAACTTCCACTGGCACAGATTTAGAATATACTAATGCTTACATCAGCAATCTTTATGCACAAAGTGGAATTGTCACAACATTAAATTCAACTAATGCCACTTTAACTAGTGTATCAGGGGATAACTTAACATATAATACAGGAACCATTACTACATTTACTTCAAGTGATGGAACTATTACAAATCTAACAGGAACTGCAGTTACTTATTCTGCAGGAAATTTCACTAATATTGTTGGTGTTTCTGTTACTGCTACAGATTTTAGTGGAGAACAAGCGACTATTAATGTTCTTGACGGAGAGCAATTAAACTATGCAATAGGAACTTTTAGAAATTCACTTTACGTCAATAGTGCTCTTTATGATGATAATAGACAGTATGGAAATTATGGTCAATATCTAAAATCTTTAGGAGGAACTGGAGGATCTGATGGAGGTCCAGCAGTTCAATGGGAATCTTTTGGTGTTCTTAGAAATAGAGAAGTATTTACTGCATCTGCAGGGCAATCTGAATTTGCATTCCAATATGATTTATCAACTTTAGGAGATCCCCCAGGAATCGGAATCGGAGTAAATCCAGAAGCATTATATCTTGACGTTTATCTAAATGGAGTTAAGTTAATTCAAGGTGATGATTATATTGCAACTTCTGGAGTCGGAATTACCTTAACTACTCCAGCAGATTTAGGTGATATTATTGAGATGAATGCTCTCATTGATAATGATCTAATTTTGATTGATGGTGCAACAATCACAGTCAGTAATTTCGGAGAAAATGCTGGTATAGCATCTTTTATTGATTTTACAGACAATATGTTTGTAATTGGAGCAGGTGGACCTGGTATTGTTACTGTTGGTGTTGCTCTGAGTGGAACTTATGTAATTGACGTTGCTGGTATTAGTTCATTTACAGATACTGTTCTAATTAATCAAGTTTCAACTGCTAATACATTTTATGCAGTCAATCTTACTGATTTGACTGGTGGAATAGGAACTTATAAGGATACTTTTGTTGATGCTGATCTAGCAGGTCTTATCTATTACCCATTAGGACCAAAACTTGGAATTGGCGTTAGTATATTAGAGGATTATAATTTAACAGTAGCAATTGATGCCAAAATTGGTAACATTGCTCTAGAAACAAATACCCTTACTGGAGAGGCAAAAATTTCTCCAACTCAATCGGTAGTTTCTTTAGGAACAACTGATAGAATTACAATTGGTTCTTCTCTTGCTGTTGAAAATGATATAACTGCCGAAGGTTCAGTAACTGCAGAAGAATATTATGGTGATGGTGTAAATCTTGTAGGGATTGTAACTCAGATTGTTGCTGGAATTGGTGTTAATGTTTTCGGATCTCAACCACAAGGAAAGGGTGTAGTTAAGATTGATGCATATCGTCCAATCGGTAAAACAATTTATGTTTCTCAAACTGGTGATGATAATAATACTGGATTGGCAGAGAATTATCCAAAGAGAACAATCAAAGCAGCTGCTGGTGCTGCTCTATTTGGAGATACTATTAAAGTATTCCCTGGAGTTTATGTTGAAGAAAATCCCATTCTTCTTAAGAAAACAGTCGCAGTTGAGGGAACTGAACTCAGAAACTGCGTTGTTACTCCAAAGTATCCCAACCAAGACTTATTCTTTGTAAACAATGGTTGCCACCTAACAGACTTGAGTTTCATTGGTCCTCAAATGACCAATGGAGCAGCAATTGTTTCATTCGAACGTTTGCTGGGCGTTTCAACTGGTAGATACTTTGATGCTGCGAGATTAATTCGTTTAAATCTTGATTACATTGCTAAAGAGTCCGTAGGTTTCCTTACAAGTGGATTTAGTGGATTTGCAGGAACTCATAGAGAGCAGGATGCTGGTAGACTACTTGATCTAAATCTCGATTTCATTGCAGAAGAAACTGTTGCTTGGTTATACACTCCTAATGCTGATCCATCACAAGGATATCTTGGTTCAGCAGGTCTTGCTTTAACAACAACGGGTCTTACAGGATCTCCCCCTCCAGTCCCAGCAACAGTGAAGCAAAGTTGTAAGGATGATGTTAAGGACATTATCCGCTCCATTTCGAATGATTTAAAAGCAAATAGCAATAGAAATTCAGTTGGAGCAGGAAAATCTTATTATGATCCTTCAGGAAACTTACTTCATATTAATGGGCAGGATGGAAATGGTAATAGCATTCGAGCGGCAACAGTTGCTGCAATTAACCATGCGGTAGGAATTGCAACATATATTATCAATAATATTGATTATAAGGCTCAACCTGGAATTGTATCATTTACAAGTACAAATCAAAACTTTAGTTATTCTCCGATCATTGTTCCTGGAGGATGTCCAGAAACTATTACCAAAATAAATGGACTACGTGATAATATTGTGAATATTATCAGTGATTATAGCACTCTTGCCGGAATTACCACAATATATGGAGTAAATATTGACTCAAGTCTTTGCGCAAAAGACGTTAAAAATATTTGGAAAGGAATTTGTTTTGATATTACAAGAGGTGGAAATTCTAAGTCTGTGGGTGCTGGCAAATCCTATTATGATGAAGATTGGAATTTAAAAACAGGAATTCTTAAGAACCCATCAGAAGTTGAGCAAACTATTGCGACTTTAGACTACTCATTTAAAGTAGCACGTTCAATAGTCAATAACTGCACTTGGGGAGGATATCCGGTAGGAGTTGGAACTAGCGTTTCTAACGCAGTTTATGATCATGTAACTGGAATTACTACTATTACAACTAATGGTCCTCACGGATTGAGTAAAGATGATCCAGCTAGAATTGTTGGATTAGCATTTACTTGTAGTTATGATGGTGGGGCAACACAATTAATTTTCCCAAGGGAAGGTGATTATGGTGTTATATTCCCAGTTCAATCTGTAGTTGGACCAAATACATTTACTTTTGTCGGCGGAGCATCAACACTCCCTCATTATTACACTACTGGAGGAACAGTTCAGAAATATCAAAACTTCCAACAAGAATTTACTCAGGTTAAAGATCTTGGAATTCAGGTCGACCCAGAAACTGGATTTAATAATAGTGTTAATTCTTGTGCAAATGTTATTTCTGCAATGCATTCTTGCATCGGAGTTGTAACTTCTATTGTTGGTTTAGGATCAACCGCGTTCTCCACTGTTGGATTTAATACAACATATCCAGGAAACAGTGGATATGGATTTAATTCAGTAACATCAGTAATTGGCGCAACATATGATAATACAAGTGGAATAGCAACAATTACTGCTCCAGGAATTCTAGTTAAAAAAGGTGATTTAATTGAGATTAGAGATCTTGAGTTCTCTTGTTCATATGACCCATCAAACATATTAAAGTTTCCATCAGGTTATTATGGATATGATTTTAATATTGATAAAATAAATCCAGATGGAAGTTTTGCAATTAATGTCGGAGTTTCAACAATTGTTCATAATTATGAGGGTGGTGGATTTATTGTTAAGCGTTCTATAGGTGTCACAACTGCTTCTTATAATAATGTAACTGGTATTACTACAGTAACAGCAGCAGGTGCAGTTGTTAAGAAGGGAGATCTAGTTGTTCTTAGAGATCTTGAGTTTTCTTGCACAAGTGGTGCTGGAACTACAACATTATATCCAACTGGTAATAGAGGATTTACTTTTGAAGTTCTTAATATTATTGGTGGAGACTCAGATGGTTCCAATACATTTGTTGTAAATGTTGGACCATCAACAATTCCTCATACTTATCAGGGTGGTGGAGTTGTTCTTCCACCATATTCCAAAGGAACTGGACCTGTAACTCAAGGTCCTTATGTAAGAAACTGCACCAACTTTATTCCAGGAAGTATTGGAATGCTTGTGGATGGTGTTAATGCTGAACCAGGAGACCAAGACGATATTGGTGTTACTGGAGCAATGAGCGTTGACTCATATACTCAATATAATCAAGGTGGTATTGGAGTTTCTATTACCAACGGTGCTTATTGTCAGTTAGTTTCTATCTTTACAATTTGCGATGATATTGCGATTTACACAGGATCTGGCGGTCAGTGTGATATTACAAACTCTAACTCATCATTCGGTAATTATGGTCTTGTTTCCAATGGTGTTGGTGGACCAGATAGTAAATCAATTTATAGATATACTGGAAATATTATTGTAAATAAAGACGGAAATGAACCTGCCGCTGAACAGGCAACAATCACAGTTTCTGGAATTGGATCATATAGACCATATGATGGACAAGCTCTCTACTTTGGTGAACTGTTCTATACTGTTCAAAGAGTAGAAATTACTGATGGTGGAAGTGGATATAACGAGGATGATCCTCCAATAGTAACTTTTGATGATCCTGAAGGTGAAAATGGAATTACTGCAGAAGCATTAGTAACTGTAGAAAATGGAAAAGTCGTTTCAGTTGACCTTGTAAGTAGCGGAAGTCAATATAGAACTCCACCAGATATTAGATTTAGTGGTGGGGGAATTGGCATTACAACTGCTACTGCACAGGCAGTAATGACTCCAATTTATTATACAATTGAAAGTGCAACTCTTCCTAGTGCTGGAATTTCTACAATTATATTGAATACAAATCTAAATAATAACGTAAGTGTAGGAACCACGGTTTATTTCTCCAGATTAAGTTTGCAGATTGCTACAACAATTTCTTTTGAATGGGTTGGGGCAGGAACAGACATTAATAGAGCAAAACCAGGATTAGGTGGTGTAGTTGTTCCAGAAAATCAAGTTGTTAAAATTGACGGCGGACAAGTTGTTTATACCAGCACAGACCAGGCTGGTAACTTTAGAATTGGTGATGGTGTAACCGTCAATCAGCTTACTGGAACCGTATCTGGTAGAGCATTTAATCAAAGTTTGTTAAATACAGTAACTCCACTCATCATCGCATTAGGTAAGTAAAATGGCAGCAGTAGCTCTTAATAAATTCAGAACAATCCGAGTTGGCATTACAACCAATATGGTAGGAATATACACTTGCCCTATTGGTGTTGCTTCCATTATTATTCTTTCTCAGGTTACTAATATTGGAACAGGATCTTCTGTTCATACAGTAACTGCGGTTCATTCTCGCAATAAATCGACTGATACTGGAGATTATAAATTTGCTAATGGAGTTTCTATTCCACCTAATGATAGTGCCATTTTAATTCCAGATGGAAGACTTGCTCTTGAGACTAATGACTCTATTAAGATTAAAGGAAGTGAGAATGGAGTTCTTGAGTTGGTATTAAGTGTTCTGGAGACTGCGAAGCAATGACACGAAGAACTAGGATATTATCAATACTGGGAAGTTCTATTGGTATTAATACAATTACCAATTCAGTATCTCTTGGGTCTTCAACTTCCCCAATGTCATTTCAAAATGGTATTATTGATTCTAATGCAGGTGTTGGATCTACTGGATTTGTTTTAACTTCTATTGGTGCTGGAGTTAGTTGGTCTTCATTAGGACAAAGTGCCCAAGGAATTCAAGGACGTCAAGGAACTACAGGAATAGGATCACAAGGACTTCAAGGAACTCAAGGTGTTCAAGGACCTAGTGGTGTGGGAACTGGAGGATCTGGATCTCAAGGAATTCAAGGTCTCTCAGGTTCTGTTGGTGTTCAAGGTGCTACAGGTGCTACAGGAATAGGATCACAAGGACTTCAAGGTGTTCAAGGTGCTACGGGAATAGGATCACAAGGAGTTCAGGGAGTTCAAGGTCCAAGTGGTGTAGGAACTGGAGGATCTGGTTCTCAAGGAATTCAGGGAGTTCAAGGGATTTCCGGCATTGTTGGAGTTCAGGGAGTTCAAGGATCTACTGGATCAAGTGGAATAGGATCTCAAGGTGCTCAAGGAGTTCAAGGGATTTCCGGCATTGTTGGAGTTCAGGGGGTTCAAGGATCTACTGGTCCCGTAGCAGGATCTGCTAATCAAGTAGTATACAAAAATGCATCAAACGTTGCAACAGGTTCTTCATCACTAACTTTTGATGGGTCAATTCTTTCAGCAAGTGGAATTATCATTGCTGCTAATGGATTTATGAGTTCTGCATCAGACTATCCAGTGAAAATTGATGTTGTTGGAAGTACACTTGTATTTTCTGTTGCTGGTATTGGATCAGCTACATTGAACCTGGTCTAAATAATGAGAACAAGAACTAACATAATTCACCTCAAAAATAGTTAAATGGCGAGATTAAATTCTGGAAGAGTTGTAAGAACTCCACAATCAAGAATTACTTCCGATAGGTATCAGTTTCTTGGATTAGAGCAAGCTGAACCAAATCTCGGTGACCCTTTAGTAGGACCATCTTCGGTTACTGCAAAACCGCTTCCTTTAGGTCAGTATTATACTGTAATTGGAGTAGGAACTCAACCAGGAGAACGATATTGGGCCACAGGCAATATTGGAATTGGAACTACTCAAGGTCTTATAAGTGTTTTTGATAGAGGTACTTTGCCATCCAATGCCTTCACTAGAATTGGGGCATTAAATTTTGTAGGAACGGGAGTTACCGTAGAAACTTCCTCATTTGAAATGTTTCCTGGAGTTGGTGTAGCAACAATTAGAATTGCAGTTGATGAAGTTTTAAATCAAGGAAATGTAGGTGAATTCCTTGTTAATACTTCAACTGGATTTGCATTTGGAACTCCTGATTTATTTTATAATGCATCAACTCGTAGGGTTGGTGTAGCAACAAATAATCCGATTTTTACATTAGATGTTGCTGGTGATGGTAGATTTATCAGTTCCGTTACTGCTCCCGATTTTTATGGCGATTTAAGTGGAACTGCAACAACTGCAACTAATCTAACCAGTGCTGCGAATATTACTGGAGGATTTTTAAGCACAGAAAGAGTAGATCCAAGTGAATTTTATCCAATTTATGTCAATAAGGCAAAGGAAGCAGAAAATATTAGCGGAATTGCAGAAACTTCTAGAAATGTAATCGGTGGTATTGGTTCTATTACATCACTATATGTTGGTGGTGGAGCAGCAATTGTCGGAGTTGGAACTTCAATAGGTTTAATTTTAGAAGGATTTTTGGCATATGATGCTGATGATATTGATGGAACTAGTGGAACAACTACTTCAGTATTAATGTCTCAAGGACCTGGCCTTGGAGTTACTTGGAAAACCGTTCAAGAAGCTGCTCTTTTTGGTCTTCAAGGTATTCAAGGAATTCAAGGAATTCAAGGACGTCAAGGTATTCAGGGAATTCAAGGACCTCAAGGTATTCAAGGACCTCAAGGTATTCAAGGAACTGCAGGTCCTCAAGGACTACAGGGAATTAGTGGTGATTTTGGAACTCAGGGTCTCCTAGGAATTCAAGGACTTCAAGGAACCATAGGACCTCAAGGAATTCAAGGAAATCAAGGTCCTTTAGGAATTCAAGGAATTCAAGGAATTCAAGGGGTTCAAGGAACTTTTGGGGGTGTTGGGGTTCCAGGTGCTCAGGGTCTTCAAGGAATTCAAGGAATTCAAGGAATTCAAGGAAATCAAGGTATTCAAGGTATTTCCGGAACTCTTGGAACTCCAGGTGTTCAAGGTATTCAAGGTGTTCAAGGATCTCAAGGTCTTCAAGGTATTCAAGGACCTCAAGGTCTTCAAGGAACTGCAGGTCCTCAGGGACTTCAGGGACTTCAAGGAATTCAAGGTCTTTCTGGTGGAGCAGGAACACCAGGATCTCAAGGACTTCAAGGTATTCAAGGAACTACAGGCTCTCAGGGACTTCAAGGAATTCAAGGACTCCAGGGAACTCAAGGACCTCAAGGTATTCAAGGAATTCAAGGAAGTCAAGGTATTCAAGGTCTTTCTGGTGGAGCAGGAACACCAGGATCTCAAGGACTTCAAGGTCTTCAAGGTATTCAAGGACCTCAAGGACTCCAGGGAACTCAAGGACTCCAGGGAACTCAAGGACCTCAAGGTCTCCAAGGAATTACCGGAGCAGGAACTCAAGGTATTCAGGGAATTCAAGGACCTCAAGGTATTCAGGGAATTCAAGGACCTCAAGGTATTCAGGGAATTCAAGGACGTCAAGGTATTCAGGGAATTCAAGGTCCTCAAGGTCTCCAAGGAATTACCGGAGCAGGAACTCAAGGTATTCAGGGTATTCAAGGACCTCAAGGTATTCAGGGAATTCAAGGACGTCAAGGTATTCAAGGCGTTCAAGGAACCTTTGGTCCTGCAACTATACCCCAAACGCTTGCAACACCACCTTATACATTAGATCCATCAGATAATGGAAAACACGTATCAGTTGGTGGTGCTGGAGCAACTGTAACAATTCCAACTGGATTATTCTCTTCAGGAAATAATGTGGTTATCTATAATTCTGGAGCAACATCTATTGGAATTAATACCACAGGATCTACTGGAGTGGTATTAAGATTTGCAGGAAGCACTTTAACTGGAAATAGAGATCTTGCTCCTTATGGGGTCGCTACGCTTTTATGTGTAAATACTAATGAATATGTAATTTCTGGAGCAGGTTTATACTGATATGACTTTTCCCGCACAATTATTATCTTACATAAATTCTCAACAAAATCAAGTATCTTATACTACAGCAGGAGTTAGTAGTTATTTTACAGTTCCTGAGGGTGTAACTTCACTATCTGCAGTCTGTATTGGTGCAGGTGGAGGTGGTGGTGGAACTGGATCTGATAGTTTTGCTGCAGGTGGAGGCGGTGGAGGAGGTCTCACTTGGGGAATTTTTTCTGTTGTCCCAGGAGATGTTTTAGAAATTTTTGTCGGAACTGCAGGTGTTGCTGGAGCAGCTTCGAATGCTGCTGCGGGGGTAGGGGGAGCGGGTGGAGATACGTACATTAGATTATTTTCAAGAGTTGGTGGCGGCGCAGGTGTAGGAGGTAATATTCTAATTGCTGAAGGTGGAAGAGGCGGGGGCAAAGCAACTACTAACACAGGTTCTGCTGCAGGAGGTGCAGGTGGTCGTGGTGGTTCAACTTCTTATGGAGCTCCAACTAATGCAGGAATTACCGTTTTTAAATATAATGGAGGTGCCGGAGGTAATGGTGGATCTTGCACAGGTGGGGGTGCTGGCGGCGGAGGTGCCGGCGGTTATATTGGAGCGGGCGGCAATGGCGGTTCAGTTAATCCAAATACAGTTGCTACTTCTGCCGTAACCGGATCTGGTGGTGGTGGTGGAGGTGGTGGAACCGGAACTGGTGGTCTTTCTCAAAAAGGATATGGAGGTGGTGGCGTTGGTGCCTATGGAATTGACATAACAGGAGAACTTAATTCAACAGGAGAACCTGGTAGTAATGACACTGGTAGTGGAGGGTCTGGTGGTGGAGGAGGATCTTTCTTCAACGATCCTGGTTTAGGAATTGCTGCACAATATATTTCAGAATCTGTTTCAACAACAACCTCTATTGATTATCCCGTTGGAATAACCACAGGAGATTTTCTTCTTTTAATGTCAGGATCTGATGTTTATACTGGAGACAGACAATTAGCAACCAATTTTACATCTATTCCAGTTCCAGTAGGATTTACTACTATCAGTCAATCAGTCAATGGCGTATATAGAATAAGTTCTTCAGGAATAGCCACAGAAGCTATTCCTGCTAATGTTACAGCTATTGCCAATAAATCAAGAGATTTAAATTTCACATCATCTTACAGATTTGTTCCTGAAGGTGGTCTTAGTGGAACATTAGCTGGTCTTACAACATCTTCAGTTCATAATATGTTTGCTCTTAGGTTTCTACCTAATCCACCAACAATTAATTATTTGACAACAAGTGGAAATCCTGGTCTTCAGGTTAATACTGGCGGTTCACTTATGCCAAATCCCCCAGCATATGTTGGAACTCCTAGAGGAGCATTTTCACTTGCTCTTGGATATTTAACTAACGCAATTTTATTAAGTCCAGGGTCAACTACTGCAGGGGCAGGAACAACAGAAATTGCTACAGTAAATGGAGGAAGAACTCCGCCAAGGGGTGGTGAAGGGGTTGGACTAGTCGCATCTTATCGACAGGTTGCAACGGGAACTACTGAAACATTTGATCCTGGGCCCTTTTTAACCGGAACAACATCACATGCCCGTGCTTGGTCAATTGAAGTTCCACGATCAAATACGGCAAATCCAGTTTCTATTATCGGAACTGCTTCCACATCGACATGGAACGAACCAGATACAGACAATTTTACTTTACCAACAACACTTGATATATCTGGTATTGTATCAGATGGTTGCACAGTTATGGTTATTAGTGCTTATGATAATAACGCTACTCCCAGTACTCCACAACTTACCGGTGTTGCACTTGACCGTTTTATTGCCGGCAGCAGCGGGCCCGCTTCCTTTGATACCGGTGGAATGGGATGGAATATTCGATGGGGTATTTGGAATACTGGAGACGGGACAAACATTACAAATTTAGAAGAAGCATCAACAAATATTCCGGCAGCTCATCTAGTAATTACATTTTCTAATGCAAACATACCAGCAACACCAAATGCACCATCTTTTGACAATAATTCTACTTTTTATGGATCTCCCAATCCTCCTCAAATAACTACAACACAAAACGGATCTCTCATTCTTGCTATTGGAATGGTTGATAATATCAGAGTATCTAATATTACTAGCGTTCAAGAACCCATTAATGGTTACAGTCCAATCACAGTTCAAACATATGGAGTAACTGATAATGGTGCAATTCTTATGTCCGCATATAAAAATAATTTAGATCCAGATACTCAAGATATTCCGGGCACTGAAGATCCAGAACCATTTCGTGGTAATGGGGGTAATGTTTGGGTGGCACAAACAATCATCATTGGAGGTCCTGGAAGTAATACTAGTGGAGGTCCTAATAATGCAGGACAATGGGGTGGTGGTGGAGGATCCGGAAGAGAGAATGAATCCGTCAGTGGTATGGCTGGTGCCCAAGGATCCGCAAGAATTATGTGGGGAAATTCACGTCAATACCCAGCATCAGCTACTGCAGGGAATGCTCCAATAGTTCTAGACTGGACTCCATAAGAACCACTTCTAGAACCGTCACAGACCCCCCTAGGATCTCTTCCAGGGGGGTTTATAGTATATGAGCAACCAAAGACCCCGTTTATGAGGTTTTCCTCCTTTGATCGCCTTCTTTTCCTCAGTTCTTTTCTACTTTTTATGAACTGGGGAGTTCGCCTTACACAATCTATTTTTAATTATTTCTTCTGATGGTTTATCTTGATATTAATGGTTTCGGTTTTGGTGTCCGTAAGAAACTTTGCAAAGATGTCATTGAATATTTTTGCGATAAGTATCTTCCCCGCCACAAACTTGACATCACTGTAAAGCATCGGAATTTACGTCGAGATAATGTATATGGGTGGTGTAATATTGAAGGGGATGCCTATCGTCCTCGTGAGTTTATGATTGAAATTCACAATGGACTTGATAAGGAAACCTATATTAAGACTCTGTTTCACGAATGCACTCACGTTCTTCAACACGTTCGAGGTGATCTAAAGGAAAGGCACAATAAACAACTCTGGAAAGGAGTTGATTATAGCAAAGTTTCTTATGAAGATCAACCTTGGGAACAAGAAGCAGAAGAGAACGAAGAGAAACTCTACTACGAATACTTGACATGGGGTTGAAAATCCCTGTATAATGTGCCTTGTCACGGTTGATAGGATATCTCTAAGTTCTTTAAGGTTTCTAAGTTGACTTAGGGACCTTTTTGTTGTATAATGAATAAAAAAGTTATATGAGATTTACACTAGCAATTATTAATCCTCCATATGGTGTTGGTGGAAATCTTGCGATTAAATTTCTAAACAAGATTTCTGAGCACACTGATGATGTTCGAGCAGTCTTACCAACATCAGTCAGAAAACCATCTTCTTTAAATAAAATTAAAGATCATCTTCATTGTGTTTTAGATGAAGATCTAGATTCTTCTACATTCCCAAATGGTATTAGTGCTGTGAAACAATACTGGGAGGTAAAAAACACGTCGAGATTTCAGGTAGGTGTAGGTGAAATTCCGATGTTAAGAGAACATCCTGATTTTGAATTCCTGCCTTATGAAAGAAGATTTGATGCCGATGTATTTGTTGGTGAATATGGATGTGGTCCAAGTGGTCGAGTGAAGACAGAGAACTTCACTCATTATGCTAAGGGACATCACTTTCTGAAGGTTCGAGATAAAAGTGTAATTGATAATATGGTAGAATTTGCTGATAGGTTTAGAGAGGCAGCAAATCAATGTAATGGAAGATATCATTTTGGAAAGAATGATTTGATTTCAACCTATATTAAATGTCTAGAGGAGCGAGATGACAAAGAATAAACATAATCTAGAAGTTGGATCAACTATTGAAAGATCCGACGAGAGAATTAAAGAGACACAAGAAGTCTTTACTCCGATGGATCTTGTCGAGAGTATGGTGAATGATATTGACATCGAGATTATTAAAAATCCAGAGAGCACCTTTATCGATAACTCTGCAGGATCTGGAAACTTTTTGATTGCTCTTAAAAATCGTTTATGTCAATATCACGAAGAGAAATATGTTCTGGATCATATGCTCTATGCCGTCGAGATGATGGAAGATAATCATAAGGAGCTTTGTGAGAGGTTAGGTGTGTCTACAGATCATCCTCATTATGTGTGTGCGGATGCTCTGGAGTATGATTACTCATTTGGAAATCTTATCGGTATTGAAAAGTTTTTCTAATGGGTCGAGGGGTTGACGGGGCGGTTGATCCATCGTATATTACTCACATCGGCAAGGAATTCGTTCGCCGCCGATTTGTTCTTTACCTGACTAACACAAATGTCACACGTTGTTATTGATCGGTGCTCCGCACCAGATCCTTCAAATTCACTTTTGATTTCTCTTCCGCGAAAGGAATTCAAAGGTGCTCGATATATTGAAACTGTAATTCTTCCAGTGGAAGATGTAGATCGTGGTGGTGATTGGGAAGAAAATCAACATCGCGCAGCTGGAACTGATGGTGATAACAAACAAGGTCTTTTAGAAGACCTTCAAAGAGGTATTCGCTACGATCAGCTTCCGCCAATCGTAATTAAGGACGAGGAAGAAAACAAGTTTAAACTTTTGGATGGTTTTACTCGAACTTGGGCGCTCCTTGAACTTTCACAAAAGTATTGGGTTTTTGATCTCTATGAATTTGATCCTGGTGTCAATTCCAAAAACTTAATTGAAGATATTAGTTTGGGGGCAAATTCTCACCCATCTTGTAAAAGTGCCACAAAAGATGACTTTATCAAAATTGGTGTTGCTCGTGTAAATCGTGGCGATCTGGCCAAAGACATGGGTGCCATTCTTGAATGGATTGAAAGTGTCCCAAATGTGCTTAGTCAAAGGACTCGAAAAACAATTGCGACTAACATTTACAAAGAAACTGTTAGTGTCAGCAAACTTCGGGCTCTTGAACTTCAAGACGTCAAGAAGATTATTCGCACTCAAACTGAATACCAAGTTGGCGGTAAAATCGATCAGAAGAACCGATTTGGTCGTGTTGTGAATGCTGCTAACGATCTTTACACTCTTCGTAACTTCAAGTTCATTCTTGAAGATTATTCCAAAACTGGTCGAACAACTATGGTAACTCTGTATAGTTCAAGTGCTATCAGTCCTGAGGAACTGAAAGAGCAGCGGAATACTGCTAAAGCAGAGTTGGAGTCCTTTCACACGATGGCAATTCGTTATGTTTCTAAGTTTCTTGAAACTGGAGTCAAACCATTTGAAATCGTAGGTTCGATTGCTCAAATTAAGGGTGAAGAAACGGATCAAGTAATTGTTCCTTTCTCTTGATCCACTTCCCAAACTGGCACAGGGGTCCTTCGGGACCCCTTTTTGTGCTGCTACAATACCTGTATTGAAACGCAAAACACGATGATCCAACTCCGCCCCCACCAACAGACTGCTCTCGATGCTCTCGCTCAGCATTCTAAGGGTATCTGTGTGTTCCCCACTGGCGGTGGCAAGACTAACGTTGCCATCTTTGATGCTATGCGCGTGTTTCAATCCGAAACTCCTAAGACTGTTGTGGTGGTTGCTCCCCGCATTCTGCTTGCTGAGCAACTCTCCTGCGAGTTTCTTGAGTTCATCACCAATGCTTCTGTGTTTCACGTTCATAGCGGTGAGACTCACCACGAGAGCAGCACCAATCCTGAGAAAATCTACAACTGGTATGCAACTAACAACTCTCGCCACAAACTGATCTTCACCACCTATAACTCCCTTGAGCGTCTTGTTGATGCCGAGGTTGAGGTGGATACGATCTACTTTGACGAGGCACACAATAGCGTTCAGCGCCACTTCTTCCCTGCGACTGAGCACTTCAGTCAGGAAGCAAAGCGTTGCTACTTCTTCACTGCAACTCCTAAGCATTCTCTGGCAGTTGGCAAACCTGGTATGAACGATGTTGCTGTCTATGGACAAATCATCGCCAAGGTTCCTGCTCCCGAACTTGTTCAGGGTGGTTACATCATTCCCCCTAAGGTGATTGCAACGGAAATGCGCCTCTCTGTGCCTGGTGAGGATGTTGCTATGCGCGATTGTGAGTATCTGCTGCAGATCATTCAGGACAATCCTGTCAACAAGATCCTGGTGTGTGCCAAGGCAACCAAGCATATCATCAATCTGCTTTCTGAGTCTGATTTTGTTGAGCAGATTGCCGAACAAGGTTACTCTGTGATGCACATCACTGCCAAGCACGGTGCCTACATCGATGGGCAGAAAGTCAACCGCGAGGTGTTCTTCGACACTCTCAACGAGTGGGGTAAGGATGCTGACAAGAAGTTTGTGGTTCTTCACCACAGCATCCTTGCCGAGGGTATCAACATCTCTGCTCTTGAGGCAGTTGTGTTCCTCCGCTCTATGGATATTGTGGGCATCGGTCAAACCGTTGGGCGCACTCTTCGTCTTCACCCACAGGATGCTGCTGGTATTCGCTCTGGCGCTATTCAGGCAGGTGATCTGGCATCTTACACCAAATCTTACGGTTTGGTGATCTGCCCCGTGTTCGACAAGAATACGACCTCTACTGCCAAGAAGGTTCAGAACGTTGTTGACATCATCTTCCAGCAGGGTGATGTGGCAGTGTCGGTGGTTCGCAAGTGATCCACCCCCCCTGCCTGAAGCGGTTCCCTCACCCCAAACCCCTTGCGGTCACTGGGGTGAAAACCCGATTTTCTTGCAATTCTGCGGTAAGGGTGCTATCATACCTTCGCCACGTTCCCACGACCGATTTTTTGATTTATGGAAGGATTTGAAACAGAAGATGGGTATGCTGCTGTTCCTTGGGGCAAAAGGTTAGTCATCATTTATGGTGGTTATCAATTGACCGATGTGAGCACAGCAAGGCAAGCACATAAGTTCATCAAAGAACATCGCACCAATCCACAAACTGGCACAGTATTTGTCCAATAGAGATTTTTTTCAACTACAATGACTTCAACTCTGATTAAACAAGTGAAAAAGAAATTTGTGAATGTAACTCCTATGAGTTCAAAAGCAAAAAATCGGTTTATTAACAATATGGATTGCTTTCATGCTTGCGAAGTTGAGCAGGAAAAGGATGGTAAATTGTTTCTTGTTTCACTAAATCGTAAATACTGCTTTTGGTTGCAGAAGGAAGGGAACGAACACTGGAAGGTTGAAAAATGATTGGATTGATTGCTGGTCTTGCATGTGGCGTAGCTACATATTATGGTGTAGGAGATGGTTTTCATGGGCAAATCACCGCTAACGGCGAACGGTTTGATGCTTATCGTTGGACTGCAGCTCATCCTTATCTACCTATGGGGACACGCATCAAGGTAACAAATCAAGATAATCTCAAACAAGTTATTGTGAGAGTAAATGATCGAGGACCTTATTCTCACGCGGATCTTGACCTAAGTTATGCTGCCTTTGCACATATTGCCTCCACAAGTAAAGGTAATGCCACTGTGTGTTGGAGGGTCGTGGGATGAAAGTCACGGAGCATAATATACACGAAACTGATCTAGATCTCACTGATATCACTGAATTAATTCGTCTCTGTAAGGAAGAATCTATAAAGCATCAGGGGGATAGGGAAACTCTCTTGTATTATGGGGCATTGATTGGAAAGTTAGTTTGCATTCGACACGATTTAATCTCTTAATAAAAGTTTATTAAATAGTAGTGAATTGAGGAAGAAGTTATGGTTGTATTACTATCAACAACTATTATTACTTGTTCTCAGGCAATGAATATTATTCAACGCCTTACTAATGTAGTAGGATTAACTGAATCTCAAAAAACTGAAATTATTCAGGAGGTTCGTAAGACTATTCCTTATTGTCCCATTAAAATAGTAGAAGATGACGCAAGAAACACAAGAAGATAAATGGAACCGTGGACTTACTCTATTTGAGGAAAGTGTATTGAAACCAGATCCTGAACTTCGTCAATGTGCTCATAATCAAAAATGTTACAACGAACTCATGCAAGTTCGTGATAATGTGTTAGAATACTTAAAGACAATAAGAAAATAAATATTGTAAAATTATATGGAAAACCGAAGATGCTATCAACACAATATCGGTTGAGACTTGAAGAAATTTGTGATCGTATCGCAAGACGCGAACCTGTTGGATTGGAAGATATGATCTGGGCAGAAAAACTTGCGAAAGCAAATCGTTCTGCTGCTACTATTCTTCGTCAAGCAAGAAGAAAAGCAGAAAATCCTAATATGGTTGAGGGGGGTATGGATGACTTTCTCAATCAATTAGATATTGGTGGGTTTGGTAATGAGAGATTTGGTAAAAGAGGATTTGATAGTGTTGATGATATGATTGATTGGTGGACTGAAGATAAACCTGAGGATTGGAGGCAAAGAGATTGATGAAAGCTGTATTGTATTCTAAAGAAAACTGCCAGGAATGTGATAGGGCAAGATCTCTTTTAGAAAGCTTAGGAGTTTCTCATTTAGAGTATAAACTTGGAAGTGATTATAATGAGAAACAGTTTCGTGCCGAGTTTGGTAGTAATGCTCAGTTTCCTCAGGTTGCAATTGATTATAAGCACATAGGAAGTCTTAAAGAAACTCTTCAATATCTCAAAGTAGTAGGAGTAATATGAGCGAAGTTCAATTTAAAAAGCATAGAGTATTCCGCGAAACGGATGCTGTTGTTTTCTACGATATTTCTGTAGAAGACTCTAATGCACAAGATCTTGTAGTTCATACTGGTCCTGCTATTTCTCCTCCCGACGATATTGTAGGGGCAAAACAATTTTATATTCACCATCACCAGGTAGATCACAATCGTGTTCTATCTGGTCTTCGCACATTTGAATTGGTAAATCTGGAATGGAGATATCCTTATCACATTGTGCATCTTAATCGCACATCTGGTGCTCTTGTAATTCCTAAGATGACCTTCCATCGTTCATATTCTGGACCTGATGGATCCATTGTGATTAATCAGGCAATTCGTGATGATGAATTTAATCCAGAAACAGAATTTGTTCCAGTTTCTGCCGCTAAAAATAAAGATCTTTATCATATACTTGCACACGAAAAACCAGTCATTCATACTCTAGGAGAATGAAACAAGCAGTTATTCTTTCACTCTGTTTTCTTCCTCTTGCAATCATCTATGTGATTATGAAAGTTTCGTTATGGTTGTCTAGTAGTGTATCAGAAATCAAGTATGTAAAGGACGATGCAAAACGACCACACGGACCCTACTTGGAAAACCCATATGGAGATGTTGACGAAGAGAATGAAGAAGATTGAAATTGCTGATAAGATTGACGAAGCAATCTGGAAATGGTATTTTGAACACGGTAAAGAAGTTCCGAACTGGAAAATGCAAAAGGACCCACAGTGGTGGATTGATTACCTAGCATCACTTGACGAGGGACAATAAATATCCTATAATCATTGCATATATCTTTTGATTATGGACTACAAACCTTATTCCACAGAGTGGAGCAGAAAGAGATACTTGGCAGAAGCAATTCAGAAGTATTTCGATGACGATGCTTCTGTAGAGGTTGTGCTTGATGACATTGTTGATGTTCTTGAAGTTAATGCACTGGAGTATAGAACTCGTGCAGAAAAGTTTCAAGAAGTTTTAGATGGTCTTAAAGGGTTAAGTTAGTAATGGAATTTACAATTTTACATCATTCGTATCGGTTTAAAACAACTTCTGATGATAATAAGTATGGTAAATGGGATTACATTGTTTATAATTTAGTATTCACCGCACACGACCACTACTTTAAGGGGATGTGTCTTGATTTGTCTGCGGAATGGAAAAGAGTCTTAGTTGCTAAAGATAAAGATAAAGCAGATGAGTATCTTTTAAAAAGCATTGAAGAACACTCTGATGCAGAAAGAAATAAAATCTTTTTCAAGGCTTGGGAATATCAATCCCCACATCTTGTTTATAATGAGAAGTTTGATGTCTTTCAACTAAGAGACTACATTCAAGATAATCCTGCCACCAGAGGGACTATCGCATATATAGAAGACCTAAAACGGGGAATTACTTACGGACACTTTGCTCCTTATAGTTCCTTATATTCTTGTGTCTACAACTTACAATACTGGTGGGATTAATGGATAATTTTCAAATATCTTTGCTGCTTATATTTGGAATTATTTTTTATATGGTCATTGTTGACCAAAACGTAGCAGATTTTATAAATCTGTTGGCAAAAGTATTCAAGAACGAAGTTTCTAAAAGAATTTGGATGATTAAGTATCACCCCCGTAATCCAATTACTAACTTGATTAAAAGGCGGGAGTATGCTAAAATTGCAGAAGAATTATTAAAAGAATATAATATTCGGGAGTAAATTCAAATGACACTCGCAAAACCAGTAGAAGAATCACTCAAAGAAGCTGAAGCAAGTCTAAGAAATGCTCTTTCTTTTGCTGCTCGATCTGAACGTCCTATGGTGACTTCTGTGATTGCAAATCTAATTCAACGTATTGATACTTTAATTTCAACGGACGCACTTCTTGATAAACTTGAAACAAGAAAACCTGGTGATAAAGGTGTTTGGAATGATTTTTTCATTGATCCTGATTGATCATTAAGTTTCATTACTCAACTCTTAAAACAATATTAAGAAATACAACTTTTCCTCTATATAATGTTAGGATATTCAAACAAACATGTCCAAAATGAATATGACACAAGAAGAGTGGAAAGAGCTGAATGATCTACGAGCAGCAATTTCACAGTATCCTGCATCAGTCGTTCCAGAAAAGCAGGAAAGATTTACAGAACTTCTTGTTAAGAGTTGGGAATATATCGACACGGTTCCAAGCCCAGACGGTTCTATAACTGTCACAAGACCTGGTAAAACCGCCAAAGGGGTAGTATAATACTTTCAGTTCAATAAAAGATCAATGCCTCAATATCGTGCCGACGTCTGGTTGGGTTCCTCCTCTGGACGTCAAGAAATCACCGTAAGTTCTAATACCAGTTATGGTGCTAAAGAACAGATTATGAACATCTACGGTGTCGAGGACAATGACATTCGCAATCTTCATCAAGTAAGTGGTGGTGGTTCTTCTGGTGGAACTTCTATCGAAGGTGGTGGATGGTTGATTGGATTATTTGGAGTTCTTGCTCTCTGGTATTTTCTGACCCCTTGGGTTGCTATGCTTGCTGGAGGTGCTGGTGCTACTTGGGTAGCAGAGAAACTCTGTGGAACCTCACTTGAAGGTGCCTGTGATAATGACAACAATAAGGCACTGGCAATTATTCTTGCTTCTGCTCTGACTGTAGGTGGAGTTGGTTTTGCTCAAGGATCCAAATGGCAGCAACAAATGCAAACAGAAGAAGCAGTTCCTGCTCAGGTTCAAAAAGCACAATAGATAGTTAAAATGAATAAGGTCGATGAATTACTTAGAAATACAACCATATCAAACAATACTTGTATTAAATGCAAGTTACGAGCCAATTAATTTTACTAATTGGAAAAGGGCAGTTGTTCTCATTCTAAAAGAGAAAGCTCAGGTTCTATCTTCACGAGTAATTCGTCTCCTTGATTATATTAAACTTCCTGTAAAACGTTATGGCATTACCAAACCATCACGTTCTATGATATACAAAAGAGACGACCATACCTGCCAATATTGTGGTTCAACCAAAAAATTGACAATTGATCACGTTCTTCCAAGATCGCGTGGTGGTCAAGATACTTGGGAAAATATGGTGGTTGCCTGCTCTTCTTGTAATACTAAAAAGGGTAATACATTATTGGAGCAAACTGGAATGAAACTTTTCAGAACTCCTAAACCACCCGCAAATAAAATTCTTCTTTCATTGCATAAATCAAATGTAAATGAATGGAAAGATTATATTTTTGTTTAATGTGCTGCGCAAATTTATTGATTAAATATGAAACCTGTAATTAAGTATCAAGGTGGAAAATCCCGTGAGATTAAATTTATCAAGGAGATTATGCCACCTTCATATGATAGAATTATCGAACCTTTTTGTGGAGGGGCAGCAGTGTCCTTCCATTTTTCTGCGTCTGCAATGTTGGCAGATATTAACTGGCAAGTAATTAATCTCTACAAACTTGTTGCAAGTTCACAGTATCCAGATCTTCAGCAATTTGTAGATCAAGTGAAGACATTTGACCATGATAAGTTAGAAGAACTGTTTTATCGGTCGCGGGATGTCATTAATGACCCTAACTCCCATACTGAATTTGAAAATGCATCCGCATATATTGTTGTAAGACAACTGTGCTTTAGTGGGATGGAAAGGTATAGTAGCAAGGGATTATTCAATGTTCCGTTTGGTCACTATAAATCATTTGCCTGCAATCTATCAAAAAATCACCACGATTTCCTTGTAAATTGTAAAATATCACACGCTTCATTTGAGCAGTGTTTTAAGGATGATAATGAAAATGATTTTATTTTCATTGACCCACCTTACCTTGATCGTCTTGGATATACAACTGGTGATGGTGGTTTGAGTCTACATAAAGAACTCTTAAGTTGCCTCAAAGCAACACCTGCTAAGTGGATGATCGTTCATTCGGATCACGAGTTCTATCGTGAAAACTACAAAGATTATAATATAATGACAAAAGATTTCCTTTATGCTCAGAGATTTGGTAAAGGAAAGAACCACAGTGGGGCAAGTGTGCAGCATTTGTATATCACAAACTATGATGCTGTGCCACTTGAGGAACTGGCACAAGACCCCCAGAATGCCCTGGTGGATGCCCTATACTAACAAGGTAATCAACGAAACGCCCCAATGGCAACCCGCGCTCGCATCGGTCTTGAACTTGCTGATGGATCTGTTCTCTCTGCCTACCACCACTGGGATGGTTATGAGTCCTGGTTGGGTCGCATCCTGAAGACTCACTACAACAGCAAAGATGCTGCTGCCGAATTGATTGACGGTGGTGATATGTCTGTTGCTTGGAATGATAACAATCAACCCGAGTATTACAGTGCTCGCGGTGAAGATTGCCCTCCTCGCCTTGATGCTGACCTGTGTGAGTATCTTCTTCCCGATAACAGCGAAGAGTATGCTTATGTCTTCCGCAACGGTGAGTGGGTGTGCTACAATATGCATCAGTTTGATGATAGCAAACTGCCTGAAATCGTTGAAATCCCTTCTGGAGCACTCGCAGCATGATTACTACAATTATGGCAGGTTTTGCCTTTGGTTATTGCGTTTGTGATATTTTTATCAATTATTATAAGAACAAACGCGATAATGAACTCTTGAAATCTACAATTGAAATTGAACGATGAAAACTTCTACTGCTCTTGGTGTTGCTTTTGGTGTTGTAGTCCTTGCTGTTGCTGGTCTCTTCTTTGAGGCATGGTTGCTTGGACTTATTCTGTCTTGGTTTGGTGTGAATCTGTCATTCTGGCAGAACTTTGCTATCATCTTTCTTGCTAACGCTATTTTCAAAAACACTGGAGTATCTTCTAAATGAAAAATCAAAACGGATTTATTGACCCTGCTATTGCCCTTGTAGTTGTTGGTGTCTTTGTGGTTGGTGGTCTTATCTTTATTGGTGGTCCACAATACAATGTGTGGCAACAATCTCTTGCTGGTAAAGCAGAACTTCAGAAAGCAGAATACACTCGCCAGGTAGCAGTGTTGGAAGCACAAGCAAAGAAAGATAGTGCCCAACAACTTGCTGATGCTGAGATCATTCGTGCTACTGGTGTTGCCAAAGCAAACCAAATCATCGGTGATAGCCTGAAAGATAATCGTGAGTATCTTCAGTATCTGTATATCACTGGTCTGGAAGATGGTAGCAAGAATGGTAACGTGACTATCTACGTTCCTACCGAAGGTGGTATGCCTGTTCCTACACTTCAGATGAATAAGTGACATTTTAGGAAAAATCGCCATTTTCCCCAGCAGCAGGGGTCCATTGCTCCTGCTGCCTGAAATTTCAAAAAAATCAGGGTTTCCGTTCAGTGCTGGCCTGGGTTCTCATCGGGACTTTCTTGAGACTGCTTCCTCGCACCTATTCTCCCTGCAAAAATCCAGTTGAGCAACTGGCACATAGGGCATTCCAGAGCACTCTGGGTGCCCTATAATACTTTCATACACAAGGGAACCAACCCGATGAGCACCACGACCTTTGCTGATTATGCTGCCGCTGCTGAGGCACGGAAAGACATCGCTACTGCTGTTCTTGGACACACCTATGCTCTCTGTGAGGCACTGCGACAGAACTTTATTGATTACAGCATTCGCAGTCATCAAAAGTTTGTTGATGATGCTGACACTCAAGAGTATCACCAGAAGCAGATTGATAAACTGAAGCAAGGTATTTGTGACTATGAGTTCTACCCTGAGACTGGTCGTAAGTATCACAAAATCATTATGAATGCTGCTGGTTCGCGTTCGGTTCATGCTTTTGTGGATAAGAAGACTGGTGAGGTTTATAAGTCTGCTAGTTGGAAATCTCCTGCCAAAGGTGTTCGTTATGATCTGCGACTGATAAAGGACCGAGAGTGGTTGCTTGAAAATGCCGATTGGGCAGGTGCTTATCTGTATGCTCGTTGATTAATCTCTAATTTTGCACTATAATTTCTCTGTTCTCTGCTCTTAATTCCCATGCTTACGAAAAATCGCTTGGTTGTTGACAATCTTCTTTATGAAGAGTTAGTGCTTCTTCAGCAAATTATGGTTGATATTAATGAGAAAAAAGTTCATCATGAATATGATGCAGAAATTTTTAGCTCACTTTATGAAAAAGTAATGATTGCTTGACAATGAAACTAAAGTATTTTCTTGCGGGTTTGGCAGCATTTTCTGTATCAATTGGATGGAATTTATTTCTTATCAAACGTGATGATGCCATGTATAAGGCATATTATCAAAATCAGGCAATCGAAAACCTTAAAAAACCCCCAAGCACTGAAATTAGATGACAACAGTATTAGTTGTATTATTGATTTGGGTTGGTATAACCATTCCAATTGCTTTAATCATTGGACGTATTCTTTCTATTAATCCTCGTGACGATGACTGAAGAGATCAAACTTATTCTTGCTAAAATGCAAATTCAAAATCTAGTTTCGCTCATTGAGGGTAATGAGTATCAACAGTTTCTTTATTCACGCCTAATTTCAATCGATGTTGAACTTCAAAGGCAATTGACAAATATCCAACACCATTCTAAAATCAAGGAGTAGTTTAAAAATAAAAATGAAATATCTTTACATCGTTGATTACTGGGTTCCTTTTCCTTCTTCTGAATATGGTGGTCTCATTAACGTAATTGCCGAAAGCGATAATGAGTGTCACGATATTCTAAGGGACACAGATGATTATGATGAACGCTATGAGAGTAAGATTATGGAGCGAGTAGTTGCTGCTCCTAGATTTGCTCTTTCTACTGAAGAAAACTCCCGCATTGTTGAGTCTTTTACCACCTGATTATGATTGATGCTTTCCTGCACAAATACAAAGAAAATCAAATCAAAAAAATTCAAGAACTAGAAGAAAAAATCAAGCAACTTCAAGAGGAAATTAGAATTCTTAAAAATTATCATGAAAGAATTTACGATCTCTAACTTTCCGCACATTCCTCCTAAAGGATACTCTTATGAGTTTGAAGAGTTCAATACTCGTATCATTTCAATCTGGTTACGTTGCCACCGACAATTTGATTACAATCTTGGCAAACCAACCAGAACTATTTGGGGGTTTTATTCCCCTAAGAAAAATGAGTATTATTCTCCCATCAATTCTTCAAAAGTGGGGAAGGTAGTAAATATAAAAGATACTCGAAATTACACTTCAATGTCCATTAAACGAACCGCTCTTGAGGCAGCATTCTATGATTGATCTTTCCCGCCAAGAAATCCTTACATACATTGAGGAAACTTATTGTGAAAGGATGACTTATCTTGTAGAAAATTGTAGAATTTTTGATGCAGATGCTTTGCATAGTGAATTTGAAGTTGCTGAAGATAATGAAGTAGAATGGTTGTTTATTTCTCATATTACTGATGTTTGTTGAAAATGAAAAAGTAATCTACAAAGAGATGCACGGTGTAATTGCTTTTATCTGCTCTTCTTATATTGTTATTGAACTGCCTGCTGCCGATTCTAGTTTAAGGTCACCAAGACTTCTTGTTTTTCCTGAAAACTTTAAAAACATTATTCACAAAGATCACACTTCAAAATGAAATACGAAGTTACTTTTCTAAAACCCAAGAAAACAGGATATGCTAAACAATCTGCAGTCTTTTTTAAGATTGATGACGCCATCTGGTATGAGACAATTATTAAATCACAAGGAGCAAAGGATATTATCATCTGCCCAAAATAACCGAAAATGCTGTAGGTGCAGTGAAGTTAAATCACTGACTTCTGAGAATTTTAAAGAAGTTAAATACTTTAAGTTTGGATATAGTTATTACTGCAATGTCTGCGATGAAGAAATGCGAAAAACAGGGAAATAATCTCTGGAGGATAATTGCTAAATCATTGGGTGAAAAATCTGGTAAAAATAACAGGGAAGCGGATAGGATTGCTCTTATCCGTCTTTTTATGTTTTTGAGTATTTTGATTACCAACTGCTTTATTGTTGCAGGTGTTATTCGTCATTGGAATGACGATGTTCAAGTTCCTTTAAATTCTACAATAAAATGAAATACAGAGTCATAGAACAAGCAGATCTAAACGGGGAAGTATGCTTTTTTCCCCAGTATCAAAGGTTTTTTGTGTGGTTGTGCTTTTATGATTTTGATTTTCCACCAAAACAAATTAAGTTTTATTCATTAGAGTCTGCTACAAGGTTTATTCGGAAGCAGCAAAACAAACCAAAAACTAAAATTTACTCGATAGAATAATGAAATGTAAAGTTCAGTTGTATGTTGCTGGTAAAGTCTTCTATGAAGAAGTATATGCCAGAGACTACAAAGAAGCAAAGGAAGTTGCCCTAGCTCGCAATCCTAATGCAAAGGTAGTAGGAGTGACTGCCGTCTTTTAAGTAGAAATTTATGCAGGACTTGCATTATGCAGCGTAATGCAGTATAATAGTCTTATGGTGTTAATATACCCACTAGTGGGCCCACTAGTGGGTATATGAATATATCCATATGTCTGCTATAATAAGTATGCAAAACAAGCAAACACTATATTCTAGTTTTGCATACTCTTATACAAGATATGGAAAAAAAATGAAACCAATTTCATATTACAAAACATCTTCCGTTTCAATACCTGTAAAAGATTACTATTTGACAACATATTACTATAAAGAAGGTAGGTTGGTTGTTATTAGAAAAGGAGGTTATCTTAATGAGGACTTTGAAGCTCCATCTGGTTGTGTAGAAGAAAATGTTCTAGATCAAATCTCCTATGAAGAACATAGAAAACTTTACAATCAAGAAGTAATTAATCTACAACAAGAATTTAAAATGGATTTACTTCAAAAGTATTATTCAACAAATCACCCAAAAGCAATTGATTGTTTCAATCTTGCCTGGGAATTTGCTTCTGGTCATTTTGAAGAAGTTGAATATTATTTTGAAGGTATTTCAAAATTGGTTATTCTTGATGATGTTCTTGGTAATCCCATCCAGGATGAGATTAAATTTAACTTTAAAAGTTAATAAACTTGCCCAAAATCTAACATTAGACTATAATGATACGGAAAAGAGTTCAACCCCCAAAGACTAAAAAAGAAGAAACTATTCCAGTAAAACCTTTTCACGAAACCTTTCCTTATGCCTTAGAGTGGTTTGTAAAAGAAGGAAAGAAAAAACTCCAACATAATGCTTATTTTCCCTATGACGACTACCGAGAACGATATTACAAAAAATACAAATCAGACAAATCCATTGTTGGTGTCAGAAAATATAAAACCAAACCAAGAAATGATTGATGATTGTTTTTATGTAGAGAAAAGAAAGTGGGGAACTTGGCAATCTACAGATAAAGAAGGCAAGGGACTAATTACTTCTCTCACAAGGGAGCATTGTATTGCTGCCACAAGATTTTATCTCAAGGGGCTTCAGGAAGGTTTTCCTGAAGCAAAAACCCACGAAGGAACTGTAGGTGGAAAACTCTGAACTTTCTTCTTGGATAGAGTTTGTATCTCACGAACTTTATCTGTTTATAGCATTTTTATGCGGACTTTATCTTGGATACATTTTAGGAAAAAGAAACAATGACTAAAACACACACTCAAAAAGACGGAACTATTTGGGAATGGGAAGAAACTCCAGAATTGAAAAAAGCATTAGATGAATGCAATAAAGAATTTGCTGGTAATTATCCTGGACCTTTATATGCTCCCCATCCAGACATTGTAAAACTTAATAATTCAAAAGCATAAAATATATAAGTATATCGCTTCAAAGACCATGCTTCAAATACTCACTAACGATGATAAACTTTTGAAGAAAAAGTCTAAAAGAGTTGACAGAATTGATGATACTGTGCGAACTTTGGCAGCATCTTTAGTTGATACTATGGTTGCCAATAATGGAGCTGGTTTAGCAGCTCCTCAGTGTGGAATTCATAAAAGAATTATAGTTGTTGATACACCTTCTGGACCCAAAGTTCTTATAAATCCAGAGATTATCTTTTTCTCCGAAGAGAAAGAAATTGATGATGAGGGATGCTTATCAATTCCAGAGACTTTTGTAAAGAAAAGTAGATACTCAAGGATTACAATTAAATATAGAAATCTTGCTGGGCATCCTAATCTAGAAACTCACACTGGATTGATTGCTAGAGTTATACAACACGAAATTGATCATTTGGATGGCATCCTTATGACAGATGAAGAAGTGGCACACTGATCAATCAAATTAAGCAAATGGTCGACTATAATAAGTGGAGAAACAAACCCCCAATGCAAAAGTATCGAGTTGGATTTAAATGGCAGAGTGGCGATGAGGAATATATTGTCCTTGATAGTGCTCTAAATTCAACTGAACTTGCAGAAAGTCTCAAAAAATGCGATAAAACTGGCAAACTTGAAACCGTCTATGTCAAACGTATTGATTAATTTTAAAATGAAAAAACTTCTTATTATTGCTGCTGCTATTCTTTCTACATCTCCAGCACTTGCTAATCAACCATTTAAATATCAAACACGCTGCTTTCTTGAAACTCAAACTGAGTTTCTTGATGATACCTGCACGGTGATTGAAACCCGTGAAAAGGGTGGAGCACTACGAACTCGCAACATTTTTTCAAATCGATTTGGACTTACGATCAAATCCCGTTTTGATAAGACAAAAGGATTTGTGACCTGGGACTCTCATAACAAATATGAATATAAATGGGAATACAAAGTCGGTGGAGATGCTGGATCTGGAATGTGGTCCTATGTGATGCCAGGTTTTCTTCTTGAAAACGTAAGCTGGGATTAATTTCTAAATATTTTACTTCAAATCAATTTTCAACAATGAAAAGAACAATCTTGTCTTTGCTAATGATTGTGGGAACAACTTCTGTTGCTCCTGCTTTTTCGCAGCAGGTTGTGGAACTGAACGAATGTGTTCGAGTCAGGGAAGTTTTTGTTCCTGGAACCTATGATCGATATGGAAATTATATCCAAGGATATGTAAAATCTGAACGCTTTAGAGTTCCTTGTGCCGCTTCTGTTGTAAATCCCGTTGTTGTAAATCCTGTTGTTAGGGAAGAGTATTATGAAGAAGAGTATCGTCCTTATGTTCGTGAGAGAGCAGCAAGGCAAGTAAGGAGAAATCAAATCTACTGCGATCCAACTAAGAGCACTCTTGGTGGAGTTCTCGGTGGTGGTATTGCTGCTGGTGTAAGTAAGAAAGATGCCTACAAGTGGTCTGTTCCTTTAGGTGCTTTCCTTGGTGGTGCTGCCTTTGGTTGTAGAACATACTGATAAGTTATGTTAAGAAATCAACACAAACTTTCTATATAATGTTAGAATATGGGAGTGAGAGTACAATGAACCTAAAACCATCTTTGTTATGATATTCTTTGTGCGTGGAGGTAATTATGCACAACTTAGTTTCTTTTAATCAACTTGCTTATTGGTATAATATGATTGATACTGATAAAGAAAATGAAGATGATTTAATTGCTGAATATTTTGAGTGTTTAACCGAATGTGATGATGATACACAAACTTGCAGGAGGGTATGTAGAAAAATCCTAGCAGTATAGACCAGTTTAAAAACCGCCCACTGCACCTTGACTTTCGGGTCAAGGTGCTTTATAGTATGTTCATTGATCCCGCAAAACCTGCATTATGTACTCGGCAAAAGTTACATTGAAGTATGATTCCATTTGGGATCATAAGGGTGGTATTTACGATGATGAGATCCTACCTGAGGAGCACTTTACTTTTGAGGTTCCTGCAGAAGACCTCAATACCATTCAACTCTTCCAACTTTTTGAGAAGTTTTGTTATGCTATGGGACATAACCAAGTAGGTATTGCCAAAGGTGCTTGCTATGTCGCATTCAACGAAATGCGAACCACCGAAGAAATGCGTAAGACTGCAGAAGAGTATGACCTTGTTCTTGTAGAAGATTATCGTAAAAAACTTGAAGAGTATGATGCTCAACAAGACAGGGATTTACAGAAACTGGAAGCAGAAATTCGTGACCTGAAGGCAAAACTCTCCCGCCTTGAGAACCCTGACAATCCTAATTATACTGAGGAAGAGATGGATGCAATGACTGCTGAAAACACTCCCAGTGTCCGAACTCTAGTTGAAGCAGATCTTACTTGTCACGATTGTGGTAAGAAGTATGGTGAGTATTCTGTTGGATGTTCTTCCACCAGAGAAGGTAGGTGTGATGTGTGTGGAGAAATCAAACCTGTGACCGAAGCACGGGACTATGGATATTTTGCAAAAACTGTTCAGGGAATGAAAAACAAATGACTGAAAGAGCACAAAACTTTATGAAAGCAGTATGGGACGCACGAAACAATCAAGGTGCAGATACTGAACCTAAACTAGTTGCAGCAATTCTTACACTTGTCGCAGAGAATACAAAGTTTTATTCCTCACAAGAGGGATTGATCGTTCTTGATAAGAATGATATACTAGAACTCTCAAAGGAACTGGAGAACCTGAATGAGTGATACTGATCCCACTGCCCCCTGGTATGAGTTTATAAGCTATCTAAGGTGTTGTGAAAGTTTAGGAATCACCCCTTCTCTTCAAAGATTTATGGGATATCAACGTTATTTGAAATCTATTGGGTTGATTTGATGATCAAATTTATTAAATGGTTTATTTTCCATAAAGAAAAACCTGTCTCTGGTGAATATTTCAGTCTTTGTGAAAAATTCTTGGAACTTGAAGAAAAATACAATACTGTGATACAAGATGTAAAAAGATTAGAAGAAGAAAATATTGAGACTACTAATGTTCTTTATGAACTTTTAAATAGTTTGGACGCCCTTGATGCAAGGATTGATATCCTGTCAGCGGAACATTGGATTGACAAACGACCAGAACAAGATTAAAATTACTAAAACTTCTGAAAAACAATGGACTATAAAAAGCATTCTCTAGGGCGTTTAAAAGAATGGTTGCATGATTGTCTTGGTGCGGCAGAGGCATCTCCTCAAGAAATCTATGATACCATTAAAGAAGTTGTAACCGAGGAATATTATTACCATAAAAATGGTGCTTCTAAAACATATGAACTTTTAACTCTTTTAAACGGAGTTGTGGAATTTAATATTATCCAGGAGACTGATCCTAAGGAAAATTTTGTATCCTGTGGTTTGGGAGATACCTCAGATTATTGTAAGAATTCTTGGACTGATTTTTGGGAAGATAATTATTATCATTATTATCCAGAAGAAGTAAAGGATAATGGCATGAGACCTTGGGGGCATAGTGATATGGAATACCTTATTGCAAATTCAAAGGTTTCCGAAACTCCTGAAAAACCTGAAAAATCAAAATCTTACTACGATTATGATAGGAATGATTTGAACAGGAAAAGTCCGTTTGAAGATAAGGTAGTAAAATGGCAACTTCCTGTAGAGGTTGATGGTCCTAGTGGTGAATATTTTGTTTGTTTCCCAGATGATTTAATGGGAGCAGCAAATCTAAAAGAAGCTGATACTGTTGAGTGGATTGATCAAGGTGATGGTTCTTATTTACTTAAGAAAATTGACAAAAATCCATCTTGGGTAGAAGGTAATAAACTTTCCGAAACTAAAACTTATGATGAGATGATTGCTGAAGGTTGGACAATGACTGCTGATGGTTTTTGGATCAAGGAGTGATTTGTAATGAAAATATTCAAATATAAACGCCACGAAGATTATGGTGTTGAGCACATCTTTACTTTTTTCAGAGGAGAAGAGTGTTCATTCCTTCAGTTTTCTCTAAGTTGGGATGATTATAAGTCCTGGCCTTATATTCAGATTTCTTCAGGAAATAATAGTCTTCTTGATGTTCTTTTCTGTGCTTATCGCTTCAGTTTTAGTTTTGAATTGGTAGGAAGAAATTGGACTTTTTATCTTGATAAAACTGAACAAGAACAAAATGTTTATGATTAAGAACCATGGGAATGTTTGATTATTTTCGTTCTTCTTATGATCTTGGAGAACAATTCACAAATGTAGTGTGCCAAACTAAAGATATGGAAGACTGTATCGGTGGCACAATGACCGATTACTGGTTAGATCCTGCTGGTGTTCTTTGGCGTCCTGATTATGTGGGTGTAAGCACCTTTGAAACAATCCCAGAGGATGACCCACGATATAATGATAAAATAAAGTTCCTAAACTTTGAATGGATACCTACAGGAAAACGCGGTAGGTTTGTTCAACACGAAATTACCAAGTATGTTGAGGTTTATCCTGCTGATTGGGGTGGAAAGTGGGAGGATTGGCCGCGCTTGCATCTTCACTTCAAACGTGGTATATTACAGGACTATACGGATATCACAGGAAGATGACTAAGAGGTTGGAAGAATGAGCGGCGGACACTTTGGCGATTATTGCTATTTTCAGGTCTCACAGTTTGCCAGAGATTTGGAGGAAGAGATTGCGAACAATTCTACTCCAGATGAATATGGTTATGTGAATAACTACAGTCAAGAAGTGATTGAGTATCTTGAAGAACAGGTTCATGTTCTTCATAAGATGTCTGATGTAATGTATCATATTGACCGTCTGTATTCTGGAGACCACGGAGAGAACAGTTTTATGGAACGGGTGAAAGGGGTGGAAGAGAAATATGGAAGTTGGTAATAAAAATAATTAAAAATCTTTTAAATCATTATCATTTAAAATTATGGATCAAAATATCGAATTGAAAGAAGAATATTATGTTAAGACTAAGGAGATTGTTGAGGATCTTGTGAATTCTGGAATGCTCAGATTTGGTTCTGGGTATTGTTTGAGTATGAGTGATGTTGTTCTCAAACTCCTTCATAAGGAAGGTATTAGTGCTGAGATGGTCGAATGTAATCTGATGGCAATGACTAAAAGTCCTCCAGGTCTTGTTCTTGTTGGATATAAGGGTTTTATGGAAAATACTATTGGAGTAAATCAAAAAATTGATAATCATGTGGTTTGCGTCACAAAAACTAAAATTCCAATTCTTATTGACTTGAGTGTTGGTCATATCGACCCTCAAGTTCCTTATATTTGCGAACCAATTTTAACAGAGCATTCGCATACTGACCTTGCTGAGTTTGACTTTGAAACTAGCACCTGGACTTATCAGACAAGAGAAGAGTCTGAACTTCCTAAACTTCATCAAAAGAGTATTCTTAACCGAATTAAAAATGATATTAGAATTGATAATGAAATTAAATTCATTAAATATTTTCTATTCGTTCTCTTTGCTGTAAGTTCTTTGAACTTTACTCGTGGCGCATATGAGTTCTTTTACACCTTCATTCATCCAGAAGCACACCCAACAAGAGATCTTCGACTTAAAAGTGAGTTAGACCAAAATGTAAAAAGGAACGAAGAAATTAAAAGGCATTTAGGGCAGAAATAGACACTTGAAGAACTGGCACAGGGCATCTCCACAGGTGCCCTTTTTGGTCTATAATGACTTCATACACAACAGACCAATGACCTACGACGAACTCTACGATCACATTGTCAACTACATTGCTCAACCACTGGATGATAAGCGTAAAGCGTGTCTAATTCTTGGTGCTGTTATGGAGTTTAACCTTGATTGTCTTGATGAAGGCGTAGACCCACGCACACTTGATATGACTGGTTTTGTAAATGAAAAACTTGATGAACTGAAATGAATAAGGACGCATACTACGACTGGATAGCAGAAAACGACACATATCCAGATCATTCCCATAAGTGGATAGTGGGACTTTATAACAAATATGAAGGTGTAGAGGGACTTCACCGATACTTTGGAACATTTGATACAAGAGAAGAAGCAAAGGTATTCGCAGCAGATTATAAGGACAAATACACAAAAACAGGATTTATTTCAAGTGTAAAAGTGTTTCCATTATGTGAGGTATTATGAAACTCTACAATCGTCCTATGAACTTCTTTGAGAAAATCCAAGTTGGTTGGTGGTGGATTGGGCAAATCTTTGAAGAATGGTGCTATACTATGAGAAGTGAAGACGGAGAGTTCTTTAACTATCTTCAAAGTGATTATGTCCGTTATGAACAGGAGATGTATTATCAGGACACTTTCTAAACTGGCACAAGACATCACCACAGACCCTGTGAGTGCCTTATAATACTCTCATACACAAACAACCAAATGACTTCCCAAACCATTCCTGCTTGTAAGAACTGTAAGCACTATTACGAAGAAGGCACTATTGGTGTTATTCCTTTTTGTAAGTTTCATACCTTTGAACGACCCGATTATATCAACGGTCGTATCAATAAGATTGATATGATTGCTTTTGATGCCCGAGAAAAAGAAAAGTATTGTGGTCGTGATGGTAAGGACTTTGAGCAGAAAGAGTTTGTAGAAGAGGAAGAAACCTTTTCCGTCAGGCAGTATCTCAAAGAAAAAGTTGTAAATTTTCTCCTTGTTCTGGGAGTTCTCAAAGTGGAGGCAAACTAATGACTAACCAAGAACGAGCAGAAGAACTCCTAAAAGTTATTTGTAAAAGTGAAGCACACAATACTGCTTGGATGCTTCAAGAGGTTCTTCAACATCTTCGTAAGCAACTATCAGGACAAAATCCTGTTGATTTTAAGGATGAACTAAATGTGATGTATGTTCTTGGTTATGATGATTGTTTGAAGGATATTGATGCTATTTGTGATGAATTGGAGTTGCTATGACTGAAAGAGCACAAAAAATCTGGGATACTTACATCAACGGATATTCAGAAGCACTAATGACCCCTGTGGAGAATTTTTCTACTTATTTGGATAATGATAGTAGAAAGATTATTGCTTCTGTTCTTCGTGAAACAATCAACCAACTCCAACAAAGCCCTGGTGTGATTATGTGTGCTGATGTGTTGGAATTGTGTGAGGAGATTGAGAAACTATGATTTTAGATGAAGAAGTCATCAAACTTGTAAAAGAACATTTTGAAGAAGATTGGGATGAGAATGATGGTTGGGAGTATTCTGGAAACTTTGATGCCTTTGTGAAGTTTGCCCAAGAAATCTTTCAAATGGGTTATAATGAAGGTAGTTATGATATGTCCTACTTTGAGTGATAAAGATGACTTACGAAGTTCAAACTTGGGATGACGCAGATAAAACTGTGTATTATGAAACCGTAAAGGATGCTAATGATTATGAGAATGCTCGTGATATAATTGTAGAGAAGTATCCAAATCGTAAAGTAATTGCTGTGATTAGAAAATGACTGAACCAACAGACACAGAAATCCTTGAATTTCTACTCAATCAATTTCAACCACACAATCTCAAAATGAATGGTGAAAGTGATTGGGTTTTTATGAATGGTGGTTCTCGTATGAACCATCTAAAAGGAAAAACCATAAGAGATGCTGTGATTACTGCTATGATGGCAAAATGACTGAACAACGCAAACTATGTAAAGATTGTCTCTACTATAAGAAAAGTTGGTTTGGTCATCTTTTTGGGGACAACTCATTTGATAGATGTTACAATCCAATCATAACTGGTGATTTGGTGACAGGAGACAAAAAAAGTGAAAGTTGTAAAATTGCCCGAGAATTTGAGATGCACTGTGGTAGAGATGGTAGGTATTTTGAGCAACTATGGGGGGATAAAAAATGACTGAACGAATAGGATATAAACTCAACCCAAACAAACTCAAAGGAGCACCTCAAAGTATTCTTCCTTATTTTGTTGGTGCTTTTTATTACACAGAAGATTTTGAGTATTTTGATGTAATCAAACCTTATCTTGAAATCCCAGATAAACCTAAAACTCTGGAAGAAATCTCACAAGAATTTGATGAGAAGATTGATGATTTGATTGAGAGAACGAAGAATAACTTTTATAAGTCAAAGTATATTGCTGAAACTTTGTATGATACAAAGTTCAATAGAATTATTGAGAACTTTGAATACGCAAAGGAACACGGACAATTTCCACCTAAACTTACATATTCTAACCTTATTGCGACTGGTAGTAATATTACTTCCAGTTTTGTAATCAAACAAGGAAATAACCACGAAGGATATTATACATTCGGTAATTGTAGGTCTTTCAGGTATTATATGCCGACTAAACCGAATGCTATTACTCGTTGGTTTATGAAAAATTGTCTTTCTTTTATTTGGGTGGATGAAAAATGACTAATCCACTAATTGAAAAATATAATGAACTCTACAATCCAAAACCACCAGAACCTCCAAAACCAGTAGAGAAACCAAAACTATCAAAACTTAAATCTTATGACCTTGATGACTTGAAAGCATCTTTTCAACAAGTAGCAGAAAAAATCAAAAATGGTGAGGCACAGGTGGTAAGTATGAATATGGAAATGGGACATAAGTATATCAATACTACTGGTGCTAGAATTACCTTTGAGGTTTCTTTGGATGACTATTGAAGAACTCCAAAAGTTCTTGGATGATAATAACATCACACTTGAAGAGTATATGAGAGCAAATATAATTACTGATGATGACAGTAAATATATTGATAAGATATGGATGGATGCGATTTATAAGAACTTGGGTGAGGACACTTGAAGAACTGGCACAAGGACACTCTACAGGTGCTCCTTTTGCCTTATAATACTCTCATACACACAGACACCTGAAATGACTTCTATTCTCCAACAATACACTCTTGAAGATTTCGTAAAATGTCGTAATCAAAAGGAGTGGGTTTGTGATGAATGTAGAAAATGTGGTGATAGGGATTGTTGTTCTGGAAATCACATTATGTTTAGAGTTCCTAAAACTGATGATTGTCTTTGTTCTATTTGTATGAGTGGATTGAAATGACTGCCTTCACTTACAAAGGATACGGCCGCATCTACACTAATCCAGAGAACATTCAAGAGGTAGAAAACATCATTCAAGAACTTGATGAGTTTGAGTGGGGTTATTATCCAGGAGGACTTGTAATATCTTGGGACAGGTATCCAAATGTAGAGTATGTTGGTAAGTTTGAACTGAATGAAGAAAAGTTCAAACAAATCTGTAAGGAACGAAACATTCCTGTTTTTGTCTTTAATGCTTATGATAATGACTATCCTCGTGGTTATGTAAAAACTTTGAATAGAGAAGAAATTAAACAACTTTCTTATGGAGAACTGAAATGACTATCAAACGCATTCAAGTCAAAGAAACTCAAAAGTATTATGGGGACTTTGACGGAACACTTGAGAGTATTATTACTTCACTTCAATCAGAATTAGATGCTGGTTGGGAGGGTATTGAGAGTGATTGGGAATGGGATTATGGTGGTGAAAAATATATCGAATATTATCTTTACAAGCATCGTGAAGAAACTGACAAAGAGTATGAGAAACGAGTAAAACAACTGGAGAAAGAAAAAGCAGAAAAAGCAAAAGCAAAGGAACGAAAACTTCAACAACTCAAGAAAGACCTTGCTAATCTAACTGAAGACGAACTCAAACAACTTGGAGTAAAATGACTGAAAGAGTTAAATTCAAAACTATCACACGAGTGATTGACCCAAAGACTGGTATTCATTACCTTGATGCGATTGATGAGGATGGTATTCATTGGATGTCGCAGATGGACCACAAAACAGAACCACATCTATGCTATACTAAGGTGTGGTATAAGGACCCTCAACAACCTTTAGATCTATGACTGACTTCCAACCAACTCCACAAACACCAGAGCAAGTAGATGAAGGTCTGCGTAATGCTTTTAGACAAGCAATCAAAGATGGTGTGATGGATGCTACTCCTTACTTTAAATCTATGACTTTCAACAACGATATTGAAAAAACAGAAGCAGAAATAAAAGTACTCCAAAAGAAACTTGAACTCCTCAAAGAGATTGAGACACATAAATCTCAACCAAAAATGGAGTTTAGTTTTGGTGGTAAGTTTGAGGTTGTCTCTTATAATGATGAGGTTTATTATCGTCTTGAATTTCCTGATGAATTTTATTGGTATAAAAAAAAGTATTCTGATGAGGGTTTGCTGATGGTTGCTATTGCTGATGGTGAAACTCATCGTCTTCTTGAAGGTGTTTGGTTTAATGATGTGAAGAAGGGGAAGTATGATGATGTAGTTGATGAACCTTATAGGAATGTGAGAGCATATTGGGATGAGAAAGATAATCCAAAACCTATGGATGAAGTTGTGAATAGGTTGGTGAAAAAATATCAAGCACAAAAACTTTTTAATAGATTGGTAGATGAACTTGGTTATGATTTTGATGCTTGTAATGATGTTGTAGATTTGGTGGAGAGTTGGTTGCCGCAGGAACAATCAGCAGCAGGAAGTCAAAATGTAAATACTGAATTGCTTGTGGATGGATTTAATCATTGTCTTGAAAAAATTAAAGGAATGCTACGATGACTGAAGATCAAATTCAAATGCTTCGTTTCTTAATTCAACAAGAAATTGAATATGCTGGTATTGATGGTATGGAACACGGTGCTTGGGGATGGGCAGAAAAACAAGCAGATGAAAATTGGAAGAAGTTTCAGGAGAGTTTTACAAAAATGACCGACACACAAAAACTTGAACTCCTGCTGAATGAAATCAAATCCACAGCAAAACGAAAAACCTGTTATGATAGTCTAGGAGCTACAGGTCATTATCACTATTCAGATGACCACGATGCTACATTTGATGATGGTGATAGGTATGGTAAGATTACATTTGCTCGGGAATTATTAGAGCGTATTGGTGAGAGTTATGAGTGAAGAATACGGTCACATTCCTGATGGATTTCTACTCAATCCAGAAGAAGTGGAAGAACTCCGAAACAAAAAACACGAACTTACTGAATACGCAAAGGAGAAACTACGCAAAATGAACGAAGAAGCAGCAAAACGTGAAGCAGCAAAACGTGAAGCAGCAAATGAACTCTATCAAGATGCTCTAAAAGAACTTGATAATCTTGCTGTGGGGGATGTAGATAGTGAAGATTTTATGAACGCTTATTTGGTGATTCAAACCGCACTCAAAGTTGCATTAGGTGAAGAAGATGTCTGACCTTACACTTGATGAAATGATTGAAGAAGCAGCACGAAGAGAGAGAAGTAATCGTATTCTTCAACGATATAATGACTTTTACAACCTTGAGTGTTCTGGACTTTCTCATGGCACACCTATTACCCCAGAGTTTCAACAGGCAATGACTTTAGAGTGTATGTTGGATGCTCTACGATGCGAGAACCTTAATCATGAGTTTGATATGGTTCCAACTGCTGATATTAATGATTTGATTGAACGACTTTATCAACAAGGTAAAGATTATCTCGAAAAAGTAAAACGATTTAAAGATAGTGCTGATGGAGTAGCATAATGGAACTCTCCAAACTGGTGAATGATGAGTTTGCCAAATCTTTTAACTGACACACTAAATTATCTAAACTAATGAAAAAAATTCTACATTCTGCTTTTATTCTTGGACTTCTGGGAACCTTTATTGTTCCTAATGCTGTCTTTGCTAGGGACGACGATGACCGTAATGGTTCTCAGCAACAAACTAATACTCAAACTAATACCCAGACGAACACTCAGAGCAATACTCAAAACACAAATGTAACCACTGGAAGTAACACCAATACCAATAGCAATAGCAGTAGTAGTAATAATACCAACACCGTAAATGCTACTGGGGGAAGTAATACCAATAATGTAAGCAACAACTCAAGTGCTTCTGGTGGCAATGTTTCGAATAATGTAAGTGGTGGTTCTGTTTCTAACTCAAACACCAACAACTATATTGGTTATCCTGATTGGATTAATGTTGCTCCTTCACAATCTAGTGTTTCTGTCGACTCCGTGACTTGTCAGGGACCAACCTTGACTGCGACTGCTTCTACACTCACCACAAATAGTTGGAGTAATCAGTATGGAGTTCAGGGTGCTCTTGGATTTTCTGTTCCTATTGGTGGTCAAACAGATTGTAATGCGGTTCAGTCTTCTATTCGTAAGCGGGCATCTGTTGAAAATAGTGTGAGAATTGCTCTTGCCTGTAAGCAACTTGAAGTGAGTGGTATTCAAATTGATACCGAAAAGTTTCCTGAACTTCAAGTTTGTTTGGCAAAATGACTAAAAAACTCTGTAAGGATTGTAAGTGGTATCGTAAATCTTGGATAGAACATATTGTTTTTAGAACCAATAGGTATGATATGTGTGCCTCTCCAAATACTACTGATGACCTTGTAACTGGTCGTAGGCAACGATTTTGTGATATGTTGAGGTCAAGTAGATGGGATGAACTTGATTACTCTTGTGGTCCTGATGGTAGGTTCTGGGAGGCAAAGAAATGAGTAGATTTACTGAAAATCCTGATGAGATTGTTCTTGAAGACATTCAAATGTTTCACCTCGAAAGTATGAATGAACGCACACTTTGGATTGGTGTTTATACTAAAGATGATAAAATCTACCACTTGAATATTTCTGCGGATGGTGATAAATTGAAATATTATTGGAGTGATGAGACCTGTGGTTAATGATAAATACTTAGAAAAGTATTTACTAAAATGGCCATCAATAACACCACCTACAGAGTTTTAGTAGAAAAACTAGGAGCATCAGATCCATCTCAATTTGTCGGTAATGAGGGGGAAGTTTTTTATGATCCAGACTCAGGATCTCCCACTTTAAAATTATCTGACGGATCTACTCCAGGTGGTGTGTCATTTGCTGGTGGTGGAGGTGGAGGATCACAAGGAACTACAGGAACCCAAGGAAGAGTAGGAACACAAGGGGCTGTAGGAACTCAAGGTCTTAGTGGAACTCAAGGTTTAGGTGGTATTCAGGGAAGCGTAGGCACACAAGGAACCGCAGGAACTCAGGGTCTTAATGGAACTCAAGGTTTAGAAGGACCACAGGGAACATCAGGATCTCAGGGACTTGATGGTGCTCAGGGTGCAACTGGATCTGGATCACAAGGAACTACAGGTGCTGACGGTGCTCAGGGAACCGCAGGAGCACAGGGTGTCGATGGTATTCAAGGATTTGATGGTGTCCAGGGTGTTGAAGGTTCTCAAGGAACTACAGGTGCTGATGGTGCTCAAGGTTTAGACGGTGTTCAAGGATTTGATGGTGCTCAGGGAACTACAGGATCTGGATCTCAAGGAACTACAGGTGCTGATGGTGCTCAAGGTTTAGATGGTATTCAAGGTGCAGAAGGTGCTCAGGGAACCACAGGATCTGGATCACAGGGAACTACAGGTGCTGATGGTGCTCAAGGTTTAGACGGTGTTCAAGGATTTGATGGTGTTCAAGGATTTGATGGTGCTCAGGGAACCGCAGGAGCACAGGGTGCTGATGGTGTTCAAGGTTTAGACGGTGTTCAAGGATTTGATGGTGCTCAGGGAACACAAGGTTTAGAAGGTCCTCAAGGAACTACAGGTGCTGATGGTGCCCAAGGTTTAGACGGTGTTCAAGGATTTGATGGTGGTCAAGGAACTACAGGTGCTCAAGGTCTAGATGGTATTCAAGGATTTGATGGTGCCCAAGGTCTTTCTGGTGTTCAAGGTGCTGATGGAACTCAAGGAATTGCAGGTTCTGATGGTAGTTTTGGTGGAGCTACTTTTGATTATACTTTTAGCACAGATATCACTAATACAGATCCTGGAACTGGAAATCTTAAGTTCAATAATTCTGATTTATCTCTAGCAAATACTCTTTATATTGATGATGAAAACGATGGTGCTATTGATATTCAATCTTTCTTAAGAACGATTGATGACTCTACTTCGACTATTAAAGGGCATTTCAGAATTTCAAATAAGGCAGATGCTTCTGATTTTGCCCTATTTACAATCTCTTCTACTTCAGAAGAAACTGGATATTTCCAAGTTTCATGTTCTTATGTTTCTGGAAGCTCAACATCATTCAGCAATGGTGAAGATATAATCATTACCTTTGCTCGCACTGGTGATAAGGGAGACACTGGATCTCAAGGACCTCAGGGTGCTCAAGGTTTAGATGGTATTCAAGGTGCAGAAGGTGCTCAGGGAACCACAGGATCTGGATCACAGGGAACTACAGGTGCTCAAGGTTTAGACGGTGTTCAAGGATTTGATGGTGCTCAGGGTGCAACTGGATCTGGATCACAAGGAACTATAGGATCTCAAGGTTTAGATGGTGCCCAAGGTTTAGATGGTGTTCAAGGATTTGATGGTGCCCAGGGAACTACAGGTGCTCAAGGTTTAGACGGTGTTCAAGGTTTAGACGGTGTTCAAGGATTTGATGGTGCTCAGGGAACACAAGGTTTAGAAGGTCCTCAAGGAACTACTGGTGCTCAAGGTTTAGACGGTGTTCAGGGATTTGATGGTGCTCAGGGTGCAACTGGATTTGGATCACAAGGTTTAGATGGTGTTCAAGGTGCTGATGGTATTCAAGGATTTGATGGTGCTCAGGGAACACAAGGTTTAGAAGGTCCTCAAGGAACTACTGGTGCTCAAGGTTTAGACGGTGTTCAGGGATTTGATGGTGCTCAGGGAACACAAGGTTTAGAAGGTCCTCAAGGAACTACTGGTGCTCAAGGTTTAGACGGTGTTCAGGGATTTGATGGTGCTCAGGGAATTCAAGGATTTGATGGCGTTCAAGGATTTGATGGCGCTCAAGGTTTAGATGGTATCCAAGGATTTGATGGTGCTCAGGGAACTGCTGGAGTTCAAGGTCTAGACGGTATCCAAGGATTTGATGGTGCCCAGGGAACTACAGGTGCTCAAGGTTTAGACGGTGTTCAAGGATTTGATGGTGCTCAAGGTATTCAAGGTTTAGAAGGTCCTCAGGGAGTTGCATATTGGGTTTCTGGAATAACTGGAATTAATACTACTTCATTTGTTGGTATTGGAACCACAAATCCAACATCAAATCTGACTGTTTCTGGTGATGCTCTTATTGTTGGAATTGCTACTGCTAATTCATTTAGAGCAAGAGGTGGTGCTCCAGGTGCTATTGGTGTTAATAATAATGGATATGCATTTTTTGAGTCTGGTGATAATGACACTGGAATGTATAGTTCTGCTGACGGGCAGTTGGAGTTTTATAGCAACAGCGATGAAATAGCAAGAATTGCATCAGGTGGAAATATTGGTATCGGAACCACAAATCCAACATCAAAACTTCACGTTGTTGGTGATGTAAGAGTTGGAATTAATACTTCTCAAGGTGTTATTTTAACATCTCCAAATGGAACAAAGTATCGTTTGATTGTTGATAATGCTGGTATCTTAAGCACAGTTATTGTTCCTTGAGGTTTTTGAGGGGATTGACTCCCCCGTAGTTACTGTTATGGTAAATAGGTAAATAAATGTTAAGAAATCAAAACATTCTTAACATTGTTCCTCTACCTAACCGAGACCTATGGGGAGGTTTTTTATTAAAATAAATACTCTTACGTTTAGGCAGTTGTTATAAGTGGGATTAGCACACTCTCCATCCATTGCAATGAATGGACTGGTCTTATGTTTGGATGCTGGAAACACAAAGTCTTATCCTGGTTCTGGAACCACTTGGACTGATTTGAGTGGTCGTGGCAATAACGGAACTCTTGTGAATGGTGTTGGGTATAATAGTGGTAATCTGGGGTCTTTGGCTTTTGATGGGACTGATGATTATGTTAATATACCTAATGCAACAAATTTAAACAATCTTGGTTCTCAAGATTTTACAGTTTCTATGTGGGTGTATAGAGCAACAAATCCCCCCGCAGGAAATGGTGAAATGTTATACCAATCATCAACACTTGATAATGGATTTGTAATCTGCGTTTCAGATAATGATTTTAGAATTGAATTAAGGGATAATGAATCGACAAATGGCACATTAGGTGGGGTTTCAGATGTATTTACTGCAAGTATATGGAATAATCTTGTATTTTCTAAGCAAGGAACTACATATACTGGATATTCTCAGGGCATAAGTAAAGGTTCATTTACTTCATATCAAAATGTTGGCACTTCTGTAGGATATGTTAATATAGGAGTGACTGATTGGTGGGGAGGTTCTTATTGGGAAGGAAGAATATCACAAGTCTCTGTATACAACAGAGCACTCACAGCATCGGAAATCCAACAAAACTTTAATGCATTAAGAGGGAGGTTTGGGGTATAATGGCAATATCTTACAATCCACGCACAGTTACTGATGGATTAGTTCTTTGTCTTGATGCTGGAAATCCAAAGTCTTATCCTGGTTCTGGAACCACTTGGAATAGTTTAGTTGGTAGTGGTATTGGAACTCTTACGAATGGACCTACTTATAGTAGTGCTAATGGTGGGAGTATTGTATTTGATGGTGCTGATGATCATGTCAATTGTGGATTATCATCGTTCCAACCAACAGCAATTACATTATGCGCTTGGGTTAAACATACTGTGAGCACCGATGGTGGTATTATTGTAAAAGGTGATGTAAATGAGGCAACAGAATGGGGAATGACATTTGGATATTCTAGTCCTCATTATCTGCTTGGGAGGGCAACAACATACTTTGATCAATTAGCATATCCTTGGACTGGTTCTTTATTGTCTGGATTTCATTATGTTTGTTATACGATGATTAACAATACAAGCGCAAGTTTATATGTAGACGGTGCTTCAGTTGCTTCTACTAATACAATTGGATCAATAGGACTTAATGCAAAAAACGTTTTGATTGGGAAATGGAATAACTATGGCCCTTTAAATGGAAACGTAGCGCAAGCATCCATATACAATAGAGCACTCACGGCAGCAGAAGTTCAGCAAAACTATAATGCTCTTAAGTCCCGTTACATCTAAATACTTCAAAAACTATTATGTACGAAGCAAGAGAGTTTGCAATTTTCTCTACGACTGAATTAGATCAAATTAATTTCTCTGAGGTTCTTGAGACTTCTGCAGAGACTGTAAGAAAATCCGTAGATGGCACAAAAACCTTTGTGAAGTGGGATGATGGTGGGTCAATTCCACCATCGATACAAGCACTCACAACAGTTGAGGGTCCTTATACTTACGCAGAGATTTTAGAGATTTTGAATGGACCAGAATGGTCTGCGCCAATAGTGGAAGGGTAATATGGGAGTTTATGCTGGACCTGATATAAGTGAAAGTGGTTTAGTATTAGCACTTGATGCTGGAAATCCAAAGTCTTATCCTGGTTCTGGGGCCACTTGGACTGATTTGAGTGGTCGTAGTAATAACGGAACTCTTACGAATGGACCGATTTATAGTAGTTCTAATGGTGGGTCTATAGTTTTTGATGGCGTTGATGATTATGCTACAGTTCCCGATGTTACTGGAGTTACTGATTTTTCGAATACCAATAATTATACGGTTGATTTTTGGGTGTATGTAAATTCCACTCAAAATGATACTAGAAATGCAGATAATAATATAGTAGAAAAATGGTCTCAAGTTGGATCATATCCATATACTTTTCGTTATATTAGAAGTTCTCAAACAATTAGAGCTGCCGCATATAATGGAACTAGTGATAATACAACATCTGTAGCAGTTTCTCCTAATAACTGGGTTCATATATGTGGAGTTTTTAATTGGTCAAGTTCTTTACTTACACTTTATATGAATGGTGGTAATGTTACATCATCAACCACATTAAATTTAACTGGAACAATAACAAATGATAGTCCTTTAAATTTAATGAGAAGAGGTAATGGTTTTAATTATGTAACGGGAAGATTGTCTAACTTAAAAATATACAACAGAGCACTCACGGCAGCAGAAGTCCGACAAAACTACAACGCCACCAAGTCAAGATACGGTTTTTGAACTATCTTTGAATTGCCCACCAGACCCTTCACAAGGGTCTTTTTTTGTGCTATGATGCTCTTATGAACTTGAATATGAAATGACCTGGAAAGAATACTGGCAGATGACAAAATGGGAATGGTTCATTGAAGGTTTTCGTCATATTGAATATATCATTGATTGTCGTATTACTATGGATCATTTTGGATATGATGACTTTTGGGAAGCACTCTCTTGGGGTTGGATGAGTGAATATATTACACCGTATGATGACCCATACAATCCTTATATTTCACCTGAACGCAAACTACGATTAGGAAGATGGTAATAAACAAGTGGATAATCTCCAATAGGTTTCTACGTTATACTCCATTCTGGTGGTGGTATAGGTTGATGTCTCACCAAGGATTTCGGTTTGATGACTATCACATATGGGAGTCATTCTGGAGTTGTCTGAATGGTGGATGGTTGGATATGAACTATCAATGGGAGTTTGAAAAGTTCTGGGGTAAAGGGTCTTATCCACCAGAAAAGATTGTATTACCTGCAAAAGACTTTGATGCACTTGTAGAAAGACTAAACCAACCACCAGATCCTGAAGTACAAAAAAGATTTCAAGAAATACTAAATCGTAAAGCACCTTGGGATAATAATGATGAATAAGTATGCTGTGGTTCTTTCAAGTCTTGTAGATGATGCTACTGTGAGTATTCAAATTTTAGTTGAAAGTGAAATGAGTGTAGAACAACTTACGACTTATTATAAGTGTAAGAGTTTCACCATCAGTGACGTAGAAGTAATTCAATTATAAAAATGACTATCGAAGTAAAAGAAAATGAAGACAAAACATTTACCATCTCCTGGGATGAGAATTCTCCTACGGAAAGTATTCTCAACACCTGGGCCGAAGAAGACTTTATTAGAGTCATTATGGAACACCTTGATAAGGTAGAAGATGACGGAAAAGTCTAAGATCTTTTATAATATCTGGTGCTGTGCCTATCAACGACGATGGTTATATAAAGGAACAGAAAGAGAACACAGAGAGCACACTACGGTTCGTATGTGCCTAGATATGAAGGATGCAAAATGGTATCAATTCGACACAGATAAACCACGTTATGATTAGCACACCAGTCAAAGGAACATATCCAAATAAAACCAAGATGAATTGGTGGGAATACTGGATTGGTCATTGTTGGATGACAGGATGGCAAAGTATTCGCGGAGCATTCCGTATCTGGGCAGATCTGATGGGATCAAACTATGCGGACTATGCGATACTTAAATCAGTCGAAGATCCAGAACAGGAATGTCTTGAATGGTTCTGGGGAACTCTTGGTGAAGATGAGGTTTATCCCAAAGAATTTCTTGAACACCTGATGCAGATGGTAGATGATATTGAGACTGGTAAAGAGAAACTCATTCCTCTGGATGAGGATTTCTTTGATAGATTAAAAGATCTGACTGATGGTGTGGACATAGATCTCAATGAGGAACTCGAAGAAGATTAAATAGTCATATCAACTTACTCAGATCTCTGATGTCATACGAAGAGTTCTTAGATTTACCAGTTGAATATGTAAGAGAACTTGCAAAGATCATTCATCATAAAAGAGAAAATCGTATACCATTTAGCGACGAAGAAAAGGAATTGGTAGATCATTTCATTCGATATACAAATGAACTAAAACTACAGGAAGATAAAGCAAGATTAGAATACTGTTATCAATTGAAATCTTATGAGAAGTGAGACCAGTTTTTGAAGTGTCACACTGGGTGGACGTGAGAGATAATTTTAGGATATAATATTGTCATACACAGAAAGATCAATGGCCGAAGTTCAAGCACACGGTAATTCTTTTGAAGATATGATTATCCGTGAAAGAACTGGTCTTTCAAAGGAAGAGTATGATAAATTAAAGGAAAACGGATATACTTCAACATATGATTTGTGCAATGGTCTGATAGTCGATTATGATGGTAGCATCAAGACCACTGGTAGTAAGGTGATCTGTTGCTCTGATATATTGAGAATGATGAGTCATCAAGAGTATCGGATCATCGTTGGTTGCTATGATCAGGTTGCCAATCAAAAGGTATTTCATACTCAATATGAATTTAACATTCGTCCTAAGGATTATCATACTCTCTGGGGTGATATGAAGTATGAAGATGTCAAGAACTATGTGAATAAGGTCAAGACTGTTCAGAAAGGAAAAGAAGGGCAGCAGCAGTATCAATTAGTAGCAGAGTCTTGGAAGTCTGAGGTTCAGTCCGATAAGTCAATGTTTATGATTAATCCTAAGGTCGATAGTAAAAATCAAAGAAGAGTCCAGTGTTCGATTAAACTTGACGATCTCATTCAAAGTGGAGTAGAATACACAAAGAAAGACCTTAATATTGTCATCACATCAAGTCGGAGAACATTCAATAAATGAGAGCATTCTGTCCCCCAAAGAACACTCCTGAAAAGGATATTGTAATGACTCCAGAGTGGTTGGCAAAGGAAATCATTCAACATTTCTCACCTTCTGGTATATTGTTAGATCCTTGCAGAGGCACAGGTGCATTCTATGATCAATTCGATGTAAAGACAAAAGACTGGTGTGAGTTAGCAGAAGGAAAGGATTTTCTGACTTACAATCAAAAGGTAGATTGGATCATTACAAATCCACCTTGGTCAAAGATGCAGCAATTTCTTCTTCACGGTATGAAGGTTTCTGATAATATTGTATATCTCACTACGATTAATCATTATACGACCAAGAAACGTATTCGGGATATGAGAGAGAATAACTTTGCAATCAAGGAGATCTATTGTGTGCCAACACCTCAAAAACCCTGGCCACAATTAGGATTTCAACTTGGTGCAATTCATACTCAAAGAAATTACAATGGTGGCATACAGATGACATATTCTCCCAACATGTGAGTCCAGTTTCCAAAGTGGCACAAGGCACCTCCCGTCCCCACCAGGATACCCTATAATACATTCATACAAGCAAAGGACACCAATGCTTCCTTCCTACAGCGCAATCTCCTTTCACTCTGAAGAGGAGCATCAGGCAGCACTCTATGATGCCTGCCTGTTGATTGTGAATACTTACAATCAGACTGATATGCTTGATGGTTATGGTGATCGTAATGTGACTGCATATGATTTTATGAAGTTTGCCCGCCACATTCTCAACGACATTGCTAACTGAAATGACTGTCATGTTCTCAAAAGAATTCATCAACGATTTCATTGATTATGTGATGTCGTTCTATGCTGCTGATGGCATTTATCCCATCACTGGAATCAATCGCACACTTATTCGCAAGGCAACTAATGATGTGATTCGAATTGCCAAACTCAAAGGACAAGAGTTCTGTGGTGATAGTGTAGATCGGGAACTTGTGCGCGATCTTCTGATTGATAAGTATAAACTTCGACTTCAATGACAGTCCCAAATCTGACTTCACAACATATTGATTTTAATGAATGGTTAAAAGAATGTCCTGTTGAATGGTTCAGAAGTATCCGTCCAACAGGTAAAAGTTCTGCGACCTATGAATTCTTCTTTGATCATGTAAATGATGAACTACTCAAATCTGTCTAAAATTCGACCCAAACTGCGAACATCAGGTAACATCACTGGTAACTTTGGCAAATCAAAAGTCAAATCAGGTTCTTCCTTGAATGATCTTGGTGGAAATGGTAACATTGGATCTACACAAGAAGAATATCTAAATCGACTTTATGATGCCTTTGATCACACTACCGACAATGGGCTTCGTCAATTTCTTTATCAGGAAATCAGAAAAATACACGTCCAACGCGGAACCTGGTGACACTTCCTCAACTGGCACAGGAACCCCCTCACCAGCACCAGGGTGCCCTATAATACATTCATACAAGCAAAGCACACCAATGCCCACTTCGATTGACGACACTGCTTACCAACTCACTGTGACCAAATCGCTCAAACTGCTCACCAATGGTTTCAAATCTGAGTTTGCCACTTTCGCATACTCCGACCAACGAATGACCGAACTTCTGATGGAACTTGCGACTGAATTTGTAGATGCCAACATTCCCATTATCGAAGAAGATACTCAGGTTGAAATGGCACTGATGCTAATGGAAACTCTAGATCTCATTGCCCGATGACTCATACCTATACTGATATTACTCATCTCACAAACTGCCCACAATGTAATACAAACTGGGTGGAGAAAGAAATTCCCGAACAGTATCGACACAATTACTCTGCACCTTATTTCTATTCAAGAGTGATAGGTGTTGAACTACGCAACCAAGATCGGATTGATCATTGGTTATGTCCTGATTGTAAGACTACTTTTCCTAGAGATCACTGATGAAACCAAATCTATCATTATCATCAGGTGAGATACTTGATATTATCTCTGCTCTAAACAAACAGGAGACAACTGCTGATTTTCATGAGGATTACTTCCTTGCTGCATATTATTCTCATCTAGCATCTCAATTCTCCCAACTCAACCAACATCTTCAGACCCGACCAGGAGAAAGGAGACAAGCAGATCTGATGCTTATTGATTGCCCAATTGATACATGATCTTACGCAAACCATAACGATTAATGTAATCTTCTAATGCACCATCAATCATAGTATTAGTAAAGGCATAAGAGTCAGGAACAGGAAGACCCTTATGATGTGATGCAATATGTGCCTGTTTTAATTTGTCAATAATAAAGTCATCAATTAACATATCTCTGACTTCAATAGTTTCTACTCTACCAGTATCAGCACGTCTTATTTTCTTTCTCTTATATTTCCATTCAAGGTTCTCAAGACGATTATCATTTAGATCCTTATTCATGTGACGTATCTGATTACTATAATCATCAGAAGGTAAGTATGCCATAGCAACAAGACGATGTATATAAAAGGATTTCATTTTACATTTAACGTCTGCTAGTCTGACTATTAAGTAACTATCCTTCTTCTTTGCCCAGGATGGTTTTAACTTACGGAACTTATTGAACTTAAAGGACCAGACATTACCCATTACATCAATAGCATAGTCAGGATAGTTCTCCATTCCCCTGATCGTATCTACCATCTTATATCTTACCTCTGGTGCCTCCATCTGTTCTATCTTATTAATGACTTACTTTATATAGGATTTAGGGTAGGCAGAAGTTTTCAACCTGTGGAAAACTTTTACGAGAATTATAACGAGATAATGTATTAAAAGGTTCAAGATGGACATTTAGATGTGTCTGTATATCTTTGTCGAGATAATATACGAGATTATATCTTATTATCTTTATCGAGATGGTGTTATCTTATACTATCGAGATACTATATCTTATTCGAGTTCTTATGGTTTCTTATTATCTTTAGAAACCTTAGTTCTTATAGTTCTTATACGAGATAAATGTGAGTTCTTATTATCTTATTATCTTTAGAAACCTTATTAAATACGAGTTCTTATAGCGATCTTAGCCCGCACTCTACCATAAGAACTCGAAAAAGTCAAGCGCCCCCGCAAAAAATTACATAAGGACGCGTAATTTTCCACCCCCAGGTTCATTCGAGATCCTTATATCACACTTCGAGATCTTATTCGAGATACACATAAGATCTCATTATCATATCGAGATACCTTATACGTTGACATTTCATCGAGATCGTGCTATATAATATCATATGTTCTCGAATGATATTCATGTGCTTTGTGCCAGTTCGAGATCCGCACACTCACACTTGACATTCATTCGAGATTCACATATACTGTACACATAGTTTCTCAGGAGTTCGAGTTCAAATGTCGAAATCTTATCTGGCAGGCACCAAGACCAAATATCGAATTACTTTGGAAGTGGAAGTTCTAGAAGATATGAATCCCCATCAAATTCAATGGGATAAGGTATTACAACTCGAACCCGCAGAGAGTGTTCGCGCATATGTTGAAGATCTCTCTACTCCAGATCGATGGTGAGAAACTATTAAATTCCCTAATCTCTTAACCCCTTATTATACGCCATTAATAAGGGGTTTTTCTTTATCTTATGCCACTTCAAAAATTGGACATAAGGTATATAAATAAAACATCTCAAGATCTTATAACTTAAGAGCAGCTCTTGAATTCTCCTACGGGAACAAGAATCAACCTGACAATAAGATATAAGAACTCAAGATCCTTATATTATAAAAGAGGGAGTTCAGTCCTGTCTCCGGCGCAATAAAATAGGAAATAATAAACTTAAGTGATCAATCGAATATTACGAGGAAGAATATAACTAACTCATTTCTTGAAAAGATGTCAAGAATATGAGGGTTTTTTGGCGTCTGGGTATAATAATGTGCCAGTTGAGGAAGTGGCACAAGA